AACATTTAATTTTGAAATAACAGAGTCTGGACCAAAAGATATATTTGTAGATATTAAAAATGATTTAGCTGTAGTATATGTTAATGCAAAAACAACTAGTTATAAAAAAATAGTTTATTTATTACCAAGTGTAGCTAATCCATCTATAGAACTTAATTCTAAAAATACTGATTCTTTTATTGTTAAAAGTATAGTGATTTTTAACAATCTTATAGATAACTCTAAAAAAGATAGAATAAAAGATAATGTTTTATATTTACCTAAAGTTGATAACTATACTAACAATTTACCATATTCAAATGTAGTAAATGATTTGAATGGAACTCCAATTCTTAAAACAGCTAATAAATCTTTAGTTATGACTAATGAAGGTGTTAAAGTAAACTCTAGTGAAGATTTTGTAACAAACGCAAATGTTGAAGATTCTGAGAAAGTTTTATCAATCAAAGGTGCAAAGAATTTGTCTCTGAACTTTAATAACTTATTAAATAGTTTTAACAACGATAAAGCTAATAAAATACATAGACATCCTTTTACTGATTTAGATAATGTACCTTATGCTACTTCTGAATCGCAAGGAGTTGTTTTCTTATCTAATGATATAACTGATTCTACTCCAACTAAAGCTGCAACTCCTTATTTTGTAAACCTAGTTAATAAAAATACAAATACTAGAATTTCAGATTTAATAAACACAACTATTAACGGAGCTTTAAAAAATATTGATAATATAAATAACGTATTAATACCTAAAATAAATGAAAATATAGGTGAAGTAAATCAAAATCTAATAAAAGGAATTAAAGATTTAAATGATACTATAGCTGCTCCAACTAGTTATCTTGATAAGAATATTGGCGGTATAGTTAAAGGTGATGTTACTATAAGAAATATAGATTTTGGTGAAAATACAATGAGATTCAAAAAAGATAGTAACGACCAAACATTCTTATTCTTTAATAGAGGATTTTTAAATCATGGACCTAGTGGACAAGGAATAGAAGTATTTAAGTTCGCGCCTACTAGTTATTCAAATCCAACATCTGGTGGAATAGAAATAGGATATGCAAATGGTTCTGCTTTTACTAGAACTAGTTATATTAGTTCTTCTGGATATGCTGTATTTACTGGTTCAAACATTACTGGAGACGTAGTTATAGGAAGAAACATTACTCTATACGGAGACTTAGTTGTTACATCAGACAAAAGACTTAAAAGCGATATTAAAAAAGTTCACGATGGATTATTGTTAATAACTAACTTAAATGGATATACTTTTAAGAAAATAGATACTGGAATGTATAGTGCTGGAGTAATAGCTCAAGAAGTTCAAAGAGTAATGCCTGAATTAATAATAGAAGAGGATAATAGACTTAAAGTAAACTATAATGGTTTACATGCTATAGAAATAGAAGCGATTAAAGAATTAAATGCTAAAATAGAGAGATTGGAAAATGAAATTATTGAATTAAAGAGAGGATAATATATGCAAATAAAAGTAGTAGAAAAATCTAATAAATATTTTGCTATTATTTCTTGTTCAAGTTCTAGTGTTCCAGACAAACTAGTAATAAAGAAGTCTTGGGACACTTCTTTTTCTAAAGAGATAATTCTAAATTATGATATATTCAACGAAGAATATAATATAATAGAAAAGAAATTAGATTTATTGAATTTTGAATTTGAACTAGATAAATTAGTTAATTATTATGACTATTATAAGTTAGAATTAATGTATCAAGATAAAGTATTTCCTCTTTATATTGACTATAATACTTTCTATAATATAAAACAAGAAGAACAATTATATTATTATGATTGTGAACAAAATATAGAAATAAATAATACAAATAATTATAAGTTTTATATTTTAGGAAACTACGGAGATAAACACTTAGTTAATATAGTTCAAAAAGTAGACAAAAGACTATTATTCAGAATACCAAACAAATCTAATTTAACTAGTGAATTATATTATATAATTATAGAAAATAATGGAGAAAAAATTGTTAAAGATACTTTTGGATTATATTTAGATAGTAATCCAATTAAATTCATAGTTGATTTAGAAGATTTTGGAACATATTATAAATGTTCTATTAATACTAAGCATAAATATGGAGTTATTAAAAAGTTAGATATAAAATATGAAGATAAAACTATAACTATGCAAAACAATTATGGAACTTATTTATTTATACCAAAGATTGATTTTTCTAAACCTATAGAATTAAGAATAAAAGCAACTATCTCAGAAAATTATATTGGAGCTGAAGATTTTGTTAAAGAGTTTTTAATAATTAAAAACCTTAAAACAAACAAACAAATAGAAATAAGTGATTTTACTAAAGAATATATATTTGATACTGATTCTTATAATTTAAACTGGAAAATAAATACTTTAGAAGATTTACAAACTAAAGTTGTTATTAATAATAAAGATATTTATTTAACTGGTTCTAGTTTAATATTAAATGATTTTAAACAATATAACAATAATTTAAGTAAAATAAAAGTAAGTATTTATGTAGGATTCAATAATAATTTTCATTTAATAAAAGAAGAATATATAGATAATCCTCATAGTTTATATAGAAGTAACAAATTCACTCCAGAAATAGACTATAGTGATTATATTAATACAAAGAAACAATATGGTATTTTAAGTTGGACAATTCCTAATTTCTCTTATTATAGTTTAATAAAAATAAAAGCTAAGTTTTATAACAATTTTCTTGATGAAAATATAAAACCTTGGTTAAGTAAACAACAATTAATATTAGAAAAAAACTGTAATGAATTTCAAAAACAATATCCTGATTTAGATAGAAATTATGATTATGATTTTGAAAACAATATAGTTACTTTAATTGGAACTCCAAATAATGGATTGACTACATACGATAGTAGTGCTGATTTTGTTTTTATAGGACAAACAAATAATATTAAAATACCAAAATGGTTTATAGACAACGAAGCTGAAATTACTGTTGAATTAAAGATAATAGATTATTGGAAAAAAGAATGTGGACATAAAAAAGTAAGTTTTAAAGTTCCTACTGTTTCTAATAAATTATTAGACGAAGATTTTAGAATAATAAGAAATCAATATTTACAGTTTGGAGAAAAAGGTACTATAGGTTATTTTAATAGTTTAAATAATATAGGTCCTTTAGAATGTGAAAGATTTTATTCAGAAACAAATAAAACTTTCTTAGAAGAACCATTGTTTGATTATTTAAATACAGATTTTAACAATAAATCTTTATACTTTTATTTAAGTAACAAAGGTACTAAAACTGTAAATTTAAAAATAAGAAGAAGTTCTAATCATAAAGCTATAAAAATAAAAATTACAAAGAATGGTAACTTAGTTCTTGAAGATAGAATAGAGCTTCAAGGTAATGAATTTACAGATAACATATATAGAATTAATAGAAATAAATTTAACGAAGAAGGAGAATATATTATGAGTTTAACTTCAGTTAATCCTTATAACTTAGATAGCGAAGAAAAAATAGTTAACTTCTTCGTTTATAATGAAAAACCTATAAAACCAATTTATAAAATACCTAATGAACAACATAGATTAGATGGTTCTAAATTAATAATAAATAAAAAACATTTTAGTATAGATATTATTAATAACGCAAGAAGTGAAAAATATGCTGGATGGAATTTTAGAGAAGTACATTTTTTCTTTAAAACAAATACAACAGAATCTAATTATAATACATATCCAGATTATGTAATACAAGCATCTAAGGAATATGGAACTATTAGAATGAACAACATAACTCCATTTGATGTTGGTGATTATAAATGTAAAATGGTTGCTTATGATTATTCAGGTAATGCTTCTGATAATACAGAATTTGAATTTAGTTTAATACCAGAAATGGTTATTAGACCAGAAAAAGACCTTACTAATAATATATATGAAACATTTAGATGGGATATTAGAAAATCAGAAGATAGTGATGGATATTTTTATGCTTTAGGATATAGTCCTGATGGAATACAAGAATATCAATTACAATCATTCGCTAAAGTAACTGATAGTTATTATCTTAATAATACTAATGACCAAGAATGGACTAGCATAAAATTAGAATGGCTAAAAGAAGGAAATAAAGTAAAATTAGGATATTATAAATTATTTGTAAATGAATGGAACTATAGAAATGAAAACGGTGTGCTTAAAGAAGATGGTTCTAGATTACTATTTGAAAGTACTCCCGTAATAGTTAATAAAATAGGAAATATTTCAAATGCTATTTATAGTAAACCTATAGATAAAAAAGTAGCTGTTTTTAATAATAGAAAATCAAATGAATATTCTTTCACTAATGATTTAAATAATTTAATATTTAATACAGTCCATGACGAGTCAATAATAGATGAAAACCCTACTGGTAAAATGGAAGCAGATATTAAAGGTAAATTATATAAATTAGAACTTATACCTCCTAGTAAGAATAAAACTTATAAATGTTTATTGCCTATACCTACACAAGTTGGTGCTTATACTTTTGATAAGATAGCTACTAAATGTAATATAACAGACCAAGAAGAAGGAGTATGGGAATTAAGATTTATAACAAGAGATGCTTTTGGTAATATAAATGAATCTGGTGGATATTATACTTATAAAATAATATTAGTTAAAAGAGAACCTAAAATAGTTAGTGTTACTCCAGTAACTAATAATGCTTCTGAATATTTCTCTATAAACTCAAACGATGTTAGTTTTAATATAGATACATTTAATTATAGTGATATAGTAGATATAAATAAAAACATAGATTATTTTAAAATAAATGATTTTAGAATAAGTTTCTTAAGTACTCCTACTAACTTACAAACTAAAATTAATAAAGTATTAGATAATAGAGGTAATTTAAAAGTAATAGATAATATTACTAATGATAATAAAACAAAGCATGATATAGATGGAAGATACTTAGTTAGTTTTGTTGCAATAGATGTTCTTGGAAGAGAAAGCTATCCAGTAGAAAAAACATTTTATGTAGATACAAAATTAGATTATGAAATTATTTTCTTAAATAATAATAAGTTCTTTAAAAACAATATAGAACTATATGCTTCTTGTAGTAATAATATTAAGAAAGTATATTATAAATTTATAGATGAACCATCTGAAGTTAAAAATAGATTAACTGATAATACAGATTATAAAACTTATGTAACAAATTCTATAACTTATAATTCTCAAGTATTATATGGTTTTAAAACAGATGTTTATACATATGATACTAACGGATATAAATATTTAGCTTATTGGATAGAAGAAGAAAGTTCTAATATAAGTGAGGTTCAATTTTATAAATTCTTAGTAGATAATAGTAGTAAACTTATTCCTTTGTTTGATTATAATAATAAAGTTTATTATAAGTTAGAAGAAGGATTAGCTACTATAACTTGGAATAGCACAAGTAATGAAGTTGAAACTTTTGAAGTTAAGTTAGATAAAGTTCAAAAGAATAATCTTGGAGAATATGAAGTAATAGAAAGCTATATGCCTATATCTAACACTAATAATTTTACTGGTGTTGGTCCAGGAAATAATGCTTTTGTTAATAATGACAAAAAGAAGTATATTAATATAGAATTCAATGATACGTCTGTAATTAGAAGTGGAGTTTTTAGAGTAACAGTTAAAGGACATACTATTTATAATACTATAGAAGAAAATTATTTTATTTTCCAAATAGATTCTAATAAAACTATAGATTTGTCTAATGAAATAGCTAATAATAAATTAACTCTTCAAAGTAACAAAATTTCTTGGAATTATTTATCTGACGCTAAGTCTTATCAAGTAAGTTATGATAATAAAAATTGGATTGATACTATCTTTAACTATTTTATAGCAGACGAAGATAAATTAATTAAAGATGAAAACGGAAGAACTTTTATTTATCTAAGATATATAAACAATATAGAAATAACACAAGATTCTTATAAAATAGAAGTTTTCAATAACATTAAGAAAATAAAAGCTCCTATTGTTACTACAGATAATGATGTTCTTATAAATAATAATAAAGTTACTTTTAAAATAACTATACCGGATGCTATAAACAGTAATTTTATTTATTATAGTTTTGATAAAATAAATTGGAATGTAAAACCTGTAACTGGTACTGTTGAATATATTGATTTAGATAAAACTGCTCCTATACCAGATGACACTTATGATATATTTGTTATGTTAACAGATTCTAATCCTATTAATAATAATGATTATATAAAAAGTGAATTGGTTCATAAAAGCGTAAAACTATTTGCTTCTGAAATAGAAAAACCTGTTTTTAGAAATTTACAAAATGGAAGTTTAGTTTCTTATCCTAAAAACTTATATATAGAAAATAAACATAAAGATGTTGATTATTATATATATGTAAATGGATATAAAGTAAATGAAGGTTACGAATTAATTTCTCAAAATACTAGAGAATTTAATATAGAAGTTAAAGCTAAAAAAATAGGTAGAGAAGAACTTATAGAATTAATTAAAATAGGAGATTATAAAGTTAATGTTTCTACTGGAGAAAATTATATTATAAATATAGCTAATGAAAAGATAATTTGTAATATAAACAGTACAGATAATACTTTAGAAGTTATAGATTTAAATAATTTATCTAATAATCAAGTTGTAATGTATAAGTATAAAAACGAAGAAAACTGGAAGATTTTGACAGTTTCTACTAAACTTAATCTTGATGATGAATATAAATTTAAAATAATAAATTTCAAAGTTGATAATATTTATTAAGGCGTTTGAAATACAACGCCTTTTTTTTGAAAGGTGTTTAAATGAGTAATATAAAAAAATATATGCAACTAAAAACTCAAGAAGAAAAAAATAATATAGAAAGACAATTGCTCAGTAAAACTCTTTCTATAGAAAACTTTACTCTTGAAAATTTGATAGATTTAATAGGTGTAGCTAAAACAAATTTAAATAATGAAATTAAAGATTTTGTTAATTTAAAAAATGAAGATTATAATAATAACTTATATGTTAATGTTATAAAAGCTAAGAATCAAAAAATAGATAAATTAATTTTAGACTATAACGAAGGTTTATTTAATAATAAAATAGAATTCAAAGATAATAAAATAATCTTTGATAACATAAAACAAATAAATAATATAAAATTAGAAATAGATAATTTTAATTATGATGTGCCTATTGATTTTGTTATTAAGATAAACTGTTATGATGGAGAAAGTTTAAAACTTAATATCATTCCTTTTAATTACGATGGATTATTTAGTGAATATTTTGATATATCTAAAAATAATAGTTCCAGTTATGAAATAAATAATAAAAATAATATATATTTCTATACGTGCAGCTATAATAACCAGTTATTTAAACTAGGTAATGAAGTTTATCTTAAAGAAGAAATTGATTATAGTTTTGAAAATAATAAACTTTATTTTAATAATGATATTATTTATAAAGAACTATTAGTAAAATATATACCATCTTATAAAAACTATGAGTTTAATATAAATAAAAAAGTAAAATCAATAGAATTAATTCCATTAAACGATAAGAAAAATATAAATATAAACTTTAATAAAAGGCTGGTGATTTCTTAATGTATAAGAATGATATTTTAAATTTAATAAAAACAATAAATTCTAAACAAGAAGAAATTACTTTAGCTAAAACAAAATTTAATAATTTACTATTAGAAAAAGAAAGTAAAAAAACTAGAAACTATAATAGATTTAAAGAAAGGTTTGAAACAATAGATAATGAAGAAAAAAGATTAAAAAAGCTTTTTGATAATAAGTTCTTTAAATTTATAAAACTATATGATTTCTTAGATGAACAAGAGATATATGAAAGTAAAAACTTTGAAGTTAATACAGAAATAGGTTGTCTAAATATGAATCCTAAAACAATAATTACTGTTAATTATTCTGATAAAGTTTATTCTGTAGATAAAAGAAACATTAGTTATAAGTTTAATAATAAACAAATAATTAATGCCATGGAATATTCATTTTATTCTCTTGAAACAAATTTACCTTTAATTCCATCTAGAATAATATTAAAATATGATAATCATATAGATAATTTTAGTGAAAGTTATTTTAGATATTTTAACAATAATAATACAAATAACTTTATTTCTAGTTTTATATTTGAACCTAAGATAATAAAAGAAGTTATATTTTATTTTGATGAAAACGTTAATTTCAATAACTCTTATGCTAAGTTTAAATCAATACAATATAAAAATGATAATGAATTAAAATTATTTGTAGAAAATACTCATAATTTATCTTCATTTAATATATACAAAAAATCAAATGAGTTGTTTAGAAAATTTAATTTTAGTTTTAGTGAAGATAATGAAAAATTTAAAGATATAAGTTTCAACAATAACGAAGGTATAATAAGTCTTGAAAATAAAGATAATTTTGTTTTAAAAATAACTGTGCCTGAAGAAAAAATAAAGCAACAAGATAAAATAGAAATTAAAACAGCTACTATAGATTTTAAATCATTAGAAATAAGTCCTGGAGTTTATAATATTCCTACTGATGATATTTCAATAGAATCTATTAAAATAACATTTCCAATAAGCTCTTCTGCTAAATTAAAAGAAAAATTTACCGAGCTTAGTTTAAATGAAAATGATTTTTTCTCCGCCGGCGCATTTTTAACACTAAATAAAAATTATATTAAAACTATAACTGAAATATCAAAAGATGAATTAGAAAGTTTAAAACTTTATGATGATGAAAGTATATTAAAGACAAATGCTAAAGCTTTTGATTTTTACTTTGATAAAGAAAATAAAACAATACACACTAGTAGTTTTTTAAATAAATATAATTTTTATTTAACTTATCAATATAACGAAAAACAAGAAAGTATAAGCGAAGATTATTATACTCCTATGTTATTTGATTTTTCTATAAAGGGGTGATTTAAATAAGTACATATGAAGATTTTATAAAGCAATTCGATGGAATAAAACTTTATGAAAATGAAGGTATTAATAATGAAGAATTGTTTGGTTTAAAAGACTATCTAAAAGAAGATTATTTTAAAAATTCTCTTAAGATAGATAAACAAATCTTTGAAGAAATAAGAGAAGAACTTAAAAAAACTTTATTTAAATACAATTATATTCTAGATAGTTATAATAGGTATAATGAAAATCTAGAAGAAGAAATAGATATGTTAGAAAAAGAATATCTAGAATTAAACAAAGTAAGTTCTCTTGGAAACCAATTCTTCTTAATGAATAGTTTAAAAGAGTTTTATAACAACATAATTACTCATCAAATAGTGTATAATCAAAACTTAACTATTCTAGATAATAGCGTAATTAAAAACGAAAGTTCTTTAACTGAAATACCTTTTAATATAAGAGAAGAAAATGGAAGTTTGTTTGTTTATTTCAACGATGGTTCTCATAATATTCAGAATATATTTTTAGAATTTTTTAATGATTTTCCTATAAGTATATTTGGAATAAGAGAAAATGATACTTTAGTAAATATAGTTTCTAATGTTGATAATAAACAGAAGTTATATATAAACACTTTAAAAGAATCTTTTAAAGGAATTTTCATAACTGGTTTTAATAAAATAAGTGGTTTTTTAAAGGATTGCAAAATATATGATTATAAAAAAAATCAAACAAGAAAAACTGGTGTTTTAATATATAGATTTTCTACAAAAGAAAAAATTAAAAAAATATTTTATTTTAGTAATAGTTCTACTGAATTGTATTTACTAAATAAAGAAGAATATCAAGAATTCTTAAAAATAGTAAATAAAGATATATTACAATGGAATAAAATATTAAATATAAAAAACAAAATAAGTAAAAATAAAGAATATGATAACAAACAAGGAGAATATTTCTTAGTTGAAGTTTTTGGAAAAGATGTTAATTATTCTGACAAGATTAATATATTTGGAAGTGATAAATAATGAAAATAAATTTTGATGAATTAAAAAAACAAAATTTAGATAATGAAACTTTAATAAATATTCTTGAAGCTATTTATTATGAGATAATTAATAATAACTTAACTAAAGTAAAACTTAATGAACTAGGTACTGTAGAAGCTATTAGTGTAGATGAATTTACTTTAGAATTAACTAGTAATCCTGTTAGTATAAACGACATTCTTATAATAAGTAGAAAAGAACAATTTGTAATTACTCCCGATAGTATTTATGAATTAAAAAATAAGCAATTATTTATTAAAGATAATAGATTAAAAAATAAAGATGAAGTATTTGTAACTTATAAATATTAGAAAGGATATATAATGGAAGAAATTAAAAAACAAATAATAGAAGATATAAAAAATTTCTTTGTATCTCAATATGAAATATTTTCAGAGAAATGTATATCTGAAACTAATAATAAAATAAATAGTTTAGAAACAATAATTCAATCTAAATTAAAAAGCGAAACTAAAGAAAAATCATCTAAATTAATTAAAGAAATTCTTGATGAAAAATTACAAGAATATATAGGTAATGTAAATACATATAAACAAGAAACTTTAGATTCTTTAACTGAAAAAGTAACTACTATTAAAGATGGTTTACAAAATTATTTAGATGATAATAAAGGTTCTTTAGAATTAAAATTACAAGCTAGTTTAGACCAAATAAATAAAATAGAATCTTCTATTACTGATGAATTAAATAATTTATTAGAGTTTGCTATTAATAGTATTAACAGTGCTGAAAAAACTAGTTTATATAATTTAAATAAGTTTAAACAAAATCTTGAAAATGAATTTATAGAAACTAAAAATAAAACTCTTCTTGATTTAAGAAAAGAGTCTGAAAAAGTAGTTAATCAAATCAATGAAGAAAAAGGTAATGCAATTAAAGACTTTAGACTTTTCTTAGAAACTAGTAAAGAACAATTAACTGATACAAGTAATGAAATTATAAATGAATTTAAAGCTTTTATAGAAAAAACAAAAGTTGGTATCAGTGAATATGAAAAAACAATGGAAACTAAACTAGAAGAAAAGAAAAATCTATTATTAAACTCTCTAGAATTTGATAAGAAAGCATTGTTTGATGAAATCAAAAAGAGAAAAGATAATATAGTTGCTGAAATTCAACAAAAAAGAGAAGACGAAGTTGTTAAACTTAATAATAAAATAAGTCATGTTTTTACAGAAATAACAAACTTAATTACTGGATATGAAATAGAATTTGAAACTTTTAAAGCAAACAAAATAAATGAATATAAACAATATTGTGAAATAGTATTTACAGAATACAAAAAAGCTATGAGAAAAATCAAAGATAAAATATATGCTGAATTTAATGCTGATTTTTCTGATAAAAAAGCTAATTTACAAAATCAATTTTCTAGTCATATAACAGATATGTTAAATAGTTTTACTAATCATATAGATGGATTAGAACAAAAGAAACAAGCTATATTAACATATATAGGTAATACAGAAAATGATGGTTTATGGAAACAAATAAAAGACGATATTAACGCTCATAATGCTTCTAAGTTAGGCGAAATAACTAATCTTACTCAAGATAAAAAGAATGAAATAGAAGCTTTAACTGTTAGTAAAAAAGGCGAAATAGAAGCATTAAGAGAAGATGTTAAAGCTAATATAGGTTTAACAGATGAAGCAACATATAAAGGAAATAATAGCGTTAGAAAAGATGCTATTGATAGTATTAATAGTACAAAAAATAGTGTACTTAATACTATAGAAGCTAAAAGAAATGATTCTGTACAAAGCGTAGAAAACAAGAAAAATGAAATAGTTGCTGGAATACTTACACAAGCTAGTACAGAAGTAAATAACTATATTAGAACAATAGCTCCCCAAACACATTATACAGTAGTTCAAGCTGGTGCTACTAAAGTTAAACTTCCAGATACTTGGATGTCTAGAGGTGAAATGACTGTTTATCTTGATGGTAGAGCACTTGCTAAAAACGTACATTATTCTTATAACTTCGATACTAAAGAAATTAGTTTTATAATAAATATAGATTATAAAATGGAAGTATATGTAATAGAACAATTACCTGTTTTAGAATCTGAAAAATTACAAGTAATTCACGATGGACCTCCTGGACCACAAGGACCTAAAGGATTAGACGGAGCTCCTGGGCCTAGAGGTGAAAAAGGACATAATGGAGTAATAGTATCAGAAACAGAACCAGATAAAACAAACTATGATGTTTGGATTAAACCAGATGAAATAGATATAGGCATAGAAGCATATATACAAAATAAAATAACTGATGTAATTAGAGAAAATAATAAAATATTACATGGTGCTGGTAAACCTAAAGGTGTAGTTCAAGCTGATGTTAACACTATTTATATAGATAGAACAAAAGCTAATGGAGCTTTCATGTGGTTAAAAACAGGAAGTACAAATAACGATTGGAAAGTTCTAAAAGGTGATACTGGTACAATAGAATTTAACTCAAAAATATTAAATGGTAAAGTAAGACTTAGAAGAGTAGATAATTGGGTTATTGTAAACTTTGGTGGACTTCAATGGGATTTATTTGGTTTAAAACCAAAAGCAGATATTAATGTTGGTAATGTTAGAAAAAGCACTTATATTACTACTACTGCTTTACAATTAAAACTAACAAATGTTACTAACCATAGTGCTTTTACTATTCCTTATGGACTTAGAAGTACATATCCTATATATTCTCCTTTCTTTCATGATTCTGGTGTATTATTAGGTAGTATACTTATTGCACCTAATTCAGATGGTAACCAAATAAGATTTAATATAGTAGGTACAGAGTATGCAGATAATGGATATACAGATTTAAGATGTTCAAATATTATTTATTATACCGAAGATGAGTATCCAGATAATTTACCAGATTTAATTAGGAGGTTAACTCAATAATGGCTAAGAATTATATATTAAACGTAAAAGACACTAATGGAAATTGGGTTCCACTACAAACTTTAGTTGGGCCTAAAGGTGAAACTCCTAGTGATGAAAAATTAAAACAATTAATGCAACAATATTGGGATGAACATTTAGTTTATTTAACTATAGATGAATACAATAGATTAACTACTAAAGACCCAAGTAAGTTTTATTGCATAGTAAGTAGGTAATATATGATTAATTTAAAAAAAGATAAAAAAATATTAGGATGTTTTTTCAATGGAGAAAGAGTTGTTGATATACTTAATCATAAAGGTGAAAGTATGTTAGATTTTTCTGGAACTTTAAATTATTTTTCCAATTTAAGTTATATTACCAATAGAGAAGAAAAAAGTACTCTTAATGAAAATTATAATAAAATAGGTTTCTCTGATGACTCATACTTATTTAGTAATAATTTTGATTTAAAATCAAAATATCCTCTTGATTTAGAATATATGATTGAACAAGATAATCTTGGTTTATTTGATAGAACATCATCTAAGTTTGATATTAAATTATATATTTTGTTATTTCAAAGATATTTTGTAAATAGTCATACATATAATTCTTTGTTTGGAAATGGTTATGACGAAGTTAATCAAAGATGGTTTCAAAATGAACCAACAGAAGAAAAAATTAAAACTTTATTTAAAATAAATTTTGAATTTGATTTTGAAAAAGTTAAAACAATAACAACAAATTTTTTTAAAAAATCATTTTATCCAATAAGAACAATTGTTTTTCTAAAAAGCGTACATACTAACATAACAGAAAATATAAAAATAAAAGAATTAGTATACGATGTTTTTAAAAATCCTGATTTTTATATTGAAAAATACGAATCTGTAAAAGAAGATAACTCCGAGGAATTAAATTTTAATATATTGGATTATACAACTATTAAACCTATATATTATAGAAATATAGAACAAGATGTTTTTATAATAAAAGCAGATAGATTTCATTCTTCTTATAATAATCTAGAAATACACATAGCTAATAAGACTTCTTCAGAAGTTATTTTAGAAGTTTGCTGTATAACGATTAATAGTGAATACAAAGAAGAATTTAATGTACCAGCAAATTCTAACGATTACGTTATAAATATTAATTTTTCAGCTCGTAAAGATTTATATTTCATAAGAAGAAAAGATGGTAAATTACTTAATAATAAATATCATACAAATGGGTGGGTTAAATTATTTTGAATACTTATATATTAGATAAAAATAAACTCAAAGAAAATAAAATATTTTATTTAAATGTAAAATATAATACTGAGTTAACTAACGAAGATATTAAAACAGATTATCCTAATGGTGTAGTATATATTAGTAATATGCCTATTATATTTGAATGGTATTATGATGAACGTAGAAATATAATAGTAGAAAAAACTAAATTTATTAAATATAAATTAGGAGAATATCAATTAAAAGATGGTGAATATATAGAAGCTGGTCAAGAAGAAATTACTGTAGTTCCTAAACCAGATTTTATAAAACCATATAAATGGATAGCCTCTAGAAAAGAATGGGTCATTGACGAAGAGGAAGTTGAAAGAAGAAAAACTCTTCAAACACAAGAAGCTATTAGAAATTACTTTCCTATTATTAATAAAATAAAAGAAGAAGTCTTAGCCGATGGTTTTGATTATAAAGGTCATAAACAAAAATGCCGTGAAAAAGACTTAATATTCATGGCTAACGCAATACTTGGATTACAAGGATATAAAAGAATATATGGGAAAGATTTAAAAACTATTTGGATGTTTGATGATGTTGATGGAATAGAAGCTTCAGAAAGAGATTTAATAGAATTACATTTAGCTGGTACAGTATTTGTTGAAAAAGTATACATGGCTGAAAAAATATTTAAAGTAACAGAACCATTTTTAATAACAAAAGCTGATTTTGTAGCTAAAGTAAATGAACAAGGTTTAATTGAAAATGCAGCTAGACAAATTCAAAGCATACAAATGCAAAATCTTGTTAATAAAAGAAAAAAGGATATGGTGTAATGTATGATTCAGAGAAATGTCCAAGAATTAAATAGTTTTATCAGAATAGATAAACTTTCTGATTTAACTAATAAAAATTTCAACCTTGAAGTAGGAAACGATATCTTTGTTATGGAAAATTTAACTTTCTATAAAATAAAAGCTGTCGGAACAGAACCTATAGGTGAAGGTGAAATAGCTTTAAATAGTGAATTAAAAATAAAAAAAATAATCACTGTTGGAGATAGTAGTGATTTAAAAACAAAATTAGATGCACTTTCTTCTGAAATAGAAACAAAGTTATCCAGAAAAGAAAACGTCATTGATAAAAAAAGTGGATTTAACTTAGAAAAAACAAACGACTTTCTTAATGACGAAAACAAAGTTTTAACAAGTAAAGCTGGTTCAATTCTTAAAACTAGAATAGATGATGTAAATGATAGACTTAATAGTATTAATTTAACTTGGGATAGAATTCAAAATAAACCATTAGTAACAAGTATTACTTCTGAAAATAATAATAATATACCTTCTGAAGGAGCTATTATAAGATATGTAAACGGTAGAGTAGATAGTGTAAATACAACTATTAATTCTAAAATAGGAGAAGTAAATACAAAAATAACTGCTCTTGAAGGAAGACCTTTTACTTATGATGCATTATTAAATAAACCAGTAATTAGTGATGCTATTAATTCTAATATTAGTAATCAAATAGCTTCTAGTAAAGCAATATTAGATGCAAGTAATGCTATTAAAGAACATGTAGCTGGTAATTTTATTAGTAATAAAATAACTGATACTAGCGTTACTACAGAAAATAAAATACAGTTTTCTAAAGCTCATTATTTGTATATACATCCTTATGACGGACATTTAATTGAAGTTTACAAAGATTCTGAATTTTCTAGAAGTACAGCTAATTATTTTAGTTTCGGAGAAAGAATGTTGTTTTCAGACGATTTTGATAAAATAAGTTCAGTTTGTTTAAAAATAAATAGTTTTAATTTAAATGGTATTCAAGTTGACAATTCATTACTTTTTAACAATGGAGAAATATTTTATAAGAGTTCTCCTATTTTACCAAAATGGACAAAAATAGCTATGGAAAAAACATCTCCTGAATTTAAAGAATTATTTGTTAATAAAACAGATAGCTATAATTTTGATTTCGGAGTAACAAAAGAAAAAATAACTGCAAACAAGCCACTTTATGCTAAAAAATTATTAACTGGAACAGAATATTACTTTTTAGAACATATACCTACAGACGTAACTTTAGCTTCAGATAAAGCTGTTATAAAAAATTTAATTGTTTCAGAAAGTGTTGCTGTAAATGGCAGTATTTCTTCTTATACATTAAATACTTCTGGTAAAATAACAGCTGGAGAAATAGAATGCCGTGGTAACGTAAAAGCATACTATGCTAGTGATATAAGATTAAAAAGTAATATTAAAAAAATAGATGGTGCGTTAGATAAAATAGATAAAATTTCTGGATATACTTTTGATATGGATGGAAAAAGGGAAGCTGGGATAATTGCACAGGAAATTAAAGAAGTTTTGCCTGAAGTTGTTGGAGAATTTGAAAAAGATGGTGAAGTGTATTTGAACGTGGATTATCCTAAAATAATAGCTCTTTTAATTGAAGCTATAAAGGAATTAAAAAATGGACGTTAGAGTAGATAATTTTTTAGATTTTTGTAAGATATTCTATCCTAGTAGATATAGACTAGAAATGAAAAAACCAGGATTTGATTTTTCTTTACTAGAAGCAGAAGTAAGAGAGAATGGTGGAATAGATGTAAATAATATTTTCTTTAATGGTTTTTGTGTAGAAGAAACTGATAAATTAGATTTTGATAATTTTGATATAGAAAAACAATTAGCTAAATTAGATAATGATTTAGATAAAGCTAAATATTTAATTAATTGTTTTGATTTTATATTTAGAATGCCGTTATTGCCTTTTCTTCCTGAAAAAGATTTAAGTGTTGAGCCTTATTATAAACAAAATGAAATAGTAAAACATCTTTTAAAGACTAAAATATTTGGTATAAATATATTCGAAAAAGCTCATTTTGTTACGGAAAAAATTTCATCAGATAAAGATTTAAATAATACTTTATTTAATTATTGTAGAGATATAGGTTTAGAGTATATCTTTAATACTTCATTCACCATATTAGAAGAAATATATAGTTATTATAAAATTAAAAATAATTTATCACCAAATACTATTTATAATTTTTTAAGCGAAACTTGGTTTTATTATCAAATTAATGGAAATTTTACTTCTAAAATTATAAATTATACTTATATTAATAATGAACCTACAAACACAAAAGCAATATTTAATAGTTATGAAAAAAATAAAAATTATATGTTTTTTAAAGAAAAGTCTATGTTTGAAAATAATTTTGAACTTTTTAAAAAAAACAAATTATTTTTAAATCAAGATTTATTAATTAATAATAGTTATACCTATATTACTGGTCATGCAGATGAAGAGTTTTTTGTTGAATTTAGTTTTAAATATTCTGATAATTTAAAGTTTTCTGTTAAATTAAAAGCTAAAATGGGCTTTGAATTGAATTATGTTTATCTTCCATTACCACTAACAGAAAATATAAATACTAAATTAGATTTAAAGAATTATAGAAAAAAAGTATCAAAAGATAATGGTTTCAACGGTCCGTTAAAAGATATTACACGTAGAGTTAATAAAAATGGTGGTCAATCTATTTCTGATGTCGACCAAGCTCCTTTAAGTTTTTATATTTTTAGAGATTTTTGTTATTTAAAAATAATACCAAAAAACCCAGAGCAGGATTCAGATGTTGTTTATTCTATTAACTTTTTTTCAAAAAACGTTTATGGATTAATAGAAAAAAAAGATTTCATTAATACAGATACTACTTATTTTACAGAAAGATTTATAAATAAAGCAAAAAGATATCTTATGAGAAATAGAAATGATAAATTATTTGAATCTGTACCTAATGAAATGTTGGAAAAAGTAGTCGAAGAAGATGTCTTTAGTAAACCAACTTAATAATAAAAAAGAATACGAAATATTTTTTACTCGTATTCTTTTTTAGTTATTTCTATTTTTAAATTATATATATTAAAATCTTTACTCATCTGTCTAAGTCTTACTTTTAAAAGTATTTTTTTATTTGCATCTTCATCAAAGAATCCTAATTTATATTGTACTTTATATTTTTTTGAATATACTTCAGAAAAACCTGTTGAAATCAGTTTTGTGTTTTTTCTAATACTTCCATTTAATCTAATTTGAAACAAAGGTAAAAAGTTAAGTCCTTTATTTGGAACTATTAATCTAAGTAGTTTTGTTTTTTTAGGATATGTTTTTAAAATATTCAATTAATCCTCCTTATTTATTAATATTTTTTTATCGTAAATTTATAATCTACTATATTTATACTTTTGTTTCTTAATTCTTTTATATGTATATCAAATTCATTTACTTTTTTATTTTCATCTTTTGTAAATATTATTTTTTTATAATTTTTATAATTAGTAGATAAAACTGAAGAATCATATACTTTTAATTTATTATGTCTGATAAATGAAAAAGAAGAAAAAGTACCTAATCTTGTTAAAAAACCTATTTGATTTTTTGTTACTATTATTCTTAATTTCATTATATATACTCCTCTTCTATTTCTAATACTTTTAAATTTGTAATTTTATACATTCTATTTGTTAATTCAATAGTAACTGTTCTTAAAATATTTTCTGAGTCCGCTGTAAACATAACTGTTTCGACATTTTTATGTTCACTCCATGAAATACCAGTAATTTTTTCTCTTAAAAATAAATTATGTTGTATCGTCTCCTCAATACCATATAAATCATTTTTTAAAAATATAAATTTCATATTACCAACTCCATAAATCTCTTTTTTCTTTAATTGATATTATTTCTAATATATTATTTGTTGTTTTTTTATATTTAAAAACTATGTATTTTTCATTGTTTTTAGCATTATAAAACAAATAATCAAAAGCTCCACATAATATTTTTGTAAAAACATCTTCTTTTTCATTATAATTTTCAAGCTCACTTATAAAATATGCTATGTTATATCTTTTCTTTATAAGTCTATTTATTAAAGTTTGTTTTCCTTCTGATAATATAAAAAACATATTTTTCTCCTTTAAAAAAATGCGCCGGCGGAGAAAAAACAAAAAAACAGAGAAATTAATCTCTGTTTAAATATCTGTTTTTTCTGGTCTAAACACTCTTAGTTTATTATTTATTCCGTTGTTATACATTTCAAATTTATATACTATATTATTATCTGCTAAAACATAAACATTACCACTTTCTATTTCTACTTCTTTGAAATATTGTTTAAATTTTTCTATTATTTCTTCTTTAGTATCATAATCGCCAGAACATTTCTTTAATTTTAAATCTATATTCTGGTCCATTCTTTCACGTAATGTTTTTGGTCTTACATATTCTTTTGCTGTTTCTGAAGTTTGTTTTATTTTACCCCATGCTTCTGCAAAAGTATCTTCTATGAATTTATTAAAATCGTCTTTCATTAGTTACCGCCTTTCAATTGAATTTTTATTTTTTCTAAATCTTCAATTAGTTTGTTTAGTTTTTTTGCTAACTCTTCTATGTTCGGACTTGTTATTGTTCCTAAAACTTCTAAGTTTTTAGTTATCTCAACGTCTCCGTTATCTTTAAATTTAAATTCAGAATTTGTATTTGGGTCTTTTATTCTAAGCAAACTTTTTACCTCCTATATAATATTATTATAAGTTATTATATAATATATATGATAAAAAGTAAAGCATTTTTATTTTATTGTTTTAAAAAATGTTCTTTATGAATATTTCTTATTGTATATATATTATAGTTTTTTATTATAAAAACTTTTATAGATTCTGAACCATCTTCTGTAAAATATTCTAATTTTTCTATATATAAACTATCTTTTTCTCTAAAATTAGTAGTTCTTGAAAAACCAGAAGCATATTTTTTATTTACAGCTTCTACTTTAAATAGATGCACTATAAGTTTTGTTTCTCCTTTAAAAATTAAAAATTTCATTTTTTTCTCCCTATGTATTTGATTTTATTTAAAAAAAGTTATACTATACATTATCAACTAATAAATGTAAAGTAATTTTTTAAAGAGAGGTAAAAGAAATATGTTACAACAATATGTAGATTTAGCATTAAATTTTATGAAAACTAATTCACCTGTATCTTATGTAGTATTAGCTATAGTTATTATATTTATTCTTAATATTTTTGTTAAGAAAATTCCAGCACCAGCTCAATTAACTAAACTTGTAGACCAAGCTGTAGTTGCTGCTGAATATAGTTTTAATTCTGGTGAAGGTAAAAAGAAATTAGAATTCGCTAAGAAATGGATGAAAGATAATTTCACTGTATTACCTTGGTATATTAGAATACTAGCTAATAGTTATTTAGATGAAAAAAGATTAATAGATTTAATAGAAACTAGTTTAAACAGATTATCAGTTGCTTTTGGTTCTGGAAGAGTAATTGATTTAGTAGGAAACGAAGAAACTGTTAAAGTTGCTATTGAAGTAAAAAAAGAAGACTAAGTTTTAACTTAGCCTTTGTGTAACCTGAAAGCCATACATTTCCACGGGTAAACTGTGCGAAAAATGATGGCTTTTTATTTTTATACAGAAAATGTGAGCACGCAAATAAGCGTGCGAGCAAAAAGGGGGAAGGAGAAAAGCGAGGATAGGAGCGTCTAATCCTCATATATTCTCCAACTATTTCCTTTTTTAAATATAATATTTCTTACTTCACCATTAGGTTTATAAGTAGTTATTTTGTTTGATTCACCATTTATATATTCTTCTTTAGTAGTTAGATTACCTAAATTATCGTAATCTTCTTTTATTACTAAATAACCATAAGTATAATAATAAGTATTTAATATTCTTCCATCTTCAAAGACTGTTCTCCAACCTTGAAGTTGTCCTCTATCATTATAACTAGCACTTTCTATTAAATTTTCATCTAAATCTTTTTTATAGTATTTACCTATCATACTATTATTTTCAAAAGTATATTCTTCAATATAACTTCTATCTTTGTTTATCTTACCTACTTTACCATCTATTTCATTTCTAATAACAACTGTTCTTCTTACTTTAGCACTAGTTATTCTTGTTAGAATTTCTTCTTTTAAATCCATTTCTAGCTTTTCTTTAGGAGTTTTAAATAAGAATTGAGCTAAATGAAATAAACTAATAGTGTAAACACCATGAAAATTTAACATTTCTTCTGTTATTAAATATTCAGAATCTTCTACTACTTCTGTTGTAGTAACTGTTTTAAGTTTAATATCTCCTCTAGTTCTACCACTTTTAACTTCTTCTAAATCTAAATCAGCAGTTCTGTTAATTACTATACTATCTCCAGTTCTTCTTGTATCAAAACTTACTTTTCCAGTTAAATAACCATTTTTATAATAAGCTTTACTATGATATGTTTCATCTGAAATAGAACATAATAATTCTTCTTCTACTACACCATTTATTGGTTTAGATTTATGAGTTACTTGATTTTTATTATAGAAGTTTAATTTAAGAGTTTTCATATCATATTTACTAGAAGTTATATTTAGATTTGCTAATACATATACTATACCTATAATTATTAGTACATTATAAACTTTTTTAAACATATATTAGCTTCTGCCTCTACCTTCTCCAGATTTTCCACTATGACTATCATGTCTACCTCTCCAGTCATCTTTATCTCTACTATTATGGCTTCTTGTATCATAATTAAATAAAAATGGAACTTCAGGACTTTGTCCTCCTCCATATTTTACCCAGTTAGTTAATTCTGTAACATTTACATATCCAGAAACAATATTTTTACTTATATTCATTCTTGGATTATAATGAAATACATAAGTAACTGTTTCATCTCTATTACAAGTAAATTGAGGACAATTAACTGGAGAAACCGTATTATTATAAGAAAGTTTATTTGCGTTAAATACTGTTCCATAAGATACTTTGACATTAATAGTAACATTATTGCTAGGATAATACCAAGTATGAAATTTTTGTCCACTTGGATTTTTATAGTTTAAATGATGTCCATCTTTATTTGGTTCAAATTCGTTTAACTTACAAATAATAGTTACATTCACTTCTTGTGGTTTAGGAGGTGCTGGAGGTGGAGGAGGTAATGTATTAGGAGTATAACCTACTCTTTTATATACTCTATTATATACATTTACTGTAGCTCCTATAGTTTGTACAAAGAACGCTCTTCTACATTCAAATATTCCAGATTGCCAATTATAACTTATAGGTAATTCATGTAGTTCTTTAAAGTCACTAACTTTACCCATAGTATTCATTACTCCACTATATACAAGTTGTCCAAAAGGACCAACTTCAGGTAACCATGATTCATCATAGTTTTTACCTATTAAATCTTTTAAATTATAAGTATGTCTACCTTGATAATTATAACCAAATAAAGTCCATTTCAATCTTGGATTATCTGTTAAGTTAACCGCTCTGTTTAATCCAAAATGTTCCATTAAATAACTAGAATCTACTTTTGCTATATCTGGTTTTAATGTAAATGGAACAGTCATTCTAACTAATTCACTTAGTTTAATATAATCTTTATCTGGAGGAGGGTCTCTATATTGAATTTCAACTTTTTGAGTTTGTTCAATTACTTCTCCACCACCGCTACCATGTCTTCTTCCGCCAATAAGGTTTGTGATTGGTCTAAATATTCTACCTATCGCTCTTCCTATTCTAAAACCCATCTATATCAATTCCTTTCTTAATATTGTTTTTCTCATAATCAATATTATAACATAGAAATTAATAATTTTTATTTTTTTCAAATTCTCCTGTAAACTCCTGAATTCTCTTAAGTTCTTTAACTAAGTTATATAATTCTTTAAAATCAGAACTATAATCAACAGTATGTTGCAATTTTATAGTTAGCTTTGTTGATTTTTCGTTTTCTAATTTGCATGTATAACTTTTTGTTTTATATAAAAACCAAAGCTGTGTTGTTTTATCTTCATTAGCATAGTTTATTTTGTTTAGTTTGCTATTAAAGTCTTTACATTTTATTCTAGATAGTTCTTGTACATCTTCATTATAATAAACTATTTCACTATCTTGAAAATCATATTTATTAAGAAAATTATCTTGTTGATAATAGTTATTATTTTCTGGAATATAACTTATCGTTTTTACCCAAAAAGGTGAATGTACAAAAAATTCACTAGCTAACACTTGTCTTATATTAGAGCTTTTAGAGCTATTTTCTATTAAACAAGTACAATGATGTTTAAATAATTCTTTTATTTCATCTGTAGTTAATTCAAAACTTCCATCATATAATAAATCATAGTTGTAATTTTGACATAAACTATCTAAGTATTTCAGATTATTCGTATCTTTTATTACTAAGTATTTCTTCTTTTTTAAATCATTTTCATCATATCCACCTAATATATATTTAAGTCTACTCATATACATACTTAAAGTTTGCATATCTAAATCTTGCCAGTTTTCAAGAAAATAATAATTTATTTTTTTAATTTGCATTAAAGTATAATTATTAATTAATTTTGTTTCTAAATCGTCAATGTCAATATTCGCTAAATTTATCTTTAATATATTCATCGAATTCCTCCTTACAATTATTTTTTAGATAATAGCTAATCATTTTAAAATCTCTTGCTGGATATGTTGCATATAATTTATCATAATGTTTAATTATATAATCTACATATTTTGTTTCTATATAACCTATTTTTTCTAATTGACGTAAAGCTGAATCTATTATTTTATCTTTCAAATTTATCATCTAATCCTATTAATTCTAATACAGCTTTTATCGCATCATCTTCTGTATAATCTGGACTTAACACTACAAAGACTTTATCAAAGTTAGTATTGTATAAGTCTTGTTTATATGGATTAAATTCATCATAATAATTAAGATAAAATTCAAAACCATATTGTAATACATCAGTACTTATATGAGTATTATAATTAACAAAACATTTATATTTAGTTATATAACCTGAAATAAACAAATAATAAACCCAACAACTTTCAAGAAGCTTATATTCTTTTGTTCCAAACTCTATCATTTTATGACATTCTTCTTTACTTTCTTCTTGATAATAAATATCATGATGATGGTCAAAATTATACATTATACAAGGTTTATCTATATAATCTATAATTTCACCATGTTCTTTAAGATAAATTATTTTATCTTTATTTTTCTCTATTAGTCTTGCTATTATATTAAACTTAAGAGGATTTTCTATAATAAACTTATCTTTACCGTATTTTATTTCTCTTAGATTCTCTGTTAAGAAATCCAAGTCTATACTTAAAATGTTCAAAATTTCACCTTCTTTTATTTTTGTTATATATTATATTAATAATTTATATTATAAGATTAGGGGAATGATAATATGTTAGAAAACTTACCTGAATGGGCAGATAAGCTTATAACAGTTTCTATAGGAGCTGCCGTAATGTATGCTGCTGTAGAATTTATTAAAAAACTTTTAATTAACGTAAATAAAAAAGATGAAAGAATTAATGATATATTTACAGCTCAATTACAAGTACTAATGGAAAATTCTACAGACTACAAAAAAGAATTAACAGATGTTAAAAAACTAATATTAAATACTACTAATATGTCTACTGGAGATTTTCAAACTTATATTGCTACACTTAATAGAATGGTGTATTATAGAATGATGTTTGAAATAGGAGATATAATAGATAAGAATCATATTAATACAAATAGTCTTGAATTAACTATTCGAAAAATTAAAAATATTAATGATAAGATTTTTAGCACTTCTGTTTATGATGTACTATCTTTAAATTTTGATAAAGTTATATTGGATTCAATAGTTGAAATGCTTAAAGAAGAACAAGTAGAAACTCAACTTAAATTAGAAGAAATATTTACTGAGTATGCTGCTAAGAAAGATGTTTCTCAAACAGATGATGATACTGAATTATCAATGAATACTAAAAAGAGCATAAAAGAATTATTATCTTTCATGCTCAATGATTTAACTAGTAGAACTTATTCTATTTTAAATAAGTCTTAACTAAATTATTAACTTCCTTAGATATTTCTTTGGGAGTTTTTTTATTTATATCACATACAAATAATTTATTATCTTCTACACTCTTAACTAAAGCATACTCTAATCCAAGATGTAAATCTTTAGGACAAGTTTTGTCTTTATTTCTTTCTTTATATCTTTTTTCTCTTTCTAATTCACTTAATTTAAGATATACTCCTATACAATTAAAATCATGTTTCTTGCTTAGTTTTATATAAGCATCTATATCTATTACATATACATTTATTTTATCTTCGCTGAATAAATCACGAGATGTCCAACTACAATAACCTAATTTTTCATTTCTATATTCAACAAGTATTTCTCTTTCATTAAATTCTTCTCTAAAAGAATTTTTAACAAAAGTATGATGATTAATATCTTCTGCATCATTCTTTCTTACTTCTCTTGTAGTATAAGACTTAACGAAATGATATTTTTTATTTTTACATAGTTCTTTAGCTAGAGTATCTTTACCTACTCCACTTTTACCTAATATACATATTACTTTATACATATTTTTTTATTCACCTATTTTTTTATATTTAACTTTCTCAAATTTTTTAAAAGACTTTTCAAATTGTTCTTCTATTTCTTCTTTTGAAAGTTTTTTTAGTTCATTTAATGCTTTTTTTAACTTATTTTCCTCCGCCGGCGCATTTTTTCTAAAAACAGAAATTGCTTTATACAAATCATCAGACTCTGATTTATATATAGTAAAGTTAGTTAAAACATAATTATCGTTTAACATCTTTTCTTTATATCTTTCAAATTCTTCTGTTTCCTCATCTGTTTCATATTTATGAACTTTTGTTACTAAGTTTAATTCTGGTTTTGTTTCTTCTAATTCTTTAAAATCAGCATATACATCTTTTGGAGTATCTTTAGTTTTAATTTTATAAAGAAAATATTTTGCTAATTCCATACTATATGTATTATTACACAACATACAATACATCATAGCAGAATATAAAGTTATTAAATAACCATTTTCTTTTTCTTCAACCATATCAAGCTCTCTACCACTAAAGATATCTCTATGTTTTCTAAAACCATAATATCTTAATTTAGATTTAAAATCTTTATAATAATAACTTTGATATTGAAGTTCTTCATCATCTTCTTCTTCTTTTAATTTATCTAGCTCTTCTTTATTTATATAGTTATATAGAGGAGCAGCGTATACATACTGCTCTCCATTAACTGTTATTATTTCAATGTTTTCCATAACAGCACTCCTATTTTTTATCTGTACTACCAAAACCACCACGAGATACTTTGTTATATTCTTTATATTCTTCTAATGTTAATTCGCTAAACTCTACTTCTTCCATACAAGGAACTATTTCCATTTGGCATAAAGCTGTATGTTTAGGAATACATATTCTACTAGGAGAAAAGGTATCTAAGTTATAATTACCATTAGCTACATATGCTTTAATATCATCTCTAGTTAAAATCTTGCAAACCGGCAATTTAAGCACATCTTCTGGGCCTGAGTATGTTGAATCGACCAATCCTACGGCATTTGCTTGGATTAGTCCCCACTTTTTAAATGTAGAACTTCTCATTCTAATATCTATTTTATAACCTTTAGGTACTTGTACAGTTACTCCTAAATCAATCAAAGCAAATTCTCCAGCTTCTATTACTATATCTTCTTTAGTATATAAATCAATAGCTACTGAATTACCATAACCATTTTTAAATTCTAAATCTGGCATAGTAGGGTCATGTTTTAAGTAATTAATTTTTTTCATTTTGAAATCACGTCCTTTATATTTTCTAATAGTTCATTCATATCACTTTCATATAACTTACATGCAATTTTATATAAATTATCTATATGTCCAAAATTTTCAGCATAATCTAAAACACTTTTCATTTTAGGCTTATTTATTTTGTTATAACTTTCCATTCTTGTTTTTAAATCAATATGATGAGTTTCTTTGAAAACTTTATAAAGTTCTGTCCATCTTTGTCTGTAGTCAGCACCTTTATATCTAACTACTCTATTTAACAACTGTCTTTTCTCATATATTGTTACGTTTTGAGTTAACCCTTCTATTACTTCTTGTTTATATTCTATTTCTTTTTGTTTCTTGTTATTTTCTTCAATTAAAGGTTTAGATACGTATTCTTCATATTCTTTTAAAGCTATAGCCATAGCTTCGTCACCTTTAGAATTTATTATATTTAACAACAACAAATCTTTTTTAGATATTTGATTTTGTAATTCTACTATTTTATTTTCTAGCTTATTAATGTATTGTAAAATAGCTTTACGAACATATTTACTTTCACGAATTAAAACTTGTTTAGCTTGTTCTAGAGTAAGTTCAAACATAGGTCTTTCTTCGTTTTTCTCATCTTTATAATTAACGAGAGAAATTTTTCCCTCGTTAATTTCTTCTTCAAATTCATCACGAATTATTTTTAGTAAGTCTTTATGTTCTAGTTTTGTATAACAACCATTTTTTTCTTCTACTTTACCCAATTCTATTCCGTTTTGAATTTTATAATTATATTCTTCTTCTCTGAATATATTAATTTGTTTTACTAACTCCAAGCTAGTAATCATTTCTTTGTTTTCTAATAATTGCATCTTTAATCACCTCTAATTAAATATATCTTGGTCAGTTTCTTCTATTTCAGAATCAGCAAGTTCTTCATTATCTTTGATTATTTGTTCAGCATTTCTTCTTTCTTCTTCAAGGTTAAATAATGCTTTCTTATAATCCTCATCAGAGAAGAAATCTTCTACTTTTCTATCTTCAAAGACTAATTCTTTTCTATCTTTTTCAGTGATTCTTTCTGGATGTCCTATGAATTCAAGTTGTTGAATTTTACTCTTTTTAATATTAGCGTTTTCTTGTTTTAACATAGTCTTAATGTTTTCAAATTGAGCTATGAATAATTCAGGAGGCAATGCTAAAGAATAAAGAGTTAATTTAGTTTCTGTATATAAATCTAAATTTTCAATAAATACACTAGGAATTTTAGCTTCTCCTTGCACCTTTTCAATAGGTTCTCCATTACTACCTATTATTTGATACCAACCACCTGTTTTAATAATTAAACCATATTGAACAGCATAATTAATAAACTCTTTCATTTTTTCAACAGCTACTTTCTTATTAACATCAGTATTAATAAAAGTATATGTTTCTTTATATGGTTCAGATATCTTAGACTTTTCGTTGATTATCTTTACATATTGACTTACTACTTTACTATCTTGAAATTCTGTTTTAGTAGTTTCGTTTTGTGAACCTACTTTAGCTATTCTATATACTGTAGCTGGATAATATCTCATAGCTTTTCCACCTGAACGTCCATGAGTTTTAGCTTGGAACATACTCATTTCAATTCTTTCTTGCTGTATCATGATAACAGTAATACCATAATCACTTAAATATTGATTCATTTTAGCTAACCCTCTAGAAAGTATTCTAGCTTTATCCATCATTACATTTTCTTCAAGACTTTTACCTAATTCTGCATTAGTAGTCATAGAGTCTATTGAATCCACTATAATTACATCTACTAAATTCTTTTGACACATTTCTACTAATATATCAAATATTTTTTCAGTAACTCCTTCTTTTAAGAAAGTAATATTATCTTTGTTCAAATTAGGAAATCTTGAAATAAAAGTTTCATCTACAGTTTGCTCAGCATCAACATATAAGATTTGTAAATCTGGATTACTTAATTGAAAACCTTCACATGCTTGTAAAGCAATAGTTGATTTCCCTCCAGATTCAGCACCATATATTACATTGTATGTTCCTTTTTTAAAACCTCCAGTATTAAAATCAATACCACATATACCAGTTAACATATAATGTTCTCTACCTGTTATTTTAAAGTCTTTTATCTTCCCTATCTTAATAACAGATTTTTCTTTCTCTGCAAGAAGTTGTTGCTCTTTAACAAACAATTCCAATCTTTGTTTCTTAGTAAGTTCAACTTCAGGCGTAGTTTCAGTTGTTTTCTTTTTAGCCATGATTATTCCTCCATTTCAAATTTAATGATATATTTATCTTTACCTAAAACAATTGGAGTACAAGTAAGTCCTTCTTCGTCATCATACCAAAGACTTAGTTTGACTACTTCTCCATTTAGATTAACAACATATTCTTCAGTAAAACCATCTTCTAATTCTTCATTAGTTTCTTTATCTATTATTTTAATACTAGTAATTTTCATATTTTTCTTCCCACTCTTTATTGAATATATTTTCATAATAATTATGTTCTTGTGAACCAAATTCTATAGGATATAAAGCACTTGTAGTACTATCTAATTTATAGAAGTAAAATCTAAAAGTTCTTTCATTGTTACCTACTTTAGTTTTTTCTTGAACTGTAACTATTACAGGATTTTTATAACCGTTTTTATCCCACCACATATCAGTATTTCCTCCAAGGTTTCTTGATGGGTTATAAACAAATCCTAATAAGTCAGTATCATAGTTCATTCTTCTTGAACCAGATAAGTTAAACTGAGTTAATCTAGCATTACTCTTAGCTTTATTCAGCTCATAGTTTATAAAAGTACAGAAGTTATATTTAGAAGAAAGTTTTTTAATATTTCCTGAAATAAAACCTATTTGGTCTTGTATATTTTGACCAACATCTATTTTATTTGCTGAGTCCACTATTAATATTTTAAATTTATCATCAAGTTCTTCTTTCGAACCTATATCTCTTAATACACTAGTAAATTTAGTCCAGTTATCTATACCTCTTTTAACATCAAGAACTAATAACTTTTTATGTTCTATTAGTCTTTTAAGTGTTTCTACACCATTAAGATATTTATAATAGCAATTAGCTGATTCTTGTGTGTTAAGACTTCTACCTAACGTTTTATGAAAGTTAGGATTGGAAGTGTATTCTCTAGGCAATCCTGTTATTTGAGCAACAAAGTTTGAATATATCTTTTCAGCAGAATCATCTGTTGATATATATAATACAAAACCATTATGTTCGCGTAGAGCTACTTGGATACCTAAATGCTGTAGAACCGTGGTTTTACCGCTATTAGCGGGTCCACTAATCACGGTATTTTTACCAGGAACTAAAGCTGTATGATTTAGCCAAGGAATATGAAAATTTATCATAAATAAATCTTGAATAGTTTTCTTTTCTTCATAAGAATCAAAATCTTCTAATCCTGTTTGGAAGATATCACATTTAACTTTATTATATTGTTTATCTATATCTTTTATATCTTCTTCTATCGCTTTTAATATACTAAGAGCTTGAGAAGAATTCTTTTCTACTTCTTTTAAACCGAATTGAAAAGCTTTTTTAATATCATTTTTATAAGATTCATTATCTGATTCTAATCTATATTCTATTTCATCTAATATAGTTTTAGAAGAATAGTTTATATATTTACTAAGAGTTTTAGCTTGTTCTTCTCTTGTTTTAGGTGATTTAGTTTGAGAAATAATATTAATGAATTTTTCAAATACTAGAGATTCATCGAAATTTCCAGATTCTTTTATTTTTCTTAATTCAAATTCAAATAAGTCTATGATTTCATACATTTCTCTTAGATTTAATTTTTCATTATTTTTTTCTTTATCTTGTACTGCTTCATCTAAGTCTTTATATTTATCTGATTTATTAACAGCTACTACATAAGTTTTTTTAAGTTTACGCATTTTAAATCTATTAATTAAATCTTCTGTTCTCTTTTTACCAGTAGCATCATTATCTAAAGCTATTGCTATTTTATCTATATTGATATCACGTTCTAATAATTCTATATGTTCATCTGTAAAACTAGCTGAACCTAGTGCTACTACATTTCTAAAACCAGCTTGATAAGCAGAAACAAAATCTATATATCCTTCTACTATTAAGAATACATCTAAATGATTAAACTTTTTCTTAATATCACTATAACCATAAAAGATACTTGATTTATTATATATCTCTGATTCTTTACCATTTATATATTTAGGATTATTAACTGTATCTATCATTTCTCTAGAAACAAAACTACATGGTCTACCAAATCTATCTTTAATTATAAAGATTAATTTATTTTCATTTACTTTAAAAGAATCAAAACCTATTTCTTTAAGTAAACTATCTATATCATTTATTTGTACTTTTTGTTTAATAAAGTCTATAGCATTTTTATAATTATCTACTGAACCTATTATAAGTTCTCTTGATGTTTTTTCATTGATATTTCTTTTATCAAGGTAATCTTGATTTTTATGTTTAAGCAAGTATTCTCCGAACACTCTAATTATCTTAAACATATTATTCCTTTTTATTTCTTCTTGCGTAATATCTTTTCTTAAGTGTTCATAATCTAAACCATATTTTCTAGCAAGATAAAATACATTTTCTTCTATGAAGTCAGGTCCACAATCTGGTTTTCCTTCTAAGAGGCTGCAAAGCTCGAATATATCTGCGGTATAGTTACAGCTAAAGCAATGTAAAACATTGTTTTCATCCCAGAAATGCATACTAGGATTATGGTCGTCATGTTCTGGATTAAGACACTTAACAAATCCCCTGTTATCTAGTTGAATATTCATTTCATCCATATATAGACTTATATAAGGACGAAGATTTTCCATTAGTTCTTGTATTGAGTTAATCATTTAAACCACCACTTTTTGTTAAAAAAATACGGTGCTTTAAGCTCGTAAAACACCGTATTTAATTTTAATTATTCATTAACTAATTCTTTTAACTCTTTAGCAACTTTAAAAGTTATAGTTTTCTTTTCTGGAACTATTATTTTTTCTCCTGTTTTAGGATTTCTAGCTTCTCTAGATGCTCTAGTTACTTTTTTTAAAGTTCCTATTCCAGATATTCTAAATTCTCCTTCAGTTTTTAGCTCATCTTTGATAGATTCCATTAATAAGTTATACACTTCTTCTACTTCAATCTTTTTTAAATTAAATTTTGAAGCAGCCAATCCTATAAATTCTTGTTTTGTCATTTTTAAACCTTCCTTTTCTCCGCCGGCGCATTTTTTTACCTTTGGAATTATATTTTATTTTAACAAAATTAGTATATTATTTTATATATTAATTTGAGATAACATCAGCTAGATGCAAAACATAAGCTTAAACGAAGCAAAAACTTTTACTCTAGGTTTTTACACAAATTACTGACTATATATTTTATATTACAATTTTAATATTACATTTTTAATAATAAAAGCTAAATAGTAAACTCTGCAATCTTAATACAAAAATAATAGATAAATACAGTATTTTTCTATTATGTATTTAGCATGGGCAAAATGCTTTCTTCTCTTTAGAAGTTGAGAACCATTATTGTTCACATATTGTCTTTTTATCATAAATGTGTTGTTTTTATTCTAGGTTTTATACTTAGCAGAATAAAAATAACCAAAAAGCCTAAGTGTTTATATTAATGTTTATTCAACATTATCTCAAAGTAAATTCATTATATATTATTATTTTTATTTTGTCAAGAATTTTCTTCGGTTTTTTCTTTTAAAGCTTTCAGTAGCACATCTTTATCGAAGAATTTCTTTTTATCCTTGCATAAACCTGATTTCCAATTTCCTGTAACTAGGTCTACTATTTGTTCTAATGGTTTTTTTAATATTCTTTCAAATAATTGCCAATCTTTCATGTCATTCCTCTTCTGAAATTATTTTAAACTGATTATAAGAAGCCAATTTATCGTCTATAGTTAAAAAACAAAAATATTTATCTTCATTACAGTCTTCTACATGTAAATCAAAATTAATGTTTGTAATTCTATAATCAACTAAAGATTGTTCTATATCAACAGAGGCACTTTCTAATTCAACATCTTTAGCTGAAAAATTTTTTAATTTAAATTTTAGTTTTGGATATTTTAAAAATGTTTTAAAATCTATTTTTTCTATATCTTCAAAACAATAAAATTTAATTTCGTGGTCACATGTTTTTTTGAGACTTTGAAAAGTTAATTTAACTTTTATATTTTTATCTTTTTTCTTATTATAAACGTTTTTAGAAAGACTCATTATTACATTTAATTCGTTAAAAATATTTTCTACTCTTACATTTTTCATATTAACCTCCAAAAGTAAAACTACTTTCTGTTATATAAACAATTGTATTATCTTCATTTAATTTATCTTTAAACAAACTTATTTTATATGGTTTTGAAGTGTCTATTTTTTCAATCAAATAGAACACTTCTTTTTCTTTTATTTTTTTTAATATTTCTTTTATATTATCAAAAGAAGTATTATGAAAAGATTTTAAATCACCTACATGTTTATTAAAATATTCTTCATTCATTTTAAATCTCCAAGTCAATATTTAATTCAACATTTACTGTTTGAACAGTATTTTTATCTTTAGCTCTTAGAGCAAAGTAATAACTATTTTGGTCTATTATATGATTCCAAAAGTTTGTTCCTATTTTTTCTAAAGAAACAAAATCTTTTTCATTATAAGGTGCTGTTGGATTAAGAGTTATTTGTTTATCTAATATCTCTTTATAATCATTATCTGATTTTAATTCAAAACATAATATATTACACATTTGTAATGTGTTATTTATATTAGCTACACCTCTAATTGTTTCTATATATTTTTCTATGATTCCAGCAAAGTCGAATTCTTTTTTTAAGAACTCCATTATTAAACTAGTTAATTCTTCTCCTCTAGCATTATCATCTATTTCACTTAGAGGAAAATGTTTACATGGTAAACTATAACAGTTAAAATAAGGATTTTTAGTTACTAGATATTTTCCTTCAGAGTTTTTTATTATAAACATAATTAATAAATTTTCTCTGTTTCTAGTTAATACATTTTGTATATTAGGTTCAATCATATCATCACCATTATTTTACATTATTATTAATCCAATCAATAGCTTTTTCAAAATCTTTTACTAATTCTTTTTTTATAAGACATGGTTGTTTATCAATATTATTAATAGATAAGTAAATTGTATAGTTTTTATAACCATATGCACTTGTCCATTCAGCAATATTATTATCGTAAGATTCTTTTGCATAATAACGAAAATTTTTATCTTCTATTTGAAAATCTTTTGATGGATTTAATTTAAATATTTTATTGTTTATGTGTTCTATATACCAAGAGTACCATAAATCATTGATTTTTGTTATTTTTATTTTTAATATTTCCATATTAACTCTCTTTTTCTATAGATAAAGCTTTATACAAAAGTTCTTCAGCTTTTTCTTCTTCGTTATCATCATCTTTTTCAACATCGTGTATTTTGTTTGTTGATTCTAATAGCTTAAGTATAGCATTTACTACAATGTCATAAGGTTTTTCATTTGTTTTACAAAAGTTAAAACCTGGAGTCAAATCTATAACAAAATCTTCATGGTCTAAACCTTTATTTTCGTCTCCGTTAAGTTTTATATACATATTTGTTAAAATTTTTACATCTATATCTATATCGTAATCTTGTTTTGCTATATCTATTATGTTCTTAATTGTTTCTAATGTTTTATCATCAATTAAATTCTTTGAGTTTTCCCAATATCTTGTGTAACCCATAATTTCTCCTTTCTAATTTTTAGGAATTGCTATTTTAACTGCTTGATAATAAGCATAAGCAGATTCTCTTCCTCTGGTTGCATCTTCTACGAAATACTTTGCAAATTCATAATCAGTTTTTAAATCTTCATTTTCGGAATTCTTAGAAAATAGTTTTTCTTCTAATTCTCTTTTAATGATTATTTGCCTTTCTGTTTTTGTTGTTATTTCTTGAATATAAGAAAGACTTTCTATTTCTCTTGTTGTTTTTAATTCTAGTAACTTAAGTTCTTTTTTAGATATTTCATATTTTTCTTTTATTATCATAGATAACTGTAATACAAAACTTAATATAGTATCTTGATGTTCTATTATATTAATACTATCTTGTAAAGCTCTATTATAATTACTAGGATTTAATTCATTTAATGATATTTTATTTTTAATATTATTTTCATATTGTTTTATTGTTTCAAAGTTTCTTTCTTTATCAGCACTACCATATTTATATAGTAGTTTTTTAAACATCATCGTAGCAATCATAGTAACTCCTTATATTTTAACACAATTCTAGAATTTTATTGCTTCTAGTCATTGCAACGAATTTAATATATACCTCATCCATATTATCTATCATTTTTTCTTCATCAGGATAGTCTTCAGCTATTTTTACATAGCTGAATTCTAATCCTTTGCATCTATGTGCAGTTATATATCTAATATGCTTTTCGTCTTCAATTTTATCTTCTGGTATTAATAATTCTTCATGGCTTAAAATTTCAAGTAATTCATCATATGAATAGTGACTACTTAGAGAGATGAATCTTTTTAATCTTGAATCTTTACTTAAGCTATAAATATATTCTAAATCAGAAACTCCGTTTATTGGGATACCTTTATATCTTGATTTATAGTCTCTGATTTTTTCAATTAATATTTTATAGAAAGAAAGTTCGTCTATAGTTTTTTGGGAGATGACTATACGTTTGCCGTTTTTCATACTTTCTAATAGTTCTAACATTAATGCTTTATTTGTTCTAAATATCTTAACATAATTGTCTTCTGGACAAGTTCCGAACTTAGCGTTCGCATTAACACCATTTAATAAAATTGGATTATCAAAAAACTTACTTATTAGATTATTACAATAATCACTTGTATCTTTTCCTACTCTATATGAAACAGTTAGTTTGAAATCACATTCTTTCATACCAACTGCTCCGTTATAACCATATATTTTTTGATAAGTATCTCCTACTCTTACTGTTCTTTTACCTTCACTAATACTATTTATAATATCTAAATAACATTCTGAAACATCTTGATATTCATCTACTAATATAGTATCTATTTCAGGAAGAGTTGGTTTAAGCATTTGATATCTTTTAATATATAGTTCATGAAACATAGGACAATCTTTGTTAGTCGCAACGAACTGTAAAACAGACTTACAATATTCAACAGTTCTCTTATCTACTATTGTTTCATCTAAACAGTCTTCTAATTTTTTAGAAGAAGAAAAAAATCTTCTTAATACTGTCATTGTATCTTCTATCCTAAAGTCCATATATCTGTCAACAAATCCTAATTTTTTCATTGTTTCAAACATAAAAAAATAATCCAAGTTTTCATCTAATCTTCTTCTTGTAAAACTAGCAAAATAATTAACTTTACTTGTTTTAAAAAAGTTATAAGCAAGTCCATGAAATGTTTTGACGATAGCATTATTGATGCCTTGTTTTTTTAATTTTTCTTCTATTTCTTCTTTAATAGTAGCATTAAAGCAAAGAATTAAATGTCTTCTATCTGGATTAGCTTTAGCTATAGCTAAAAGCAATGTTGTTTTTCCAGTTCCTGGACCAGCATTTACAGTTATGTGTTCTTTATTACTATTTACTACAGCTAATTGTTCTTCAGATAATCTCATTTAATTCTCTCCTTTTCTTTTATAACATTCTTTCACATGAGTTCCATAATTTTTCTAATTTTCTATAATTATATTTACTAGAAAGATTAAATAAATATAGAAATTCAATAACATGTTTAAATGTTGTATGTGTTTGTACAAAACTATCAGTATTAAAGAATAATAGTTCATATTTTAAATGTTCTTTGTTATATTTTATTTCTGCTATTTTTGAATCATAACTAAACAATACAAATATATCTCCTGTTTTTATTACAACACTTTTTCCACCATTTCCTCTATGGAATAAACTTATGTTTGTTGTTCCAATCATATTTAATCACTTCCTTTAGTTTAAATATTCTGGTTCTTTTTCTTGTATTTGTGTTTCTTCTTCATCTAATTCCATTTGAGCACTTACTTTTCTAAAGAAATATTCCATATAGAAAAATCCTAGAAAATCTTTTAATTCTTTATTTTCATTTGGATAAAGTTTATTTATTTTTTCTATTACTAGATTGTAAACATCTTCATTATCTACTTTTTCTTCTATTGAAAATAAATCACCATATTTTTTCTCTAATTGTTTTTGGATATGTTTTCTTATTTTTTCAAATGTCTTTGAAACTCTTTTATATTGTTCTTCATACTTCTCTTTTAATGCCATTTTTATCTCCTTTCTGTATTATAGATTATATAAAATGCGCCGGCGCATTATAATTTTTCATTCATTAATTCACCTTCACAAAACTCAATTACAGTTTCTGGAACTCTTTTTGTTAATTCTAACATTGCCTTTATTAAAGACTTGTTATATACTTTTTCATTAGATAATAATAATTCTTTTTTATTAATAACATCTTCTATAATGAAATCTTGGAATACTTCAATTTCAGCTTCAGATAAAGAGTTACGCATAATTCCTTTTACTTTAGCTTTAAAATATTCTTTTTCTATTTGCAAAAACTCTATTTCAATTTCTCTAACTGCATCATAATACTTCTTTTCTTTTTTCAATAAAGTAAAAGCATTTTCTAAATCCATGTTACCTCCTTATATTGAATCAACTAATATGTTGCTAGTTATGTATTCTTTTTCTTTTTCTTCTAAAGAATTAAAAGATTCGATAATTAAAAACATTTTTGTAAACATTTCTTTAGCAACGAATTTATTTTTTATTTTAATTATCTTGTTTTCCTTTAATAATTCTTTTAAAGTAATTTCACAATATAAATCAATTAAATCTGCTGAACCAATAACATTTTCTACTTTGTTTCTAAATTTTTCATAAGTAAAAAATATTTCATTAGAAATCCTTTCTAATGTATGTTTTTTTATTTCTTCTACATATTTTTTAAAATCTTTACTATTAATTACTTTATTTAAGAAATAATTATTTCCTATTCTTTCATCTAAGGTTTCTAACATTTCGTCTATTGAATCCATATTACCTCCTTATAAAGCATCTGCTAATATTTTTCCTAATATTTCTGATTTTGTAGTTTCATCCAGCTCATTAAAAACCATCATTGTAGAATAAACTTTTTTAAGTAATTCTTTAATTATATATTTGTTTTTTCCTATTTGAAATACTTCATCTTCATCAATTAATTCGTTTAATGCTTTTTCTGTATACATTCTTTTTAATGCTTTTTCTGTTGAGCCAGATAATTCATTTTGAGTTATATTTTCAAAGTCGCTATATGTAAAACCGCCACACCATCTAAGTTTTTTTAATTCCTCATTTTTTATCTCATTAATTCTAGTTCTAAACACATCACTATTCATAAAATCTGTTTCAAAATAAGAAAACATTAAATCTTTTTCTAGTTTTTTTATTGTTTCTTCATTAAACTTTCTTTGTGTTTCTTCGTTAATAAGTTCATTAGTTTCCATATTTATTTTTTCTTCAAGTTTTTTTCTTATTTGTTCTTGTCTTTGTTTTTCAAAATTTTCTTGAAATATTTCATTTATTCTGTCCATATTATCTCCTAACAATTTTCACATATTGTTTTATATTTACAACCATTACACTGGAAGTTTTTATACATTTCTCCGTTTAATAACTTATTTATTTCAAAATCTTTTATTAATCCATAAGATTGCATATTATTAATTTCATCCATACTAAGACTTTTATCTGTAAATATCTTTCTAGGAACGACATCTTTTTCAATATGTTTTTCGAAAAGTTTAATTTTATCTAATAAATAAGATAAATTATATTCATCTATTTTATTGTTATCTATACTTAAACAAGAATCTTGAAAACCAAAATTAAATTCTTTATATAACTCGCTATTATTTTTACCTACATATATAAGTTTCAAAGGTTTTCTAATTAAAAACATATTAAGCATTATTTCTGGTATATGATAACTTAATGGTTTAGCATTAAACTTGTTCCATACTTTGTTTTTTATAATTCCTACGCTATCATTTACAGGTTTTATTAATAATATGTATTCTTTATCTCTTTCATAATCATATATAAAGCCATCTTCCGTAGTTTCTATATTTAATCCAAAAGTATTAACTATAGTGTTTTCAGGTTCTTTATATATATCTACTAATTTTAATTTACGTAAGAATTGTTCTTTAGATAACATATTTTTTTCTATATCTTCAGTTACTTTACTTGTAACATTATCTTGATAAGAATTTTTAAATCTAAAATATGTTTCTCTACAACAATGTCCTATTTCTAATTCTTCTAATTCAGATACACAAAAAGAAAAATCAGAAGCTTTAAAAATCTTCTCGATATATATTTTTCTATCTTCTGTATTTTTATAAACTTCTGATTCATTATTAAGAGTGTTAATATAAGTATTATAAACTTCTTGCATTATTTGAATCCAAGATGTTTGTTCTACATTTTCTCCATTTTCTTTCTTTTTAATATTATCCTGAATTATTTGATTGATAATATTATTTTCATTTTTCATTTTTTTACTCCACTTTAACTAATTTACTATTATCATGATTTAAAACAAGTATTAATGCATCTGCTTTATCATTATCTTTGTTATAGCTAGTCAATCCTAATTCTGGATAAGTTTTTTTTATATGATTAAAAGCTGTTGCTTTATCATTTGGTTTAATTTTAAGATGAGCTCTACTAGAAGAAGGTGTAATATTATATACTTCTATACCATACTTAAATAAGAAATAATTTACTAAACCATGAAGTTTATATAGTGGAGCGGAGGACGGAATAGTAAATTTACTGATGTAAGGGCTTTCTATTATTGCTTTACTAGGTTTATATATAGTAACTATATCTAATAACCAGTATAAGATTTCTAAATCTCTTTCAAATTCTGTAGGAGAACCGCTTACTTTAAATGAATCTAAGTATTCTATATTATTAGTATCTATATCATATATACAAACACCAGGACATGTTTTACTTAAATCAATTCCTATTATTCTGTCTTTCTTTAAATCTTTTGTAACGTTCTCTAGATTTTCTTTTTCTTGCTTCACTAATTTCTTTATCTCTTTTATATCTTTGATAATAGACATTATGTTCATCTACTCCTTCATACAAAATATTTTCTATATGATTATTTTTTAATTCTTTTATAAACTCTTCTAAACTAGGAAAATAATCTGTATCAAATCTAAGTAATACTATTCTACCTAGTTTATGAAAAAGTTCTCTTTCTTCATCATTCTTTTTATAGTTTCTTAAACTTTCTGCTGTTTTAAAGAAATGACCATCTGCTTTATTTAGATTGTGATTAGTACCATCTATCTCTATACATATAGGAGGAGTAGTAGGGAAGTAAAAGTCATATCTCTTACTTCCTTCTTTAACTTCCTCAAATAAAACTACTTTATATATACGTGAAATAGATTCTAATATTCTTTTCATATGTATATGTGCTTTACTTAACATTTTTTACCTCTTTTATTTATGATGTCTAAACCATCTTTTCTTTGTTTGGATTCCTTTTAAACTATGTCTTAGTTTGTTTATGTTACGAGGTGCATATAAATCATCTACTTCTTTTTCTTCTTTTATTTCTGCATAGTTCTTAACAATAGATGCTATTTCTTTATCACTTGTATAAATTAAAGCTTCTTTATTATTAATCCATTCTTTTATATTGCTAATATCTCCAGAATGAGTGTAGAAACAATTAATATCAAATCTAAATTGTGTTTTATTTCCTTCTACATAACAAGAAACAGAACCAGCTGATTCATCATAATTGTCTATGTTTACATAGTCACAATATACTTCATGATAAACAGATTCTATTGTTTTCCAAGATTCTCTTTCATTATTAGAGAATTTAACTCCATATATATTAGGAATACCTACTTTTTCTTTTAGAAAAACAATACTGTACAAGTCTATATTAAAAGCACTTGTACATAATGTTATTTCTAAATCTCTAAGATTAAATCTTTTTACTTTTTTCTTACCGTTTTCATAGTAAGCAATATGTAAATATTTTTTCTTAGCAAGTCTATCATATTCTTTTTTTAACCAGTTTTTCATAACTACTCCTTATATTCTATTATTTCACAAGAGCGTCTTTGACATAGAAATTCAAACATTTTTAAAGTATTAGAGAAGTTAGATATATTTGTTTTTCTATAAACAACTACTGTATTTATCTTTTGTTCAAGAATAAGATTAATTAGTTTTTGTAAACCTTTTCTATCTTTAAAAACCATATTATCTTCTTCATCTATTAATATCTTTTCTATACCATATCCTTTAGTTCTAGCAAACTCCTTTAATGTTTCTTCTTGTCTTTCTAAGTTATAAGTTCTTGAATCATTAAAATCTGGACATATGTATATAGCTGTTTTTCTTTCTAGTCTTATTTCTTCATTTTCCATATTATTGATTGTTTGCATAATATCCCTCTGTTAATTCATTCAATCTATCTACTATATCATTAAGTTTATTGATATGTTCTTTAGTAAAGTCTTCTAAGTTTCCTTTAGATTGTAACATTAACATAGTCATTACTTGTTTAGACATAGCATCAAGATATGTATCAAGTTTGAATTTTTCTTTAGAATTAGATAACTCTTTAGTTATTTCTTCATTTAGTTTTTCAACAACTTCCATTTTTTCTTCAACTGTTTTTGCTTCTTCTATTACTAAGTCTTCTTTTGCCTTTTCTTTTGGTTCTGGTTTAGTTAATAATTCATTCTTTAAAGTAACTTCTCTTTCTGTGTTTTCTGATTCATTAACAGGAACTTCATCTTTTTCAACTTCTTTTGTTTCTACTTTTATTTCTTGTTTTATAGGATTAGTGTCTATTTCTTTAGCAGCCTGTTTTAACTTTTCAGCTTCTATTTCATAGTCTAACCCTTGTTTAAATAACGCAATAGCTTTTCTTAATTCTATTTTACTTAAATGATTATATTTATTGTAGAATGTTTTTATTTTATATTTAGCTTCATTACTTATTTTTCCTGGAATTTCATTCAAGAATAAAATCATACTATAGTACTCATCAGAGAAAGATATATTTTTAACTGTAGTAATTTCATCATCAAGTATTTCTTTATGTAACACAACCCAGTTAAATAAACTTCTTCCTCTTCTTTCATCTATTTTGAAACTAGTAATGAAATCTTTCATTTTAATAGTAGTAAGTTTACCAGCGTCTACTAATTTATTATATAATTCATACATAGACATAGCTACATCATAATCACTTAATCTTTGACCATGATTAATATTTTCATTAATAGCATCACGAATTATTGTTTCTATTGTTTTGTAATCAGTGATATAAGCTTTTATTGTTTCTAACCCAAGTCTTTTACTTGCTTCCAGTCTATGGTAACCATCTACTACTATTAACTGACCATCAAGTAAACCAAGATGAATTTCTGGAAATACTTCTGCTTCTTTTAATGATTCTACATTCTCTTCAATTAATCCATTCTTTCTTGGATTGATATTGATATTACTAATATCAGAAAGTAACACATCTTGTATTACTTTGTTTTCAAATGTACTTGTTGTGTAATTCATTTTTTTACCTTCCTTTTATATTTGTTTGTTTTTAACTTTGTTCCAAAACTCTTTCCATTCTTTAGAATCAGTTAGTTTTTTAACTTCTTCTTTTGTTTTGAAATAATTCCCTAAATCATATCTCGTTCTATCTAAATAAAAACCAAAATCTACATGTTCTTCAGCTATTCCTTCTGAACTTATAGAAAAATATGTTTCTCCGTTTTTAGCTCTCCACGGTTTTTCAATTCCAAATTTATCATTTAGAAAATCTACTATTTTTTGTAGATATTTTATATCTTTATTTTCTATTATTTTAGGAACTTTATTTCTACCATTTATATTTAATTTAAGACAATAATATAGGAAACTATTTACAAAAGAAGCATCGAATTCTGTGCATTCTCCTATGTTAAAGAAATATCTATTATCTTCTCCATCTATAAATTCACAAACTCCAGCAGTTCTAAAAGCTTCTTTGTTTAGTTTACTTATATACCAAGAACTGTAATCTTCATTGATTTTAACAACTTCTATTTCTAAAACAGGTTCTTTCATTGGAAATCACCTGTTCTTATAGCTCTTTTAAACCAATTAGCACATTCAGAACCTACTATTTTACTAATTCTTTTATCTGTTATTGCATTATCTTCTAAGAATCTTCTTTCTTCTCTAAGTACATCTTTTACTATAAAATCAATGAAAGGTTTAATATTTTTTAAATCTACTTCTAGATTATTTTCTTTTAGATAATCTAAACCTTGTTTTAATCTAGCTTCATTTAAACAATATTCAACTATTCTTTTATCTTCTTTTATTTCTTCTATTGACTTATCTTTATTTACTTTCTGAGCCTTTGTTTGGAATTCATCAATTTTTGTTTTAAAGAAGTAAGCTGCACCATCTATTATATAATGCCATACTATACCTTCTCCTACTCCTTTATATCCAAACTTCTCAGCAAATACATCTTGTGTTTCATATTGTTTTACATAACTATCTATAGTTTCAACAAAAGACAAATCATCGAATGATTTCTTATCTATAGTTATTTTATGTTCAGTTTTAAATAAATCAAATATTCTTAATTCTTCGTTGAATATTTTCATATTTGGAACTATGTAAAAGTCTTGATAATCGTTTATTAATCTTATAGCAAAAGGTGCAAAAAATCTTTCCATTTCACTTATAGCCATATTTTTTTGAATAGCTTTACCAGCATATTCTCCATATACAATAACAATAGGATATTTATTAAGCAACTCAGTTATGTTGCTTTTGATAAACGCAACCCTTTCAGGATTCATCCATTTATAGAAATCCATATTATCTTGGTGTTGATTAAGTATATTATTTCTACTTTGTATTTGTGTAGAACCATCTTTATAGAATACTATACTTGCATTAGTTCCATGAAGCTTTGGAGTTCCATAAATTTCAAGAACATCATTGTGTGTAAAATAATTACTTTTTTTAAGTCCATATATAAAGTCTTTTAAATGAGTTATATGTTGGAACTTATACATCTTCTTTGTTACTTTATTCTTATTAAACAATTTTTTAATTAATAGCTTTATCTTCTTGAACATCTCTTATCCTTTCTTTATAAAACTTTATTAGTTTGTTTCTAACATATTTCATAGTATATAAATCACCTATTGGAAATAGAGAACCATTTTTAACTTCTATTCTTTTATCTTTCAAAGCTTCTCTTCTGATATATGATACTATTTCTAACATTTCACTATGAATAGTTGGAGATAATTTTATTTTATTTCTATAAGAATCATAGCTATATTGAGCATCATCTATATCTTCTTCAACAAAATCATCTGGGAGTTCAACACAATTAAAATATTGTATTGGGTCTTTGTCTATTACTAGATAAAAGATATACTCTAATATACCATCATATTCATCTAAGTTACTTCTAGATAGAGTGAAAACATTCTCTAAGTCTTTATGGCATTTATTCCCTACGAAAACAACTTTTATTTTCTTAAAACTATTTGCCATTTTTGTTCCTTTTTTCTATATCACAAAAAGTTTGCCACATTCTAATTAGTTCAAAACTTTTATCTGATATATTTCTACAAATTATTCTTTTTTCAGATTCTAGAAAAAGATAATCAAACAATTCACTATGAGTTTGTATTTCTAATTTTTTGTTTTCAAAGTCAATTATTAGAACTTCATTTTTATCTTTTTCTATTTTTTCTATGAAAAAACTTTTATTTTTGCCTACAAGTTTTTTGAATTTTAAAACAGTATACTTATTCATCATATTTTCCTATTTTAATGTCTTCTAAAACTGATTCTACAAATTCTTCAAAGTTTTCGTAATCTTCAAGATAATCATTTAATACATCACAATAATCTTGCCAGTTATCTACTCCGCCACATTCTAAAGCATCTAATTCATATCTAGATATTAATAAACCTTTTAATGTTTTTTCATCTATTTCATAATTTCCGTTTGATAATTTTTTTATTTTCATTTGTTGCCTCCTACATAAACTCCATATCAATTATCTTCTTTAGTTTTTCCAGTATGTCTATGTTATCAAATAAAACATATTCAACTCCTGGTTCTTTTACTTCAGGAAGACTATATGCTAGTTTATATGTTTTACTTTTTATACCACTTATAACATCATTCATAACAATTCCAGTATCTGTGCCTTTATTAAAACTATCTTTATTTCTAAGATTTATATTTTTTCTTATTAAGAAATCTATACAATCATTATAAAGTTTTATAGACTCTTCAAATTTCTCTTTTATTGCTGGTACAGTACTATTAAAAGTACTTAGTTGAGATATATTAGGGCCTTTACATATAATACCTTTATTATTTTCAACTAATATATATTCAATATTACCTTGTTTTAGTTTTTGACCCTTATTTGCATTAAAAGCCTTATGTTCGAATGTACAATCAACTATATAGTAGAAATCCTTGATTGTTTTATTTTCAAGAACTTCTACTAAAGTTGATACTAATGTTTCTTTTCTATTAAGGCTAATGAATTGAGCCAAATCTTCTTTTTTATATTTTTGAGTTTCCTCAAATAATACTAAGATTTTGTCATTCATTGCTAAGCACCTCTTATAATGTTAAATCTTTATAATCACTTGGTGAATAAGTTTCATTTTGAGGTTCATCTGCTCCTACATTAGTATTTCTAGAACTTCCACCTTCTGAACCTTGTTGTGGCGGAATATATCCATTATTTTGTGGAGCTGTATATCCGTTGTTTTGTGGAACAGAGTAACCATTATTAGGATTATAACCATTTTGATACCCTCCATTGTTATATCCTGAGTTGTTATTTCTGAACGAACCACCATTATTTTGTTGTAAAGAATCTTTCTTTACGATATTGTAATCTGGAGATTTTTCTGAAGTTTTATTTGTGTTTTCGAAAGCTACATATTTAACTCCATTAATCTCAAAAGATAAATATTCTTTACCGCTTTTACTTTGATTCACCCATAACCCCCAAGATTCTCTTCTTGGTTGACCATTGTTTTGATAATTGTTTCCGTTATTATAATTACCATTATTATTTCCACCTTGGTAACCATAATTTCCTTGTTGATTTCCTTTTCCTAATGCCATTTACACTTCACGTCCTTTCATTTATTAAAATATAAACCATAGTTTTTTATTACTATGGTTTTTATTCATTTTTTAAAGTTCTATTTCAATCTCAGAAGTTGCGTTCTTCAAATTCAATTGAATATTTATGTTTTCTATGAATTCTATTTTTTCTTGTTCTGTTTTATCTAACTTTTCTTGTAAGTCTAAGAAGTTGTCTTGGTATAACTGATATTGTTTTGTAGCTTCTTCTATAGCTTCCATATCTTTAGATGTAGAAGTATTTGCTTTCTTACTTACTGATTCAAGTAAAGATTCTTTTTTACTTTCTACATTTGTTTTTATTTTATTGATTTCGGAATTCATTTTGTTTAGTTGATTCTTAAGAATATATTCACTCATATCTTCGCTAGATTTTAATTTCTCTAAAGCTAAAGCTATGATATATTCTTTATCTCCTATTTTAATAGTTTGAGTTGCATTGAATTTTAAAATTTCAGCTCTTATTTTGTTTCTATTTTCTTTTAATTTCACATAAGAATCATAAAGAGCTATAGCATCTGCTTTATTTTTTTCAAAAGTTTCTTTATATAAAGCATATTCTCCTACTGTTCCAACATTAAATAATTTCATAGAAGAAAGCTGAGTTTCTATTTTGTCTATTTTCTTTTCGTACAACTTTACTTCTCCTAACCATTCAGTTACTGTTTTTTTCATATTACATCACCTTAATCCTTTAAATTATAAATTTTATTTTTTAAATTTTCATTAATCCAACTAATTTTCCAATCACATCCAAGATATGAAAACTCTATATCTTCAAGTTTATTTGCTTCATCTATTGCTATTATGAAATCACTTTCTAAAATACCATAAGAAAACTCTTCATATTTATAAGATACAATTTCTATTAAATCTTTTAAATCTACTATTAATTGGTCTTTAAATTTGAATTTTTTTGATTCCATATGCTCTAGTAAGTATAAACAAGAATTAAATAGTTGTTCATCATAAAACTTAATTTCATTGATAGAAGCGCAAAATTTACTTATTCTTTTTACTTCCATTTTTACTCCTTTATTATATAATAACTTTTAATATAAAGTCAAGAAAAATTTTTTAAATTTTAAATATACTTTATCTTTTTCACCATATTCTGCTTTTAAGCAATTAAGAATTGTTTGTTTAAATCTACTAATTCTATCTATAACTTCTTCTTTTGAAAAAGAATATACTGATTCTCCATCTATATCGTCAAATATATAAACATAATAATTATTATGTTTTAAGAATTTTTTTTGTTTTAAACCAAGTAAAAATGCTTTATAATTAGATTTTGTTTCTTTTTCTATTAGTTCTTTTATAGTTTTATAACAATCTGTTGTACCAAATATATAACCAAGAAGCTTTTCTTTTTCTAGTAGTTTTAAAATTTCTTCTTCTTGTTCAGTCATATTTCCTCCTATACACAAGCAGTTAAAAATTTTTTACAAAGTTCATCTTCTCCATATTCTTTTTTATAATATTTTAGGAATTTTTCTACATCAAAATCTAATGATTCAAAAGATTCTGCTGGAAAAATTTTATTTTCTAAATAACAATAAAAAAGACCACCATCATCATCAAAATCTGGATTTCTTTGTCCTAATTCAAACAAATCATATAAATCATCTGATTTGTCAACTAATAAATAATACAAATCTTCGTAATAACGTATTCCTTCTTCTTCTAAAAACTCAAAGTCATCTCTTTTAAACATTTCAATTAAAATTTTTTCTTTTTTATTCATTCTCACTCCTAAATACAGGCAGTCAAATATTTTCTATAAAGACTGTCTTCTTCACCATAATCTTCAACATATTTTTCTAAGAAATCAGGTATGTTAGTGCTATCCAATATATCTTCTCTTTCATATTGAGTAATTTCATTATTAGCACTATCATATGTATACAAATAATAATTTTCATCTATGTCGTTTTCATAATTATCCATACCTAGATAAAATGCATCTAATTTACATGAAGTATTGTCCATAATTAGTCTTTCTAATTCAAACCAATATTTGCCATCTAATATGTTGATATCAGAACCTTCAAAATCTACTCTTTCTAACATTTCTATTAGCACTTCTTCTCTTTCAGTCATTCTTTTTCCTTTCTTTTTATTTAAAATATTCAGTAACATATTTATTATTGCTAAAATTTTTTTTATGAAAATCTTCGAAATATTTTTCTAGTGTTAAAACACTTAATAAAATATTAGATTTATCCCATGTTTTAATTCTATAATCATAACAAGCTTTAGCTATAGAATTAGCTCTTACTAAAGTATAAAAATAAATTTTTGATTTACAGTCACCATGTTTTTTTGTTTTTACTCCAGTTTTAAAAGCGAAAAATTTATCTTTACATTTTTGTTCTATCAATTCTTCTAAATTAAAAAATACATCACCTTCAAAAACTGAAAAGAACTTAAAATTTGTACTTGTTAAAATCTTCATAATTAAAGCAGTTTTTTTCATTTATACTCCTAAAAAAAGACTAGAGGTTTTACCCTCTAGCTTCTTTATACATTTCTAATGCATCTTTATACATTTCAGATAATACTTCAGCAGCTTCTTTAGTTCTGAAATAGTTTCCAGCTTCAAATCTTTCTTTATCTTTTTCTGTTCCTAATTCCATTGAAGCAACTATTACTCCCAAACCATTTACTGTATAATATTTTTCATTTTGTGGAACTCTAGAATTATTTAATTCTTGTTCTTCTCCTAGTTTATTAAGAGCATCAATCATTTCTTTAATTCTTTCAGCATCTTTATTTTTCATAACCAAAGGTTCTTTACTTGATATTAAATCATTTACTATTGCAGCTCCTAATGGAAACTCATCAATAGTTTCTTCGTAAAGTTTTTTATCAACTCCTTTGATTATTACACAAGTATGGTCTTCACCTACCTTAGTAAATTCTACATCGAATAATTTTTTAGACATTTCACATCACCTGTTCCTTTTTTTAAATTAATAATATTATAATATATTTATTGACTCGTTGTCAATAATATTTTCAACAAAATTTACTTCTTTTAAATACTGTAAGAAAATAGTACTAATTGCTAATTTAGCGTAATCAGTCATTTCTCTTTTTTCACCATTTATCTCACAATACATATAATTTTTGTCCCAAAAGTTATATACTCTAAAAGCATATTTTTTACCTTGATACATCATATCTACTACTACTTGATATTTATTATCTTTATCTCTAAAACTAAACATATTTGAAATAAATTTATCATCAGGAAGTTCAATTAAGCCATTAGTTTCATAATATGTTTCTTTATAATATTGTTCTAAAGTTTTCAGCACCAATCACTTCCTTTTGTATATGTATTTTCATTTCTATGATTATGCCATTCTAGATTTTCATCTAACTCAAATTCTATTTGTTCTAATAAGTTTTTTATAATTAAACTTGTATGTTCATCGAATTCGACATTTTTTACTATTTCATAATCAAAATGTTTATTTGTATATTCTATTTTATTTCCCGTTACTGGTTTATCTTCTTCAATTAGAAAGAAATCTACTATATAATATTCATTTTCGTTTTTATTTTTTATTTTAATAAAAACTTCATTCATGTTTAAACCATAAATACTTTCTATTTTAGAATTTTTATTTATTTCTAAACCATCAGGAAAAAGCTTTTTAAATTCTTTCTTTATTGTTTTCATAATTGTTACCTACTATTTTTTACTAATTTTTGATATTATTTTCGCTATTTTTACTTTTTCTAATAATTCATTTTCTCCGCCGGCGCATTTTTCATTTCTTATAACTGGTTCTTTATAAGGTAAATAAATATATTCTTTAAAACCTAATTTATCAAAAGTATTTCTTAAAGCATCTATAAGTTTTTTAGAATAATATTTTTCATCTTTTAATGCTTTCATATAAACACCACTTAAATCTCTATCTGAACGAATTATTTTAAAAAGACAATGTGCACCAGTATATTCTAAAGAAACATAAGAATCATCTTTTAATTCTGTATATTTAAGTATATTAGTTACAAATTTATTTTTAGATAAACTTTCAAAATATTCAAAATTTCTTTCTAAATGTGGAAGAGTTAAAAGCTCTTTACTTATTACATATACTTCATTAAAACTTCCATCTTCTTTTTTTCTATTTTGTTCTTTATGAATTTCTAACTTATAAACTTTAGTTTCTTCTAAGTTTTTACAATTTACTTCATATACCATATTTATAAAGTTCATCTCCTTTTTCTTTTATTAGAGTTTTATTTTCAAAACCTTTACAATTCCAATAATTTATATCTTCATATAATTTATTTACAACAACGGTTCTTATTTTTATAAATTCTAATTCTTTTGTATTTCCTTTTTTTGAAAATTCATTTCCATTTACATATATTGGATTGTCATCTTCATCATATATTTCAAAAGGTATATAATATTTTTCACTCTTTATTTCTTCTTTTAATAAAAATGCTAATTTAAACTCTGTAAATTCTCCATATTTTATTTTATTAAATTTTATTATAAAATAATTTTTATTTTCTTCTAAAAAATCTTTTAATTTTATCTTATTGTTTTTTATAGAAAAGAAATATTTAGAAACCATAGGATTTTTTTTTATTTTTATTTTTTCATAAAAAGCTCCAGAAAAACAAATAAAACAATTTTTTAAAAACTCTTCATACTGTTTAAAATCTGTTATTTTGTTTAAATCTTCAAGTGTTTTTCTCATATCTCTCCTTAAAATTAAAACAGAGGATTTTACTCCTCTGCTTTACCAAAGTATCCTTCAAGAAATTTTTTTCCGAAGGCTTTTACGAGTTTACCATCTTTTTCTACTTTTAATTCTGCTAATTCTTCTTGTGTTTTATTAAATAATTCATCTCCATAAGTCTTATATGCTAATTCAACTGTTTTAGCTGTTTCAGAACCTACTCCAGCTATAGAGTTTAACGGCATTAATATCTTATTAGGATTTTTTTTATCTGGAACGCAAGTAGTAGCTTTAGAAGAAAAATCTGGTTTAACTATCTCGAAACCTCTCAGTTTCATTTCATATACTATATTACCTATATGTATGTTACTTTTTATTTTTGCTTCATTATCACTCGCATGTCTACAATGTGCATGAAATTTATATAATTCTTCATTAGTATTCACTTTGTTGAAGAAGTCTATATAGTCAAAAGTATTGTTGGAAGTATTAGTTACTCCATATCTATTTATTGCAGCAGCATAAAATGCTTGAGGATAGTGTATTTTATAATACATTATTCTTAAAGCGTTGATTATATAAGCGGTTGCGTGGGCTTTCGGAAAAAGATATGTTATGCTATCCAATATTTCTACATACCAATTAGGACATTTTTCTAATAATTCTTTTTTAAATTTTTCTATTCCTTTTCCTTTTCTTACATTTTCAGAAACAAGAAAAGCTGTTTTTGGTTCAAAACCATATTTATAAGTTAATTGTTGAAATATAATATCTCTGTACGTTACCAAATCCGTCAATGGTTTTCCTTCTAATATATATTCTTTTTGAGATTCTAAAACCATTTTACCATGTGTAATCGCTGAGAAAGCAATTAGTTCATACATAGATTTTACTCTCATATCTTTTAATGTTTGCATTGCAAATTCAGTGTTCATTTCTGAAATAGCTGTTGTATTTGCATTAAAAGGATATATTATATTTTCATCTTTTAAATTTAAATATTTTGTATCCAATATAGCTTTATATAAATCACTATCATTAAACTTAACATTTCTAAAATCATATCCTGTAAATTCTTCTAATTCTTTTAACATAGTCGGGTCGGAATGTCCTAAAAGGTCCATTTTTACGAGGTTTGCTTCGATATCATGATAAACCCAGCTTGAACTAAGTTCAGCTTTATTAGGATTATCAGAGACAAAAACTTGTGGTGTTACATATTCAAACTTCGCAGCTGCTGGTTTTATGAGCATTCCGCCTGGATGACTTCCTGAAGTACGCATAGAATGGATGTTCCTTGACATGTATTCTATATCAAACTCTTCAGCTTGAACTTTTTGCTCTATATTAGGTATATTTCTAAATATATCATTTATTAATGCATCTTGTCCATATTCCATTTGTGTTCCAGACTTAATTACATTTTCTTCACCGAACATATTGATATATTCTTGTTGAACCTCCAACTGTACATTTTCAGATAGGTTAAGGTCACAATCAGGCACTTTAGTAGGTTTTATGCGGTTTTGTTCATCTCTTTCTATCCAACCTACGAAATTATGAGCTTCTATATCATATCCATCACCATACATATCATTTCCACAAACAGGACATTTTTTTATTTCAAGCTCTGGACCTACTTTTCCTTTTTCAGTATGCCATTCTACATGATGACAATGTTCACAATAGTAATGAGATTCTAACGGTAAGACTTCAGAAATTTTAAGGCAATAACTTAGAAGCATGCTACCTACAGAACCTCTTGAACCTACTATATACCCTTTTTCTTCTGATTTAATAACTGCAAATCTTGCTAACATATATAATATTTCATAGTTAAAATCTGCTGTTAATTCTATTTCTTCTTCTAGTCTTTTTCTTATTTTTTCATTTATTCCTTCTTTTGTTCCATCAGTAGACCATTTCTTAATTGCGAATTCCCAAGCAAGTTTTGGCATTTCTTCTTTTGGATTTATGTCTGGATAATCTGGAATAAATAATTTATCTGGAAGAAGAGTTATATCGAAAGCATTAACACAAGAATCTGCTAGTTTGTTTGTATTATCGTGCATTTCTTGTATTTCTTCTTTTGTAAATCCTTGTTTGGTGTAATCTTCTATTACATCTTCATATGACATAATATAAGGTTGTGTATCTATGGAGAAGTCTTCATCAGTAGAAACTCTTTTTTCGTCTGGTTTTCCATAACTATTATTTAGTAAACCAATATACTTTTATTTTTAATAATAGTCAGGAAATATTGCTATAAACTTCCATTCTCCTAAATCAACAATTTTACCAGTACCTTTATTTGTAACTTTTTTTATAAATATTTTTTTGTTAAAAAGTTCTTTTTTTTCAAGCCAGCTTGGTTTTGCATTAAACTTATCATAAAACTCTTTAGTTGTTTTAAAAAATATTTTTTCTTTAGTTAATGTATTTTCAACTTCAAATGGTAAATTTTTTATAAAAGATTTTAAATCGTTTTTAATTCTATTTTTAAAATATTCTATAGAATAATCTTCTTTTTTGCATACATAACACATATTATTATCTACATAATATATATGGTTACTAGATAAACCATTAACTATATTTCCACCAGTAATATTTTTTTTATTATCATTAAACTCTTTATATAATTCTCTTGCACATTCAGATGCACAAAAATATTCTTTAATTATTTTTCCTGTTTTGTAATCACATAAAACAAAAGGTATGTTATTTTTATTTTTTTCTATCATTTCTTGTCTTTTTTCTTTAGAAATGTTTTGTAAAAATCTATAAGAAGTTTTTCCGACTTCTCTTTTTTTCCTTTCTTCCCAAGACTTAGACATACGCTTTCTTGTTTCTTCAGTATGTTTTTTTCCAAAAAAAGGATTTTTTTCACCTTTAAAATCAATATTTTTATTTTTATATTTATTTTTTAATCCTTCTTCGTTATATGTTCCACCTTTTGTCATATTGTAACCATTAGGATATAAAGAATTTAATTCTTTTATAAATTTTATTTCTAAAGAATTTGCCTCATCTAAATTTTCTGTTTGAGCCAAAAGCTCTACTTTAAAACTTTCTTCTCCTAACTCCCTTATTGCTTCGTGAAATTTATTGTTTTTATCATATTCTTTATTAAGTCTAGCTTTTCCTAAATGCTGACCAAATCTTTCAACTATTCCTATTTTTGTTCTACCTACGTAGACTTTATCATTTTTAATATTTGTTACTTTATAAATAGAATACATATTATCAACTCCTAATTAATTTTATATATCCTATTATAGCATAAAAAAATATTTTTTTCAAATTTTAATGACTATATCATACTGCTTTTTAACAAGTGCAGCCCTAACGCTTCCAAACTACGAATTTCACGTAGAATGTACTCTACTCACTTCCATCTTTCGATGTGTTTTTGATAGTCGATTGACTTTTTTTATTTTATAAATAAAACTTAGCACAGGATTATGATTTTAAACACTTCCCCTGTTAGCATGAAAATTAACAACCATTTCCTGTTGCTACTAAACGTTTTTCACACACCCTAGATTTCTAGGTTCATTAGGTTTTCTTATATATCTTATCTTGTTTTGATATATTCGAGGCTATAATTTGGTTTAACCACGCTTAAATACACTTCTTAATTCTCTATCATCTTTATGAGATACATGAGCATCTGATACTATAATACAAGGAACATTTTCTTCTTTACATATATCATATACTCTTCTATGAAGTTTATATACGTCTTCTATACAAGTTATATTAGGATAATCTTTGTGTTCTACCATAAAGCTATTATTCCATGAAGGTTGTATTTCCACAGCATCTAGTTTTCTAATCCATTCTCTAAATTCTTCTTCTTTATCTTGTACTATTAGTTTCATGTGTTTACCGAAAGCACAAGCTGAAGAATAAGCAAAATACTTTCTTACTTCTGGGTCAAATAATTCTTTGTATGGAAGAACAGGTCTTTTACCATACATCTTTTTATCTTCATCAGTAGGAGAAGAAAAATATTCTTTATACGATTTAGTAATTAGTTCATATAATTTTACTAATCCTGGATTAATAGTAAGTGGTTCTCCTTTATAGTCTATTGTTTCATCAGGAGATTTTAATAATACTATAAAGTGGTCTCTTTCTATATTATCAGTACCGTTTAAATCTTTTCTTAGTTTCTCTAATTCTTTTTCTGTTCTAACTTTATTTAGTTCTAAGTCTTTTATATTTTGTTTTAATTCTTTTATAGTTTTATTACAATCTTCTAATTCTTGTATTTTTATATTTAAATTTTCAGTAGCTTCAAATTTTTCTTCTTCTGAGATTGTTTTTCTATTTGTTAATCTTTTATATTTATCTCTTTCTTCTCTTATAATAGATAAGTTATTTTGTTGTTCTTCTATTTGGAAGTTTATTTTGTCTAGTTCATAATCAAAATCTTTTGATTCAAGTTCTTTTATTTTATTTTGAGTATCTAGTATATATTGTTCATTTGAAACAGTGTAAAATTCACAACCAAGAATAAGTTTTTTATCAGTTTTTCCTTTTAACTTATTTACAAAAGGAATAAAAGCAAAAGCTACTCCGTGGTCTGTAATAGCTATAGCATGACATTTATTTGTTTCAAATGCTTTTAAATAATCTTCTGGAGCACTAAGTCCATCATTTTTAGAATACATAGTATGACAATGTAATTCTGCTCTTGATATTTCATGATGTTCTTTTGTTTTATTTTCTATTTCTATTTCTGCAATATCGTTTATATTAATAACATAGTCTTTTTCTTTGCCTAGTTTTTGTTCACTCTTTTTAATATAAGTTGAATTAGATTCTGTTAATCTACCTTCTACTTGATAATATTTTCCTGTTTTTAAATTAATAGGTACTTGTTTAAAGATAAAACCTTTAACGCAAAGTCTTTTATTTGGAACTTCAAATAATAACTTTGTAGCGTATCCTTTTTTAGTTTTCTTAGATTCACATTCAACAAGATAAAGAATAGTTTTTAAATTCTGATTGACGTGATTAGAAAGCTTAGTTATTTCAGTAATAGTTTTACCGTCAATAGTTGTTTTCTTATCAAGAGTAATATAAAAACTATAATCTTTATAAGAACTTTCTAACTCTTCTAAATGCTTTTTAAGTTTATCTTGTTTATCTAAATCATTAGTTCTTATTTCTACAGTTTTAAGTTCATTATTTATTATTAACTTAAAACCTTTATACATGACAAGCATGATTAATCACACCTTTCTATTTCTTTTTTTCTTCTTTTTCTTTCTTTATGTCTTTTATTATCTTCTTTGTTTTAATAACAACAGATAATAATGCATTTAGTTTAAATATATTCATTTTTTAGGCACCTCCGGTTTTTTATTAAAATTTATTTTATTTTTTTGTTGTTTTTTTTTCTGTTTCATCAATTAATGTGTTACCAGCTGAAATAACAAAAATAAAAGTAAAAACAAATGAAATTAAAATTCTATAGTCATTCTCTATTAAAATTAAACCAATTTTGTTCAGTAAAAAGAATATTAAATTCAATAAAACAAAAATAAATAAAATAGAAAATGTTATTAAAAAACCTGATTTGAAAGATTTAAACATATTTACTCCTTTTCATTTATTAAATCTAATATAAGTTTATCACTTATACCATATTTATCTTTCAGATTTTCAAGCATCATTTTAGTTTTTATAAAAGCATTATCTGTTTTAATTATATTTTTATTTAAATTAAAATCATTTAATACTTTTATTATTAGCATATCATTCTGAATTTCAATAGAGGCTATTTGATGTACTTGATGTTCTAATGGTAAATAATTTTCATTCCAGTACTTAATAAACTCTTCATATTCAAATTCTTTATTTATTTTTTCATCTTTATAGTCTATTAATTTTATTTTCATTATTGTCTCCAATTTATAGTAAATTAATTATTCCGCTAGATAGAATTCCTAACGAAATTAAACATAAGCAAAAACTAATTAAATTTTTTGTTTTATTCTTTTTATTTCTAAAGTCATCACATAAGTCTTCAAAAAAACTTATTGTTAAAAATAATTGTATTATAAAAATTGTTATCCAAACTACAGAAGCAATTATTATTAAAAAAGAAAATAAATAAAACATCATAAGCCAGCTCCAGTAATTACTTTTATTATATTTGCATATATGTAAATATTAAAAATACAAAAAAACATCATTAAAATATAGAAAAATCTTTTAATTTTAATCAAATCATTCCATTGTTGATGAATGTATAGTCCTAGATATATAAAACTACATACCATAAATATCATTATAAATACACTAAACCATATAACAAACATAGTTTTACTTCCTTTCTGTATCATATATTATATAAAATGCGCCGGCGCATCGTTTTAGGATACGCCAAGCTTAATTATTTTATTAATTTAGATTCACGAATTTCTTTATTTAAATTTTCAAGTTCTTTGATACTAGAATCTCTATCTATTCTAGCTTGAATTTGTATTTCTTTAGTATCTAATATTCCTTGTTTAATTATTTCAAAACTTTGTTTTAAAGTTTCTACATCTATTGCTGCTGTGTTAGCCGCTTTTGCTATTTCAACAGAATTCTTAGATACATTTTTAGCATTCTTTAGAATTAGTTCATTAGTTGCTTTATCTACTTCAGCCATAGTTCTAGAAATTACTCTTTGTCTTCTTAAATTAACTGCTATTACTATAGCATTTTTAAATACTGGTAAAGTAGTAATTATACTAGATTGTATTTTTCTAGAAAGATTAAAATCATTATTTAACATCATTTCTAACATAGGTAATGTTTGTAAAGCTACTGTTTGAGTAGTAATTAAATCCAATTTCTTAGTAGAAACCATATCTGTTAATGTTTGTAATTGAGTTAATTGTTTAGTCTTTTCTTGTTCTTCTATATTAACAGATTGTTCTAAATCATCTTTCTTTTCTAGTAAATTATTTTCAACCATAGATATTGCATTAATATAATTAGTAATATCTTTATAATAACTTTCTACAGTTTTATACATTTGAACTAAATCTCTTTGACCTTTATCTATATCTTGTTTATATTTTAATAATTCAACAGAAACAGTATTAATATCTTTTTCTATAGTGTCGTATTTAGCAAATACATCTTTTGCTCTTCCTAATATTTTATTAAGCCAATTATCTTTAGGAGGTTCTTTTTCAAAATCAGATATATCTACTTTTTCCATTATCTTAGTAAGACTAATTAAAACATTACTAGCTTTTTCATTTTTAACATCTTTTGTATTTCTCAAAATAGTATCTGACATTCTAGCTAGTTCTTCTGCTGGTTTAGAACCAAATATTAATATACTAGTAGGGTCATTTAGTTTTAATTCTTTTGTTAAACTTAATACTTGTTGAGAATTTTGTGTTTCTAAAGCATATTTTTCTAAATCTTCTTTTTTTAATTCAACTAAATCGTTCATTCTATCTCCTTTTAAGTATCAAAAGAAGAGGATTAACCTCTTCTAATGATTGTTTTTCTAATGAAATCAATTGGTATTATCAAGAAAGCTAATGCTAATGCTAAACCAAAATGTTTTAAATCCATAGGTACAGTAGAGAAAATTCTTCCTCCGTATTGTATTATAAGAGATTGAACTATTGCTATACCTCCCATAACAAATATAAAGTTTTTATTTTCCATTATATGTTCAAATATATTAATATCATTACTTCTAGTATTCAAACTATTAAATAATATACTATATATAAAGAAAGTAAACATAAATGTTTCTACTGTTTTAATATCGTTAGTACCTATAATAGTATGTATTCCAAACCAGTTATTTAATATAGTTAATGAACCAAAAGTGATAAATATTCCAGCTAAACCTATACTAGATTTCATATAACTAGTAAGAATACTATCTTTCTTGTCTATTGGTTTTTCATTCATATATTTATCTAAAGCTGGTTCTCCAGCAAATGATAAACTAGCAAGAGTATCCATGATTAAATTAATCCATAATATTTGTACTATAGTAAATGGTTCATTAATTCCAAATAATGGAGCTAATATAGATATTAATATAGTAGCTACGTTTACCGTTAATTGAAATATAATAAACTTTTGAACAGATTTAGTCATAGTTCTTCCATTTAATACAGCTCTTTCTATAGAGCTTAAAGAGTTATTAAGAATTATTATATCGGAAGCTTCTTTTGCAACCTCTGTTCCATCGCCCATAGCATATCCAACATCCGATGTTTTCAGTACTGGAGAATCGTTAGTCCCGTCTCCTGAACTAGATACAACCATTCCTAATGATTGAGCTACATTAGCTACACGTTTTTTGTCATTAGGTAAAGCTCTTGAAACAACTTTTAATCTTGGTATGAATTCTTTTAATTCTTCATCTGATAACGCTACTAGTTCATCATGAGTAAGAACCACATCATTATCACTATTTATAATTCCAGCATCTTTAGCAATAGCAACAGCAGTTTCTTTTCTATCTCCTGTTACCATTACTACTTGTATTCCAGCTTTATTAAGATTAGCTATAGTATTTTCCATTCCTTGTCTTAAATTATCTCTAATACAAGCAATAGCTATTAATTCTTTTTCTGAATTAGTTTCTTTTACTAAAGCTATTAATCTCATACTTCTAGCTGTTTGATTTTCTGATGTTCTATTAATAGCATCTATTTGTTCTGGAGTTAAAAATGCACATTGATTTACTAATACTTCTGCTGCACCTTTAATATATTTAACTCCATTTTTAAGAGTAACAGCTGCATATTTAGTTACAGAAGAGAATTGTTCTTTTGATTCTATTTCATCTCTATTAAAATCATTAAACTTATTTTCTATTAAATAATCTAATAAACATCTATCTGTAGCATTACTTCCTACTGCAACTCCATTACTTTCCATAGAGTCATTGTTTAATCCACAACAATTTACAATATCTTGTTTTAATTTTTCATCTAATAGATTTATATTACTGTATAAGATACCTTCTTTTGTAATAAACTCTACTAGTTTTAATTTACCTTCTGTAATAGTACCTGTTTTATCTGATAATATTATATTAGTATAACCAGCTGTTTCTAAAGATTCAGTATGTCTTAATAATATTTTTTGTTTTAATAATTTAGCACTATTGATTACTGCAACAAGAGTGGTCATCATAGGTAATCCTTCTGGTACTGCCATTATAATAATAGTAACAGAATAAATTACTGTACTCATTATTAAGAAAAATGCGCTGGAGAAATTTATTGTTTCCGCTGAATAAAATCCTTTAATTAAATTAATAACTAAATATATTGCACCAGCACTGTAACCCATAATACCTATAGTATCAGCTAATTTATTTAATTTTTCTTTAGAAGGACTAATTTTATCTTCTTCTAACAATGAAGAGTTTATTTGTCCAAATATAGTTTTTTCTCCTACTTCAGTTATTTTCATAACTGCTTCTCCTGAATTAACTACTGTACCTCTAAATATTTTAAACTTAGTAAATAAGTCATCACTACCAGGCATAGGGTTATTTCCTAGTTCTATTTTATCAGCATCTTCTGATTCACCATTAAGAGAAGCTTGATTCACTTTCATAGAACCTTCAATAATTATTCCATCAGCTGGTATTTTATCTCCTTGTTGTAATAAGACATAATCTCCTACTACTAAATCATTAATAAGTACTTCTTCTAATTTACCATTTCTATACGTTTTAACCATTATTCTATTAGCTTCATCTTGTAGAGCATTAAATTTTTGTTCATTTCTATAAGCACTCCAAGAAGAGAAACCACTAGCCATTAATATTGCAATAGCTATACTAATAACATCATACCAATCTGGTTCTCCAAAAGACTTATTGAATAGCATTAAAACATTAAAACCTATTTTTATTCCCAAAGCAATGAATAGAATAATAATCCATTTATCTTGTAAAGCTTCTTTAAAAAAATCCCAAAGTGTTTGAGATTCTTTTGTTAAAAGTACATTTGAACCATTATATTCTCTTGATTCTAAAACTTCTTTATCGTTTAATCCTTTATATTGTTTCGTATTAATCACTCCTTATAGTTAAAGTAAGAGAGGTTTTACCCTCTCTTAGATATATTTATTAATTACAGTTATTTGATTTGCAGCAACTACTCTACCATCTTGAGTATCTGTAGTGAAACCATCTTCACCAGTTTTAAAGTTCCAATGTCCGTTTTCATCTTTATAGATTTCAGCAAATTCTATAATAGTAAATTCAGAAGCATCTTTTGTAAGTTTATATTCACAAAGTTTATTTCCTGTTTTATTATCTGCTAAGTAAATATAAGCATTTTTAATAGAAGCAAATGTTTGTTGTCTTAAGTCTGCTTCATAGATACTAGCTGTTACTATTATTTTATCAATATTAGAATCTAGTTTATCTACATTTACAGTACCAACTTCATCATCAGCATCTCCTTCGCCAGTTCTATTATCTATAGAACCTACTATACCATTTACTCCAAACTTATTATTATAGAAAACTAAATCTTCATCTTGTACGAATTTTCCATTTCTAAGAACTACGAACGATAAGTCTAAGTCTGCTTTTGGACTATATTCATCCGCTGGGTCCCAGCATAATCCTACTCTAAAGTCAGATACATTTAGCTCCTTTTTTAAGTTTATTGGTTGTCCTTTTTTTAAATTAATCATTGTTAAATCACTCCTTTTATTTTATAATGTTTTTAAATCTTTTCCTTCTAATTTACCATATTCTCCTACAGCTTTGAAAACCCATTCTTCATTTTCTTTATAGAAAGAACCGGCATGTAAACTAGTATTACTTCCACCATCTTTTGTTATATCATATTTACAAATTTCTTTGTTAGTATTAACATCTGTAAGTCTAACATAAGCATTATCTACTTTATTAAAACTTTGTCTTCTCATTCTTGCATTATATATTATGATAAACATATCTATAGATATAATATCTTCTGGTAATTTGTTAAAGTAGATGTCAATGTTTTCATCATCTCCGACTCCTTCTCCAGTTAAGTTATCATGGTCTAAAGATATTCCTGGATAATGTTTATCTGCATAATATAATATTTTTTTATGACCATCATTGCTTTTAATTAAACACATTAAATCCAAATCATAATTTTCTCCTCCGTAATCTTCATTAGGACTCCATCCTCCAGAGAATCTAACGTGTTCAAGAGTAGAATGTTTAGATAAGTTAATAGTTGAGCCTTTAGATAATTTAATACTAGAACCTACTTTTTTTGGTTCTTGAACTACAGGTTCAGTTTTAACCTCTTTTGTTTTACCGCCAAATAATTTACCAAATAATCCCATTTTAAACACCTTCCTTTTTTATTTTTAGAAAAGTCCAAAGAACTTTTTCTTTTTTAATGTTAATATATCTTCATAATGTAAAGAACTCTTTTTTGTTTCAAGATTAATACAAGTAAAATAATCTTCTTTTATATATTTTTTCAATAAACTAGAACCACTTATATTGAGCACTATTACATCGAAACCTAAAGAACTTAATAATAAAATAATAAAAACCGTTTCTATGTTTATACTGTTATTTAATTTAAAACATACTTTTGGAACTGAATTTATTCCATCAAATCCTTCATAAAGTTTTATGAATTGAGAATCAATTAAAACACTTTCAGTTATTCCTTTATCTCTATCAAGATTATTTAAATCTATAAAACAATTATTTATTATATCTATTAAATTATCTATTATTTTTTCTTTTGTTTTATCATCAAAATCAAGTTTTTCTTTATCTTCTCTATAATTAAAGATTTTATTTCTTTGTCCTTTTATTGCTTTAAATAAATGAAAACAAGAAACTAAATTCATATAGAACCCTTTAAAATTAAGTTTTTCTCTATAAACTATATTTTCTGAAGAATCTATATGTTTTAATAATCTTTGATATTCATATATATCTTCATAACAACCATTTATTTCCACGCATACGTGAGGCATTTGAATTTTATTATCTATTATTTCATAACCTTCTCTAAACTTAGCTTGTTCATTTAGCATTCCATATATATCAGCTATAGCACAATCATAAAGAATTGGTTCTATTTCATATTGATTGTTATTTTCTTTGATTGTACTTTCATTATCATAAAGCATATTTTTTATTTGTTCTTCTATTATTTTTGCTGTACTAACTATTTTTTTAGTTTTTTTTTTTATTTCTAGTATTTTTTCTAAAGAAATATTTCTAAAATCATCAGTTTCATATGTTTCAGTTAAAAAACATTTATATTTTTCTCCTCCTGGAGATATAACTATTATATCAAATCCTAAAGCATAAAGCAATAGAAAAAAATAAAAATCTTCTTTAATAACTTCACCATAGTAAATACATACTTCATTATAAGCTATGTTTCTACTTAATATTTGTTCTTTATATTTAGTTAAAAATTTAGCAAATCTAATTTTAGTATTTTTCTTTTTTATATTTGTCTGATAATCAAACTCTTGAGAAATACTTTCTATTATAGTATCAATATTTGAAGCTAATACTTCGTTTTTATTTGAATCATTAAAAAAATTTATAAATTCATTTTCTTTAAAAGGTTCTATTTGAACATCTGATAAGTCTATTTTAGAATCAAAAAACAGCCAGTTTTTATTTTTGGCTGTTTCATATACTGTTTTTACTTTACTTTCAAAATTTTCAAAATATCCTGAATAACTAATGAATAAGTTTTTAAATTTTCCTGTTTCTATATTTGTTCTTTCTGCTTTTGATTTTTCTACATAAGATAATAAGTCCAGTATATTATTAAAGTTCATCGTATTGCACCATTACTATATAAACAGGAATTCTTGAATATCTACTATCAAAAATATTATCACTTATTGATGTAGTTATTTTTATATTTTTTTTATCTTCTATAAAATCATTTATTCTACTTTCCAATAATTCAAAGTCTTCATGTATACTTTCTATTGGTTGTGAAAACACTTTAACTTTCATATTTAATCCTCTCTTTCTTTTAAATTAACAATAAATAAAACTTTTTACTTCTATTTCAAATTCATACTTATTAATTAATTTTTGTTTTACAACTCCAAATATTTTTATTTTTTTGTTTAGTTCTAAAGAATTTGATGAAATATCATTAAAATATATTTGTATTTCTCCATCATCTGTTTTTAATGAAGCAAAAATTAGGTTATTCGATATGATTCTTGTCGAAGTTAAGATTCCAGTTAATTCTATTTCTTCGTTTAATTTAATCATATTCCCTCCTATGATTCACAATCATCTAGTTCTATAAAATTATTATCTTCTCTTTGAGATACCCATATATTTTCAATATTTAATTTTGCATTATCTAATTTTTCTCTTAATTCTTCTAAGTCACAATGATGATATGAACTATGAAGCGTAATCAAGTTTTTATAATGTTTTTCTTTTTTTATATTTTTTAAAAACTTAATTGATTCTTCTATATTCATATGTCCGAATCTACCAAGAGTTCTTAGTTTATTAGTCCAGTGTCTTTCTGAATTAATAAGTTTTTTAACATCGTAATTAAATTCAAGAGCTAAATTTTCACATTGTAACATTTGTTGTTTTATATTTTCACTCATGAACCCACAATCGGTAACCCAGCATAGTTGATTATCATTAAATCTAAAACCAAATGTCTTATTTGCATCATGATATACTGCAAAAGGATATATTTTAATATCTCCAATAGTAAACTCTTGATTTTCTTCTATATCTATTACATTAACTGTTCTAGTAACTCCAGAACGTTTATCTTCATGACTAAGATATTTAGTTTTTCTATTTTCTTCATTAGCATAATGTTTAGGGCTAAGATACATAGGTATATTTAAATCCATACATAATCTTCCTGTCCACGGATTAAAATGGTCTGTATGTTCATGAGTAATTATTACAGCATCTAGTTTTATATCTTCACTTAATACTATTGGATTTAACAATTCTTCCATTTTAGTTTTTGTTTTGAAACCACCATCTATTAATATTGTAGTATTTTTATAATTAACAAGGCAACAATTTCCATCTGAACCAGTCATAAGAACTTTAATTTTCATTTTTTACTTCCTTTTTTTCAAAGATAAAAATATAAACGCTTCCAAGTTTTTCTTCTTTGACATCAAAATGTTTTAATTCATAATTTAATTTTTTAGAAGTTTCTAATAAGAGTTGACTGTCACCAAAATTACTTCCTAAAGTTATAAAAACTATATCTTTATTAAATATCTTACTGTATTCAGTTTCTCTTTTAGCTACATTTTCAGGAGTTTTACTACTTGTTTCATAACATGATGTTACAAAATATATTACAACAATAATAAATATGCTAAATAATATATGTGAAAATTTAATATCAAAAATATCGTCTTTTTCTAAATTAATCATTTTATTAACCTCTTTTATTCGCTCTTTGCTTTTTTTCTTCTATTTCCGCTTCTATTTCTTCTATTAAAGAACGTGTTATTTCATCTGCAGCTTCAATACATTTACGATAATGTATTCTATCTTTTAGTATATTTTCATAAGCTTCCATAAAACCTATTTGTTTATACAAATACTCTTTTTCTTTTTCATTTGTTTGTTCAAATTCATTACTAAGCATAATTTTATATATTTTTTTCATTTTTCTTTCCAGGTTTTTTAATTCTTTTCTAACTTCTTCTATAGGTTGCATTTATTCTCCTTTCTTATAGAAAATATAAACTAATTTATCACTTCCTGAATCACTGAAGAACTTTAATTCATATCCTAACTCATCTGCTATCTGCAAAATGTATTTAACCGAGTCTCCATGTCTTAATAATATAATAGTTACTTTATCTTTGTAAAAGAAAGGAGTTAATCTTTCTCTTATTACTTGTTCCTCTTCTTTTTCTACTTTTTTTAATTGTTCTCTTGCTTTTTCTTCATCAATTTCACAACCTAAAGTTAAAAACGAAACTAATGCTAACATACTTAATATTTTTAACATACTAACCTCCTTATAAAGTTAAAAGTTTTTGAACTATGTTTTTTATTTCTTCTTTGTTAATTGTTATTTTTCTTTTTAAATTATTGATGTTGTTATTAATAGAGTTCTTTTTATCTTCAACATCTTCTAATTCTAATAACAATTTTTGTTTTCTTATTTCTAAGTCTTGAAGTTGAGTATCACACATATCTAATTCTCTAGATAATTGATTTTCTTCTTCTTCTATTTCTTTAGAACATTTATCCATAGAACTCAAGAAAGCTCTGAATATAATATCATTTTCTTCTTCTTGAGCTAAGAATTTTAATTGATAACAAGTTATTAAACTGTTTTGTTTTACTATATAGATTATTCTATTGTTTGTATCTAGCAAGAAATCACTTTTTTCATGTTCTCTTAGAGAGAAGTTTCCTAAATCTTGTAATTCACTATTTCTAATAACTTCAAGAATTTCATTCCTCATATCTTCAAATTCATCTTGATTTTTCTTTACATACTCATTAAAACTATTTTCAACAAGAAATCTAACGTCTCCTTTTATTCTTTGAAAGTATCTAAAACATCCATGTTTAGTTACATTTTGTATCTCTGTCATGTAAAATCACCTCTGCTATTTGATGTCTTTTATTGAAAACAAAAGGAATAGACCAATAGTTATCAACTTCTATTTTTAATTGATTATTTTCATTCTTTCCTAGATATTTCATATTCCAATGTTTTTCTAGCTTTGCTTGATGGACATCAAAATGCTCTTCCTCTATTCTTTGTTCTGATAATAATACTTGTTTTGTCTTACCAGGGACTATTTGTTGTTTATCCTCTGTTGTAATAATAATTTTCATAATTAAACCACACTCACTTTTTTAAAATTTTGTTATTATATGAATAGAGTATGCGATAGTAATTACTACGCATACTGCTAATCCTATTATTAATAATTTATCATCATCATTCAATTAATACTCACCTTCTAATACTAATTTTTCATAATTCTTAATATTCTTATTTATATAGGTTAAATTTGTTTTAAAATATTTTATATCTTTCTTTATTTCTTCATCTACTACTCCACAACCAGAGTAACTATCAAAATCAAAATTAATTGCATTTAATCTACTTCTTATTGCTATATACATTAAGAAGTCTTCTCTTATCGACTCATCATAAGCATCAAAATCTAATTCTTTTTTTAATAATTGGCATTGATATCCTATTTTATTTACTATTTCTTTTTCTAATTGATTATCGTTTATAAATGGACTTAAATATCTTAAGTGTTTAAATAATATGTTAGACATATTCTTTTTTACTTTTTCTAAGTCTTTTATTATATCTTCTGGATATACTAAATCATTTTTATCTACTACTTTTTCAAGATTAATCCAATTTAATCTAATTAAATTGTTAACACTCTTAAGAAGTTTGTTGTTTTCCTGGATTTCTGTTTTGAAATAATCCACTTTTTCGCCGGCGGAGAAAAACTGAATTACATTATACGCAATTAACATCATTACAAAATTATTTAAACAATTTTTATTCTTTATATATTTAGATGAATAAAGACTAATAAAAGCTACTGTATCAAATCTTAATGTAATTAGTTCATTTTTCTTCTCTTGCGTTCCGTTTTTAATCTTATTTATTTTCATAGCTCTACTAAGAATACTATCATAAAATGATTTTACTTCAGGTTTTTCACTTTTAGCCATAAGCATAAAAGGAGTAAAATATTCATCTAATGTAGTAGTTAATAGTTCTATTACTTCATCTGTTTTATCTGTTTGTTTTTTTATTTTTCTCATTAGAATAACACCTCTATTATTTTATAAAAATATGTTTTTGTTGCCATTACAAATGTAAAAGCAGCGATTAAATATAGAAATTTAATGAAAACACTTTGTTTGTCTATTAATTTAAATAAAACAAAAAGTAGAGATGTTTCAGATAAATTTAATAAGCATTCTACTACATTACTTAACAATATAGTGTTATCTTCAAATATAAGACTATATATAATATGTAAGAATATTAAAATTAAAGTAAATGCACTTATTGCATCATAACCAAAAGATATTCGTAATCGCTTTGTTATTTTACATAATTGTTTACTTTCTTCAAAAAGATAAATATTAATTAAATCTAATACTGACATGTAACATATTATTAAAGCTGGTATTAATGCTATTATGTATATAATTTTCATTTTTTTACTCTCCTTATTTATTTATTAATATCTATTTCATAGAATTGTTTTATTTGTTCATAATCATTATTTGTATAATTAACATCACGTTCCATATATCTCTTTTGTAAAAACTTAATAAGTATATCTATATTATTTGGTATCATACACGCTTCATTATGAGCCATCATTCTACAATTCTTATTTTTGTTATTGAATTGAAAGAATGGTATGTAATGGTCATACAAATAATCAAACGCTGTAGCTCCCGTTTTATCTGGACTTGAACGTGAAATTCTTCCCAATCTCTGAATTAGCGGTGTAACTTCCTTAGTGGAGAATAATAAGTGTAAAGTATCAAGTCTATTAATACTTATTGCTTTATCCATAAGGGTAGTAGTAATTATTACTTTAGTTATTCCTTTATTTGTATCAGATATTATTTTATCACGTGTGCTTTTAGATATTTCTGCTGTTAAGCAAATAACTGTTTTAAACTCATCAGTATCTTTTATACTAAGGAATGTTTTTGATAAAATATTTTCTTCAAGAATTAGTTTTTTTCTTTTACATTGTTTTATTTCTTTTTCATCTTGGCTTTGATTTATTACTTGTTCTAATCCTTTTATTGTTTTTATTCTTTCTTCTTCATATTGTTCCATTAGTTCTGGATAATGATGTTTCATTATTTGCATATGATATTTATAAACCAAACTTTTTTCTTTGCAGATAACAAGTTGTGATTTATCGTTCATCATATTTGAAATGAATTTAGAAATCTTGAAGATAATCTTAGGATTGTTATAATATATATCCACAACATCTCTAAATTCCATATCTTTTTCTGATTCAATATATTTTTTAAAATATTCATTATCTCTAAGAAATATTGGTCTAAGAATAGGTACTATTAAACTACCGTCTTTAATCATTGCTTGTTTATCTGTTTTATAAATAATAGGTCCTAACATTTCTCTTATTAAAAAATCAAAACCATCATCTCTATAAGGAGTTCCTGATAATCCTAATATGTATTTTGGTCTTAATTCTTTTAATATTTCTCTTATTGTTTCACAAGAAGCTATTTGACATTCATCTTGTATTACAAAACCTATATTAGTACTAAGTTTTTCTAATATATCTTTTTTCTTTACAAGAGTTTGCATTGTAGCTAATATTACTTTTTTATCTAAATCATACTCAAGAGTTTGAGATTTAATTATACCTATTTCTTCTTTTGTTATATCAGTAAACTCAAGAATACTTTCCATAAATTGTTCAAGTAATAAATCTTGGTCTACTAAAACAAGAGTTCTTTCTTTTAGTCTAGTTATTATATTAGAAGCCATATAAGTTTTACCAGAACCTGGAGGACTTGAAAGAATTCCATATCCAAAATCAAAATCAATTATTGCTCTTATTGCCTTTTTTTGTTCATCATCTCTTGGCTCTACTTTCAAATCACATTTAATTCTATAAGACGCTCTATTATCTATTTTTTCAACACCTTGTATGTCTTCTAGTATAGTATCTATTATTTCTTTGTTACCTTTTTGTATACGATAACAAAATTCTCCTTTATACATAGATTCATGAAATGTTTCTATGATAGGAGGTACTTTATCTATTTTATACCAATTACCTTTTTGTTTAGTTACTTGATGCTCTGGATTATTATAAGTTAATCTTTTTTTAACCAAAGCAGTCAAGTAACTTCTTTCATAATCATTTTTAGGTATTAGGTATAAAAATTTATCCCTAATTATTACCATTATTTTTCCATTTCCTCTCTTATTACTTTCCAAAATTCTTCTAACTTTTCTAAAACTTCTTCAGCTTCTTTTTGTGTTTTGAAATAATTACCTTTATCATAATTTCTATCATCACATGCATAAGAAAGTTCTTGTGTTTTTTCTATTGACAACTCATCTTCTTCTATATAATAATATTCTTCTCTTTCTTCAGCTCTCCATCTTTGTTTATTACAATATTCATTTACATAACAAACAAAGTTTTCTAAATCTCTTTTTTCACGGCCACTTAATAAGGTCATAGGGCTTTTTCTTTTCCATTCTTTTTCAAATTTATTTAAAAAATAAATATTACCATCTATTATTTTAATTCCACAATGGTCTATTTCTTTTATTTTATTTTTACTTATTTGCCAAGCATAAGCATATCCAAAAACTTCTATAAAATCTATTACTAATATTTTTTCTTTCATATATTCTCCTTATATTACTTTTAATAAGAAATAACCTATTATTTGTGATAAAAATCCTATAAAAACAAAACTAAGTACTTTAATTATATCAACTTCTTTTCCTTCTTCTGTTAATCCATAAAGAGCTGCTAAACTTACAATACCTAACATTCCATAGAATAACATAAATAAATATATTATAATTTTTATATACAAATACATACTAAACCTCTTTTTTTATTAAACTATTAGTTGTTACAATTTCATTTTCACAAATATTTCCTACAACTTCTGTTAGTCTATTTAAACAATTTAAATTTAATCTAATTGCTTCGTTTTTGTTTTCTGTTAAAAATTTTCCATCTTCATAATAAACTATTGAATATTCATCAGTATATTCTTGAAAAAGAATATCTCCTTCGTAGATTTCTCTTTCTTTTTTATCTTTTAATCCAGTATATTGCATTATTTTTAATTCTTCTTCAAATAAAAAATTTTCTTCATCAAATGAATATTTTTCAATTATTTCTTCTTCTCCGTCGCAATATTTAGAAAAAGATACTGTTTTATTTATAAAATCTATTCCATATAAATTATCTTCATAACTTTTATAGTCATTTGGATAATACATTTTACCTCTGAAAAAAACTCTAAATTTAATTTCTCTCAAATTACACCTCTTTTTCTTTCTTTTCACCAAATGCTTCGTTATATAATACAGAAGTCATATAAGGGTCTATATTATAAGCTATTTGTTTATAGTATAGTTCTATATTTTCTTCTATTTTCAATTTTTCTTTTTCTTTATCTTCTAGTCTTACTACAGTAAGAACAGATTCAAAACCATCACTAAGTTTTAGTTTTATTGTATCTATTATAGTGTTTTGTACATCTTCTGCTTTTAATCCATCAGAAAACTTTTTAAATTCTCCTATTAATGGTCCTATAGTAAACATACTAATTTCATCTTTTTTGTTTACTGGATTTACTTCTATAAATACTTCTATTTCATCGTTATTTATAGAATAATCAAACTTAGTATCAAACATTTCTTTATTAGTATAAGGATTAACCATATATAGAGTACTATTAATAGGAAGTGAAACGTATTTATTTTTCTCTTTTACCATTTTATCAAAGCTATTAATCATTAATAAAATAGTATAAGTACTAACTACTCCTATAGTAGTATCATTTATATAGTTTTCTATGATAGTTTTAAATGAAGGATAAGATTTAAATTCTATTTCTTTCCATTCATTTAATTTTTCATATATTCTTTTTGTATTAATTTTCTTTATGATAATTTTCATTTAATCAACTCTCTTTTTTTGTTAAAATTGTTTCTTTTATTTTTATTATAGAAGATACTATTTCTTTATATCTTTTATTAGAAACTATTTTTTTGAAGTTTTTATAATTTTCTAAATTTAACGTCAAAACATTATTGAGATATTCAAGCTCATCATTGTTTTTCTCATCGTTAACTTTAACTTCTAAAAGTTTATTTTTTAAAGTTTCTATTTCTAAAATTCTGTCTACTAATAGTTGAAATTTAGTATTATTTATCATTTTTTCTAATTCTCTATCATCTTCAAATTTATTTAATAAAAAATCATTTAATTCTTTTAATTCGTTATTTTTCATTAAAAACAACACCACCTTTGTTTTTAGCAACGCTTTTTACATTCTTAATTCCACAATCTTTAAGAATTTCTTTTAATTCTTCTTTGTTTAAATCCTTTATATCTTTTTTATATATCTTTTTTAGTTTTTTCTTTTTAATTTTATTCTCCTTGAAATTCTCTAAGTACTAACATAGCATTCATTTTATTATACATAGATACTGAATCTTCTAAGTTTTTCATAAATACATCAGATTCTGCTTTTGAAAAGAAGAAACTAATTGCTTTACCATTTCTTATTACTGTTAGTTTAAATTGTAAATTTCCATTATAAACACTATTTTCAAAAATTATTGTTTTTGGGTCTCTAGCATTCATATGAGGAAAATTAACTTTACCTTCTTGTCTAGAATTATATAAATCTGATACTTGAGCTATTTCTAATTCTGATAAATTAAAAATTGCTTTAGAGTTATAATCGAACTTAGGTAAATTATTTTCATAACCCATTTGAGGAGCTAGAGTTATTAACAAATCTCCTGTTGATTTTGATGGTGCTAATTGTAATACTGAACCAGTTACATTTCTGTTTCCTTTAACGAACTGTAATTGAAAATAAACATTGTTTGACATATTTCAAACCTCCTATTAAAATTATTATATTATATATTATACCACAAAAGGTGATAAAATGTTAGACTTAAATTATCCTTTAGATACAATAGCTATTAAAGATTTACCTAATGCTATTAGAGAAAAAGGTAGAAACATAATAGAATATGTTAAAAATATAGAAGAATATAGAAGTAGCAATTTATTCAGTACAAGTTTAAATTTGTTTCCTGATTATAAATTTTTATTTATACACTCAAATAGTTCTGTTCCAGCTGGACTTTATTTTAAAACTCCAGATTCTTGGATTGGATATAGTAATTATAGTTTTATTCCACAAACTACAGAAAACATTCCAGAAGGAACTCGTGTTACTTATGGTTATCAAACTTATGAATTAAAACACGAAGGAACAAATAAAATTTGGACTAATAAAACAGATTTTACTCCAGTATTATTCTTCGACTTTTTTGAAACAAATAATACTAATATTCAATTAAGAAATAAAGGTTTCCAAACTTCTGATATAGAAATGGTATTACTTGATTTCAAAAGAGACACTAAAGAAATAGTACCATTTGTTGTTGCTGATAAATTTACTAGTATTAAAACTAATAAAACTTATCATAGTGGAAAATTACTTACTTATAGTGCTTTATTTAAAAATATAGGTAGATTATATTCTAATGATGAAGCTATAGCTGAAAACGCTAAAGCTTGTTTAATTAGTATAAATGATGAATTTCAAAATATTAGAGTAGGACTTTGTTATGATAAAGAAAATAAACTTTATTTTTATAACAAAGAAGATGTAGTTGACTTAGAATATACATTAAGTACACATTTACCTTATCAACTATCTTTGAAATTCTTTGAAAATAAACTAACTATACTTGTAAATAATACAGAATTAGAAAAGACATTTAACATTGAAATTTCTGATAAAAATCTTTTCTTTGGATTATGTTCTGATATGTCTTATGGAAGATATGCTAATGCATCTTGTTTAGTATCAGAACCTCAAATATTTGATGTTGCATTAAGTGCTAAAGAAAATCTTTGGTTAATGGAAAATCCAAGAACTTGGAATTTCTTAAATAGTAAATCTTATATTAATTTAACTTTAGATGAACAACTTAAACTAAAGAAAAATATTAATACTTTAGATGCTGTTGAAAAGCACGATTCTGAATTTACTAAGTTAATTGAAAATAAATTCGTAGAACAAAATACTAAGATTAATGCTTGGGCTAATACTACTAATCAACAATTACAAGATTTAATTAATAGTAAACTTAATGTAATAACTGAAGCTGATAAAATAATTCAAAAACAACAAGAATTAATAATTCAATTAAATAATAAGATAAACGCTCTTGAAGAAAAGATGTTTAATTTAGAACAAAAATTAATTGGTTTTACAGAATAAAAGGTAGGTTTAAACACCTACCTTATTATAATTCTATAAATCTAAACTTAATTTCGTAAATATTATAATATAATCTTTCTTGAACTTCTGTCATATAATATATTTTATTACTTATCTTAATTCTCTTATCAAAAGCCTCTCGTCCTTCTCTATCATAACTTCTTATAAACAATCCTTTAAAATAATCAGACATTCTTTTCCTTCTAGTTAATATGAATTTCATTATTATTCCTTTTTTATTTTAAATTCTATAAGATTATATTTTTCTTCAAATTCTATAATATAAACAAACATATGTTTAGCTATAGTTCTTCCAATGTATATATAACCTATTATTTTATTTTTAATACCATCCCATTCTATATAAGCATCTTTTCTACTCGACTCAATCGCAAATCTTATAGCATCAATATTCCCGATAAACTTCATTGTTTTCCTTTTTTAAAATTACAATATTATAATATTCTTTTATATCCATAGTTAGATTTTCTCTTTCTAATCTTATATAATTCCTAAAAATAGATTTTCTTAAATATCTACTCATAGTAGTAAAATCATAAGGTGTATTAATATAACCCGTTCTCTTTAAATCACTTAAAATTAAACCATTTATATGTTTTTTAAAAATTATCTTCATGTATCCCTCTGTTTAATTTTCTTTGTTTATGTTTTTAAATAATACATATTTTTAAAAAGAGTAAAAAGCTGTATTATTTCGAAACACAAATGCGCCGGCGCATCGTTTTGACACGCCTGTGCTTTAAAATTTTGTTATGTTTATTGCTATACAATCATCAAGTTCTAACTCTTTATCTGTTAAAAAGAAAAAACTTCCTACAAAAGCTCTTGAAATATTTTCTTCACTTCTAAAGAAAAATATATTTTCTTTTTCTATTAGTCCTTGTTTAGTACAGTTTGTATAGTACATTAAACATTTTTTATCTGTTATTAATTCTAATAATTCTACTTCGTGAAAATATACATCATTAGAACAATATATATTATATTCTTCAGTAGAACCATCTTTCTTAAGAAATATTATAATTCCATTTCTTTCCAAATTTCATGCCATTTCCTTTCATAATAATGATTTATTATAGAAAATACTATCTGTTTTTTCTATTTCCGTTCTTTTAACTACTATAATTACATCTATAAAAGATTCAAATATAGTTTTTTGTTTTATTTTTTTTATTTCTCTATCTTTTTTATCTATGTAGAAAAACATATAATTATTACTAAAATTCTTAAAAAGTTTTTTCAAAGGATTCTTAACATATATATCTCTACAACTATATTTTATTGTGTACATATAACCAGTAACTTCAGAACCTTGTAATGTTAAATATTTATTTTCTTTTATATATCTTACATGTTCTTTTTGAGCTTTTAAAACATTCATACTATATCTCCAAAAATAAAACTATTAATTATGATACTTAATTTCTCATTTAAGTCTTTAAGTTCATATATTAATTTTTGTTGTCTGAATTTATCATCGTTGTATTTTTCTTCTATTTTTGTTTTTACTGGTACTCCAAGCATTTGATTTAAATCGAATTTTAAAATTCTTTTCAAATAAAAAAGAAGTTCTAATCTAGGACTTCTATTACCTTGAATCCATCTATAAATAGCTGCTTCATCAATAAAAATATGATATTCTCTATATAGTTTCTTAGTTAAACTATAAGGAGAAATATTTTCTAATTTAAGTACTTTTTTAAATTCTATATTATTGAATTTATAATTATCTTTAGAATATTCACATTCTTTATTAATAGTAAAACCAAGTAAATATTCAAGATTAACGTTACAATTATAAGCTATTTTAAATAACCTATCTAAGTTTATTTCCTTTCCTTTAATCATTTGATTTACTTTATACATACTTAACCCTACAACCTCAGAAAACTTTTCTTTAGATTCATAAGTTTTTCTAATATTTTCAATTCTTTTACCTATGTTTTCTTCAGAATAAGTGTAATCTAATTGATTAAACTGTAAATTACCTATTTGAATTTCTCCATTTATACATTTTTCTCTAGGTATCTTAGTTTTCTTTACTATTATTGCAATAGATTTTTCACTTGGTTTAGATTTTCTATAAAAAAGTTGACTAAAAAAAGCTCTTGATAACCCAAAATTCTTTGCTAAATCATCGAATTTTAAATCATTAAGAACCCTATATCTTTTTAAGTTTTTAATAAATGTTTCACATTGTTCATCTGTAAGCTGACTAGAGTACATCTAATACCACCTCATCTTGGTCCTCATCACAATTTAAAAGAATATGACTTTCTTCATTTAAATCATCAGTAAGAATAAATTGAGAGAAACCAAATTCAAACTCTTCATTTGTATAGAAAATATTCTCTAAACTAACTTTTATCATTTTAATATCTCTAGATAATGCATCTAATTTATAAATATTTCCATATGAACTTAATAATTCAAATAATTCTTCACCGTTTTCTTTTCCGTGAAAGAAAGTTAAAAGTATTCCTTTTATTTTTCTACTGTCGAGCATGTGGAAATCGCAGTTCTCAATTTCAATATAATCTAATTCAGAATTATATAATTTACGTATTCCTTCAATTAATTTTTCTTTCTCAGTTTCATTTAGTTTCATTTTTAGACTCCTCTTCTTCAACTATTTTTAACAAAACGTTTGCTAATCCATCAAATGCATATTCCAGCATTAAATTTAATATTTTTACATTATTGAAAGTATCAGAACCACTTTTTAATAATTCACCAAGAGTTTTTTTAGAATCTTCTTCAACGCATTTATTTATATCTCTAATTATATTCTTAATACCACATAACTTTTCAAATACCTCTGTAGAGTTATTACATAAAGCTGGAATATATTGAACTTCTTCAAGAAGTCTTTTCTTTTTAAACATTTCATATGAATCACCATATGAATTATACATATCAGGATATATACCATTCATTGATATAGCTGCCAATTAAATCACCTCGATTTTATTTTTTACACACTTAAATTTGCTCTAGCTTTTAAAAATTTATTATAGTAACCATTAGTTTTACCTTTTTTAACTGAGCCAATTCCAATATTATAAGCTGTAATATATTGTTTCTTAGTTTTAAAATTACTCTTTAAGTATTTAATCATATAACAAGCATATTCCACTTGCTTTCTTTCATTATTAATTAAACTACTAGCATTTTTAATTCCTTTAAATCCAAACACTCTATTTACTTCATCAACAGCTATTTGTCTTATTTGAAAATATCCATAAGCCTTATTAGCTAAATGTTTATCTCCTATAATATTATTAACTCTACTCTCTATATGAGCTATAGCTAATATATCTAAATAATCTTCTTCTAAATCTAAACATACTTCTTTAACTAACTTTTCAAAACTAGTTAACTCAACTTCAGCTTTAAGTTCTTCAATTCTTTCTTCTAAAGCATTAACTGGTTCAATTCCTAACATCTTAAATAATGGATTAACTTCATCACTGAAACTATTTAATCCTAGTATCATTAACATTAATAAAACTATTTTCCTCAATAAAACTCACATCCTTTATTTGTTTTTAGTATAACCAAATAAAAAAAGTTATACTATTATGTTTTTATATATAAGAAGTATCTATCTTAACATATAAACTCATAATAATATAACTTTTAACTTATTTAAAACTAGTAAGCTTAGTTAACTCTCTATCTTCATCTCTATCTCTATATATACAAGTTAAACCTAGTATTCTTAGTTAAAACTAACTTTCTTTATAAAAAGTTTCAAAAAGTAGGCTTGGCACTCTATCGTCTTAGCTGTTCGATTAAGGAGAACAGCTGATAGAGTGACATCCATCCCCGTAGGGGGTGCACGACCGAGCGAAGTTGAACTGAATTAGACTTTTCCCCTAGTAAAATTACTAGAGAAAAAGCTGTATTAGCGAATTAACGCGTGTTTGCACACGACGTCGCTCGTCTCACATCATCAGCTTACTTAGTTTCAGGTTTGAAAAACCAAGACTGTAAATTCCGTCCTACAATCTTATGCAATTAGCGTTGCATATTACTAAGTATCCCACACCGGAATACCACCTAGCCTCTTCTTCTAAAGGCGTCCCCTTAGAGTGGCGGACTACCACCACTTGTCTATTTTTCTTAACTAAAATAAAAAAAACTTAAGTTTATTCAACCTAAGTTTTACTTATTTTTTTGCATAACAAAAACAACCCATGGTTGAATGAAGATTAACTAAGAATCATTCTAGGTTATTCTTCCAAATGTTTTCGTTAAGAAAAAATCAACCTTCTCCCATTCGCTGGACCGACATCATTATAGTTTCCTATAACGCACCGCTCCACAGCCCGGAGTCAGACTGCGCGATACAAGTATTCTGTACCGCCTTTATTACGCTTATAGCCTTTCTGTACAACTGTACTAATTTTCAAAAACTTTTAAAAACTTCCATTCACTAAAACTTTCATTTTTTACTTGTTTTTTACTTCTTCGCCTGTTCAGTTGTAGTCCTTTTAGCAATGACCACAAATGTGATAACTAATACGACCACCGTTCCGCAATACCCTACTAGCATGGCTTCCTCGTCTCCGACCGCCGAAAGTTGTTCCATCGTTCAATATCTATTGTAATTGGCTTTATTTATTTTTGTTAACTGGCTTATTTATATTATACATTCATTATAGACTATTAAATATAATTTGTCAAGAAAAACTTGAATTATTTTTTTAGTACTAGTTTTACCTTAACATATCTCTTATAGATATCAGACCAAAATTCAACTTGTACTTTAGTAATAAAGTCTTCTAGTTCTTTTAATTCACTTTCATCTGTTATTTTAAAGTAATCACTTAGTTCTTGTTCTGTATATTCTATTCTTCTTTTCTGGCTATTTTCTTTTTTATTCTTGTAATAAATAAATTCAAAGAATTCTTCTAAGCTTATATTATAATTTTTGATTTACTTTCAGCTCCAGTCTTGCTTGTTTAAAATCTTCTTCTGTGATACCTAAGTTATCAAAAAATCCTTCTTTTCTTAATTCTCTGAATTTAATTTCTAAGTTCTTAACACTGATGTCTAATTCATCAGATAGAAACTTATAAGTTTTAGCACTTATTGATTTATGTCTACAAAAATAATTTTTAATTTCAGTATCTAACAATTTCTTTTCTATAGCTTTATATTCAAACTTATTCTTTAAAGGAGTTTTAATAGCCTCTCTAATATCTTCTCTAGAATAATCTTTAAATTGTTGATATATTAAATCTAACTCATAGGCTCTAAGAGGTGATGCTTTAATACTAGAGTCACTAAGCTTAAATCTGCTAAATATTTCTACTTTTAATTTTTTCAAATATTCTACTCTTGTTGTTGTCATATATACTCCTTATATATTCATTAGCATCATAGCTGCTTGAGTTTGTTCTCTTGCTAATTCTAAATCTTCTTCTGTAGGCTCATCTAAAACAAAAGAATTAAAAGAACTTCCATAAGGTACTATATAGATATTATTATCATATCCTATAACATTATGGTCTTTGATTTTACTATCATAATAGTAAAAGCCTTTGTGCACTAAAAATAAATTTTGAAAAGCATATTTTGATATTTCTGTTTCTGTCATATTTTTAACTTTTATAGTTTCTAATCTTGCTCCGTCTATAAGGTCTGCTATTGTTTTTACAGTAGGACAACAAAAATTATATGTATTATTTTCTTTAAACTCTACCATTATATCTGACTTTATTCCTTTTTCGTCTTCTTGTCCGAATTTAAACTTAGCTAGTAGTTCTATAGATGGTGAACGCCAGTAACTTAGGTTTCCTACAAAATACACTTCATCATTATTATGGAAGAAAAATGTTTTTAATCCTATATTACCATTCTTCTTTACAAATTCTCTATTAAAATCTTCTTCTTTTATTGATATTACTTTAAATTCATTTATTGATATTGAATATGTATCTTCATCAGAAACAACTACCAATCTTCTTCCATCAGGTAAAGGTTCTGCATGGAAAGTTCGTTTAAATCTACTAGTATAAGTACCTGTAGTATTAGCATAGAATCTTTCTCTTTTTCGTGCTAACTTTCCTGTTTCTTTTTTTATTTTTTCTTCTTCTAATTCAGTAAGAACTTTATCACTAAATATTTGAAAATTATATGGAGTTTTAAGAGCTACATATATTTTTTTATCTTTATGCATAAAAGTGAAACAGCTTAAGTCTACTATTCCTTTTTCAATAAAGTATTTAACTTCTTCATCTGTTAACGTCGCATTATTAAAAAGTTCAAGATAAGCTTGTGCCTTTTCTTTTTCAGTAAGTTCTACTATTTCTTGTTTCATTAAATCAATAGCTTTTATTTCTCCGTTTACTATTACTAACATCATTGTATAATAATCATAGACAGTTGTTTTTAACTTTTCAACATTTTTTAAATCTGTACTTTCTATTAATCTTAATAACTTATCCATTTGTTTTCCTGTTAATAATAATAAGTTATGGTAATAGCTTAAATTAACATTCTTTAAACCGTCTACTATTAAATCTTCTTTGAAATAATACAATTTCTTTTTATTATATAGAAAGTTTTTTCCTCTTTCTAAGTTTTTTATATCTTTTGTAAAAACGCTTTTATCCATTAAATTCCCCCTAATGTATTCATCATAACTGATGTTGAATGTTCATCATAAAACTCATCAAAGTTATTTTCTATTTCATCATATAAGTTTTCTAATTGATAAAAAGGACTGAATCTAGAGTTACAACTTATGCAATACATTTTATCTTTAAAAAGAACGAATATAAATTCTTTAAAATTACTTATCCAATAACATGTAACCATTTTATCTATATTTCCATATATTTTCATATTATCTATTGATATAGTATCTTTATATGAAAATGCAAAAGTTACTTCTGAGAAATCTTTGTTTCTTCTCATGTGACCGCCTTTGTTGTCTAATATTTGTTCTTCGTCATAGTTAAAGTTCCCATAGATATTTATTTCTTCATCTTTATAGTTTTTTAAATCTAAAATCTTTAAATTAGCTCCAGAACTATAAATATATTTAGATTCAACGAAGATAAATAAAAATTTATCATCTTTTAATTCAACTACGTCTAATAAGTTTTCACCTCTACCTCTTAATAGTCTATATGCTAAAGAAGTTCTACGTGTATTTATTCTTTCTTCTTTTGATTCAAATATAAAACAACCAAAACTATTATCTTCCAATACTTTTACTTTATCATTAAGCTTTATTAATCCATAGTTATTATTATGTTTCATTTCTTTGTTTGGAATCTCAGTAAATCTCATTATCTTAGCGATATCATCTTTTTTCTTATCTTCTTCTGAGTCATTATATGTGCTTTCAAATATTATTCCCTTTTCATCAAAAGTTTTTTTAATTCTATAACTATAAGAAGTTAAGTAAATAGAATCATAATATTCACCATCTATATCATATATTCTATATATGTTTTTACATCTTTTTAATATTTTTAATATATCCGTTGCGCCGGCGAAAAAATTCATGCAATAAAATTTATTGAAAAGATTTATATCTTCAGCATCAGCCTCTTGTGTTTTAAAAGTAATCATATCAAAAGTCATTAGTTTTTCTTCATTAAATAAATCTCCTTTTGAAACATAAAAGAATTTATTTTCTATGAAGCAAGTTTTAATAAAATCCTCTTCTTTTACTTCTTCTAAATCAAATGTTTTTAAGAACTCAATGAATTTATCTATCGAACATTCTCTAAAATTGTTCAATAAATAAACATCTATTCTTTTTTCTGGAGTAACTATCTTTTTTTCTCTCACAAAGTATAATTGCTTTCCTGTATAATATATATTTTTATTTTTTTGATAGTAATTATTATAATTAAAAAAACAATCAGATATATATTTTTTATTTATTGCAACAAACATATTTTTATTTTTATTTAAATCTACGTCTTTTATTGTATAATCCAAAATTAACCTCCTTATACAAAGTCTGCTAAATCTTTATATTCGTGAAATAATTGCATTAAATATTTTGTAGAATTATTAATTGAATATAATTGATTATTTAGAACTATTGTATATTTACTATCGTCATCAAAATAGAAAGTTAAGTTAAATTTAGCTGAACGATTTAATAAATCAAATTCTCCTTTATTTTCTACTTTAACTACTTGTTTTCCTTCCATATTACTTTTAATAGATTCAATACTATTTTCCATACCTCTACTATCTATATTTTTAACTCCGTCCATTTCAGTACGATTATCATCTATGTAATAGAAATCAAATTTACCTTTATCTGTTATAAAATCAAATAAATAAACTTGTCTTGTGTCTCTATTTCTTATTATCTTGTTATTTGGACATACTTCTATTATCATTAAATTTTCTAAATGATTTATTCTCATAAAATCTCCTTATACTTTTTCTGTTAACATTAATCCTTCTTTGAAATCATCCATTTCTTTTTTTATTTCTTCGCAACCATTTTCATAAACGATTTTTAAGTTATAGTTTTCTTTAAAGAATGTTTCTTTATTTATATCTTGTGCTGATAATATATATAAACTATCATCGTTATATAAAGAAAATAAACTTCTTTTTGTAACGCAATAGAATTCGTGTTCATAATCAGTTTCTTTTCCTAACTTTTTATAAAGATGTAAAAACCTAAACATCAAACACCTCACTTCTTGAAATTTCATCATCTATTATAGTACAATTTTTCTTTTTAAAAGGTAATAATTTTTTATTTTTTCTTACTTTTACTTCATTGCAATAATTAAGTAATACATCTTCAGGAACATATAAATCTTGATTTATTATAAAACTTTCTCCATTATCATTCATTAAATAAAAACCTCTTATGTTAATGTAATGTTTTATTTCTTTAAGAAAGTCACTCATATTTAATTCTTCAGAATAAAGCCAATAATTTTTATCTTCAAAAAAAGATAAATCAGGTTTTTTTATTAATGCTTTATAAATAAAAGCATCTAAGTTTTTATATTTTGTATAAACTTCATTATTTGATTCTAAAAATGGTTTATTTTTATATAAATTAAAACTTATACTTATACTCATTTTTTTAAAAAAAGAATATTTTTGTCTTTCTATATTAATAAGATTAACTAATTCATTATATATGTAATCATATTCTTCATCATTCATTTGCATTAAATAATTTATAGCTAATTTATTTTCTATTAAATTAACTATTTGCCTTAATGGTTTTTCATGAATATTATAAAATTCTTCTTCGACATAATAATTAAGAAAATTATTATAAACATAACTGTTAAATAAATCGAACATGGCTTTCATTTCTTCTATATCTATTCCATTTATTAAGTCGTTATAGTTTTCACTTAGTTTTTCTATATCAAAAAACATCTCTATTATTTCTCTAGGTTTTTTTAAATTTGGAATCACTTTTACCCCCAATAAAAAAAAAGACAGTGTTAAACTGTCTCTTCTGTTCTATGCTCTTCTTTGTTTTCTTCAGACTCAGGTTCTTTTAATAATATTTTTATTTTTTCATTAAGTTTATTAACTGTATTATCAGTTTCTTCTTTTAATTGAACTATTTTCTTTTCAATAGAAGTTATTATATCTTCTAATACATGTATCTTATTAATATCATTTAAAATTACATCAAAATCTTCTTCTGTTATTTCTTCTGACCTAAGTTTTGCTTTTAACTTTTTAAATAATTCTTTATCTATTTCTACCATTTTTCTTCCTTTCCTACATCAGATATTCCGTACTTTTTAGGAGTGCTAAAACTTTCTCCTTTAAGTATTTTTTCTCTTATTTTTACACTCGTATGCAATCTCATTTTCTTTCCACAAGCTAGTCTATGTTCACATAGTTTACAATGACCAGCATTAACATTCTTGAAAAATAACTCTTGTTGAAAAATAGATATTATTTTCATTAAATCAATATCTATTTTATTAAGAATATCGGTTTTTTGAAATTCTTTCCTTTTAAGTTTAAATGGATTATATGTTATTATTTTACGCACGCTGTACCACTCATCCACAAACCAATTGTTTATTTCTTCTTTTACTTTATGTGCGTTAAAATATTTAAACAATACACAAATAAAGAAATATCTAAAATTTAAAAAATCATCAACATCAAAAGGAGTCATTATAACTATATCTATTAAGTTATCTCCTACTTTATTGATACTAAGAATATCATATACCATATAATAAGGTTGTTTTTCTAATCTTTCAAAATCTATTTGAGGAAGAGCTACGCTTGTATTATTAAATTTAAAATCTTTTAATACATTGGTAAAATAACTTCCTAAGTTTACTTCTTCTTTAAAAAGATTTTTAATAGAATTTTCTAAATCACTATCTAAGAATAGATTCATTAAACCCTCTATGTTTTTAAATAAACGATTTCTAACTCTATCGTAGTCTGGTTGCTCAACCTCCCAAGCTACAGCCTCTTTTTTATTTATTTCTATACATTTTTCTAATATCAATATTCCTGTTTTTTTTATTTGATTATAATTTATTTTACCTTCTTGAAAAATAAATTCAAACATTTTGAAAAATAATAATTTACATATTTTATAATACAACTCATCTTCAGATAAAAATTCTGTTTTTTTCTCTCTTCTAAGAGTCATATTATTAGCCTCACTATAATATCTTGACATCACAACGTGAGTATCAAAATATCCTTTCTGAATACAGGTATTCATTTTAAGAAGACTAATATCAGTAAATTTAAAAGGTTGTTTAATTATCCTTGGCGGTCTTGTAGGGATTACAATCGTCACAATCATCACTTACCTTTTCTTTTTTTTCTTTTCTAGTAATAAATATATATACCAATATCATTCTTATAAACATACTTATTAATAACAATCCTAATATTTTAAATATTGCATATATATCTATTATAGATAAGATTCCTAAACCGAATATTAATATCTGAATTATATCTGTTATCTTTTCTTTATCTTCATTACATTTACAAGTATTTCTATATCTTGCAAAACAACATATAAATAAAAATATTCCATATAATACATTAAGAATATAAAAACTCATATAATAATCAACTCCTTTTAAATTGTTTATAAAGAATTATATAAGTTTTTTTATCATTAGTCTATTTCTTTTGATTGCATCTAACCAAATCAAATTTACTATTATATGCCTTTGCACTTATTTTTTCATAATAATCATTAATTCTGATGAAATTAAAACTTTCTAATTTTGTTTCTAATTTAAATGTTTTTTTACCCGCATAAGTTTCAATGAAAAAGTAACAAAACTTATTTTCTTCATCTATGCTATTTGAAAATTCATTTTTTTCATTAACAAGATAATAACTTAAACCCTCTTTTTCTTTTCTAGATACACTTTTAATAATATATCTTGAAAAATTCTCAAATTTTTTTAGTTTAATAAAAATCATATTTTTCTCCGCTGGCGCATTTTATATATTTTATACTACAAATAAGAGGGGTAACCCCCTCATTATATTACTTGTAGTCTTGTTGTTTTATTTCAGTTATAGTAAATCTTGAATCGCTATAAGCGTTTTTAAATTCTGGTCTACAACTTTCAGTTAAGACAAAATGATATTTTTGTAAAGTATCTGGTACTTTTTTATCATAACTAAAATAACCATCTGTAATATTAATTACTTCAAAAGGAGTTGTACTATATTTTTCTTCTAAATATTCGTGAAACGTAGAAATATCTGTTCCACCAGTACTATATGCACCTTTTTTAGCAAACTCTCTAATGTCACTAACATTATCAGTAAAAGTTTTATTTTCTTTTATATCATTATCAGACCAATAAATAATATCAAACAAGAATTCTTTCTTTTTTTTGTTTAAACCATAAAGCATATCTAACATTTGTTGTAATTCTTTATCACTTACTGAACCAGATACATCTATTCCTACTACTAGTTTTAAACCATTATCTTTCTTTTTACCTTTAAAGACAATATTAGTTCCTTGTCTTTTTCTATTTGGTTTTTGATAAGTAGGACTTTTTCCACAAGCTAGTGCTTTAGTGATTACTCTTTTTAATTTAAGAGTGTTCAAAAAGTAATTAGGTTTAAGTATATCTCTTTTTCTATTGAAGATACCAGCCTCACGTCCAACTCCATCTCCACTATCTAGATATTGTTGCATTTCACCTTCAGCGACTTCTATTTTACTTCTTATAATATCTCTAATAGCTGAGTCATCTAAACCTTTACCGTCTTTGCCATCTTTACCTTGTCCTTGACCATTGCCACTTTCATCTTCCATTGATTTACTATGGTCATCTAATGTTCTTCCTGGATTAGAACCTGGTTGAGGACTACCATTTCCAGGACCTACTTTAAAAGTTATTTTAGTACTTTTTGGAATTATTTGTTTGATAAATTCAAATAAGTCTCTGTCTATCCATTTATTTCTAACAACATCTTCATCTGGTAAACTAAGTTTGTGATAATCACAAAATTTCTTTATTGAATCATAACAAACTAATTCATATTGTTCTTGAGGTAGTACATTTACATTAAGTTTTTCTTCAAGTTTCTTAACACAATTACTACTATAATTTCTAATTTCTCCAGATAGTAATTCATTAACACTACTATTAACATAATAATCCATAGCTACGTTTAATGCCTCAGCATAACCTTCTTCATATTCTGTCTTGAATCTATCAAAGTGATAAAAGTAATTATGGAAAAACTCATGAAATAGTATTCCTAGAATATCTATTGGTTCAAGTTTCTTTTCTTCTATTAATTTAAAATTAATGAATAAATCTATTCTTTCTTTATTAGCATTAAGTTTAGTATAAGCTATTTGGTCTTTTTCTTTTTCTTCTACATCCATTATGTCACATATAAACAATAACATATTTATAAAGAATGGAAATTTATTTCTATATAATATTAATACTGTTTCTATTAATTGTTTTCTACCATCTTCAGTATTAATATCATAATCAAATATTAAACCATTATTTTCTACTCTAACCATTCATTCTCCTTTCAAAAAAAAGAAAGTAGGGAATTAATCCCTACTATTGAAATTTAACCAAGTCATTATAGATTGTTTCATAGATTTCTTTATTTTCTGCCTCTTTTTTACCTCTAGAAACTTTTCCTATAATCTTAGAGAATTCTAACATCATATCTGAAGATTTTTTAGAATTCTTTTTCTTAATGAAGTTTATTTTATTTTTAATTTCTTTGAAAATAGATATTGCTAACATTCTATCCTTATAGAATACAGTTAAAATATTTTCTAAGTTTTCATCTAAGTATTTTAATTTATTGTCTTTTAAAGCCTCATTAACAATGAAAGTCTTAGTTCTTATTTTAAGTTCCATTAGTTTATCACTCTTATCAAATACATTACCTTTTCTATCTAATAATTGTTTATCTGGGTCTAAATTATGTTTAATTATTACTTGGTCATGTAAATCAATTTGATTTATTTGTTCAAACAAAGTAATTTGTTTTAATATACTTGCACAAGTAGGTTTATTAAACATATAAGCACCAAATTTAGTAATATCTATTTTTGCTGAGCTATAATCTTTTATTTTTAAATCATTCCATCTATTAGATAACATTCTCCAAGAACCTAAAGTAGTATCTTGTTCTAGTTCTTTAGAAGCTTTTTCATGAGATACTAAATCACTTCCATCTAAAGCCTCCATTACTTCTAATAATATTTCATTATATTCATTTTCTTGAGCATATTCTATTATATCTTTTTTAGTAGGAACATACTCGATAAAGATTTGTCTTCTTCTTAATGCACTGTCCGAAAAATCTATGTTTTGTATATAATCCCCGAAAAGGTTGCAACAAGCGATAATTAGCATGTTTGGAGCTGGTATTCCATTTATTCTCTTTTCTAACAATCCGAATAGTAAAGGTGCTACGGAAGCATCGCATCTGCTCATTTCATCCATCATCAAGAGATAATTCTTATCTGGGTTATCTAAAATTTCTTGGAAAATTCCCATATTAACTAATTCAACTGTCTTTTCATTAAGAGTTACTTCAGTAACTTCTTGTTTATCAAATAAAGAACCTCCATCTAAAGGTCCTACTTTTTTTGTTTTAATTACATCTTTTACTATAGGTATTCTAAAGTCTTCAGAACCTACTCCTTGTAATCTAAATACTATAGTCTTATGAATATTTAACTCAGGAGCTAGATATTGTAATCTTTCTGCGAACGTAGTTTTACCAGTTCCTGATGGTCCTATTATATTAATACTAGTATACTTAATCATTGTTCTTACTTCTTTTAACAATTCATCTAAATTATCTATTATTACTTGGTTTTTATCTCCTATTCTTGCCATTATACATCACTTCTCCTTTTATAAGTTTATTAACATTGCCATTTGATTATCCAATTCTTCCAATTCTTCCGGGTGTTTCTTTATATTTTTCATTATTTTATTTACTGAAACACCAAAACCAAAAAGTTTATTATTTTTTGGTAAAATATAAATTCTAAAATCCTTTAATACTACCTGATATAATTCCCCCTTTATTTTATAATCTAATAGTGTTGGTTTTAAATCCATGAACTCACAAAGAGCATAATTTCTTGGAGCCATGTGGTCAATATTTGCTTGACAATATATAAGTTTAAAATTGTAACTAGGTCCTATTGCATTATATCCACTTTTTATTTCTTGAAAGCCATTATTAACAGTCATTGTTTTTGCAAAGTTTTCTCCATAATGCACTATATATTTATCTAAATCTAAAATAGCTAAATCTTTTTTACCATCAATAAAAGTTTCTATTGTAGTAAATTTTCTATCTGGTAATTCTTTAGCAAATAATATTTCGTTTTTTTTATTTATTTTTACTGCTACTTTTGAATCATCTTTTTCAAAGATTAAAACATTTTCTTTAGCTTGTTCTAATTTTATTTTAATATCTTTTAAACAATCATATATTGGATTAATTTTCTCTTTAAGATATCTATCAAATATTCTTATTTCTCCATTGTTTTCTTTTACTAAAAAATATTTAAAACTATATATATAATTGTTAAAAACATTTATATCTTTTAAATCACAATCGTTTTCAAGAAAATACTTTATAAACTTTTTATTTCTTGTATTTTTAAGAACGGTTGAGTTAAAATAAAAATAAAATTTATCTTCAGAAAAATTAAAAAAGAATTTTATAAATTTACTTGTTTCACTGGTAAATGCTATATCACTTACACCTTTTAAATCATCGAAGTCTCCATATTCAAAATTATTTGCTAAGTATCCAGATACACTTTCGTCTTTACCCATTAATCCTGAAACACAACAAAATAATTTTAATAAGCTAAATCTTTTATTACCATCGAAACATTCAAATACATCTTTATCAAACTCTTCGTTTAATGTTTTAAAATAAATAAAAGAGCTTTTTTTCAAATAAACTATTTTATCTTTTGAATAACCAAGAAATATATAATGTTGATTCTTAAAAACAGAATCTGTTTTAATAATACAATTTTCATTTATATATTTAATTTGGTTTATGTACTTATTTTTTTCAGCTATTAATTTTTCATACAGATTCATAATTTTAATACCATTAAATTCCTTTCATATAATTCTTTTAATTCTTCCATATGTGTTTTAAAATATCTGTATACTTTAGTTTTATATTTTAATTCTTTTAATTTTACAGAATATTCTTCTTTACTTATGAAATAAATAAAAGAATCAATTATTATACCTATATTTTCTTTTCCCTCTACAATTCCGTTTTCTATAAGCGTTATATATTCTCTTAAGTCTTTAGAAAACTCTTCGTTGAAAATCAATATTCTATTATCTTTTTTAGTTTTAATAGAACACATTTTTATTATCTTTTTTTCTTTTAAGTTAAGAATTTCTTTTTCATTTAATTTTACATATGGTATATTATTTATTTCAAAAAACATCTTTGGTCTTTCGTTTATTGCACATATAAAATTAAAATCTTTATCGAAATAATTAACGTCTAAGAAGTTTTGTTCAAAAGTATATATTATTTTGTTGAAATTATATTTTTTTATTTTTATATCTTTTTCTAAGTTTTTAAAAATTTTAACATTTTCAAACATTTTTAGAATATTTTTATTATACTTACTTATTTTTCCTGTTTTGTCATAAACAACATTATCAATAACAAAAAGATTTTCATTATCAGCTCTGTTGTTATGTTCTATTTCTATGAATTTAATATCTTTAGCGTTATAAGCAATTTTATAAAGCTTATTTTCTTTTAAGTTTTTCTTCAAGAAATCAAAAAAAGCATAACCGTTTAAAGTTAATACTTTTTTTGCTAACTCTCTAGTATTCTTTTCTTCAAACATTCCAAGAAAATAGTTAGTAAAAAACTTCCCTGTTATAACATCATATCCAATTAATGATTCTCCTTGAAAAAATATTAATCTATCACCATATTTAACTTCATTTAAACATGATGGATTTGAAATAAATAACCCACATATAAAAGCAAACTTTTTAACTTCTTTTTCATTAAAGTTTTTATGTAAATCGCAAAATAAATCTGAATATAATTCACATAAATCTTTAAGAACATTAAGATTTAATTGAGCTATAGAATTAAACTCAATAGAAAAATATCTAAATTTAATAGCGTTTGTTTCAAATATAGGTTTTCTTATATTTTTATCTGTTCTTATATGAAGCGAATAACTAGATTTAGCTTTTCTAATTAGTTTACCTACACATTCATAAAATATTTTACTTCTCATTTAATCACAACCCTAGTAACATATTATTTTTATCATTGATTTCATCATATTTTTCTTTATTGTTCATAATTTCTTTTATGAAATAACTAATATTAAACTTTTTATATTTTTCATATATTTCACCATATTCTTCAAAATTAAGCGTATATACTTTATTTTTTATTTTAATAAAAATAAAGTTACCATCTTGACTTTTTTGAATTCTAGAAAAATATTCTATATCAAACATATTTTTTAACTGTACCTCATTTATTTCTAAAGGTACTATACCTAATCCTGTTTTATAGAATTTAGTATTTTTTACTTTTTCTAAAGTCCATAAGTTAAAAAGTTCATTAGTCCATGCATTCCATAAACATATTTGATTATTATATGTTAAGAATTCACATTTAAAATCAATAGTGTTAATTAATTTCATATTTCTATCAAAGAACCAAACTCTATATGCATCTTTTTCATTATATTCAAGAGCATATATTTTTTTTCTTGTTCCTGGAAGTTTATTTAGACTAAGATAATATTGAGTATCTTCTTTTAAGATTTTATACATATCTTTTGTTTTAAATACTTTAATATCAGTTTTATCTTTGTATATGAATTTATCTTTACTACAAATAGCATAATAATCATTAATTCTTATTTTTTTTTCATTTTTTAATTCAGTGAAAACTTTCAATTTTTTATTTGTCATACTTTTTAATTGTAGCCTACTAAAAAACAAAACATTTGCTTGATTTCTGTCGTTTATTATAAAAGTTTTTTCATTATAAAATATCTTAATATTTTTTAAGTCTATTCCTATTGAATGATTAACTCCGTCTAGTTTAAAATTTAAAAGAAAACTCATATTATCACAAGTCTCATAATGAATTTCTGTTATTATTAATTTTATTTCAGATAATCTAGTTAAAAATAAAAATAACTTACAGAAAGTTTCACTATGAATAAAAAATTTATTTTTTTCTTTTAATACTTGAAAATCATTAATAGCATCTTTTAATACTGAGTACATTAATTGATAATTATTTTTTAAATACTTTTTTAGATTTTCAATATTATATTTAACAGTAAATTCTTTTCTTAAATTTGTTTCTTTCATTTCATTTAATATCTTTTCTATATTCTTTCTGTAAGTTATATAATTCATATTATAATCCTTCCATCATAGCGATGACGTCCTGGTAATTTACCCACTCGTCAAAGTTTTTTCTGACGTTTTTTAACATTTTAGCTTTATCTTTATTATAAAACTCATCTCCTACTTTAACTATACCAAGTACTCCATTACAAAATACTACTATATTATCATTTTCTTCTATCCCTGTTTTTACAGCTTTATTTAATGATAATATATTAAATCTACCTATATATTTTTCTGCACTACTATAATAAGTAAAACCTCTTTCTGGTTTGATTTCTTTAATTTTAATTTCATTTCTTAAATTAAAATCGTTGCATCTTACTAAGTTAGGTTCTTTATATTTATCAATTTCATCTACTCTGTCTGTTAATAACAATTTAGAAATTTTATTATTTATTACATAAATAGTAGAGCAACTATTATAACCATATTGTTGATTTTCATAATCGAAGTTTATTGCTGTTTCATAATTGTGTTCCATTATAGTAGTTACTTTCTTTATAGGCGTTTTAAATTCAAGTTTATCTAATAACTTAATGTTATCTTTAAAAGAACTTTTGAAGTTGTTTCTATATAGAGAGAAGCTATCATCATCCACTTCAATAAAGTATAAATATTTTTCTGTACATTTTACGATAAACTGGTTCTTTTTGAAACACAAATGCGCCGGCGGAGAAACTCTTCTTTTTTTCTTGACTTGCTTTTTGTGTCCAGGTCTAAAAAACTTAACTTTTTCTTCTTCATAATCAAGATTTATATCATAGAAGAATTCAGTGTAAAAATCTGGAAATTTTAAATCCCTTATTCTACGACATCTTTGTGCTTTTGTGAAAATCATATTTTCTATATCATATTCTATTAACAAATCATCTTTATGAAGTCTTAATAAACTTCCACGTTGAATTACTTTATCTATATTATTTTTTTTGTTGTAACTTTTCTGAACCATTTCAAAACCTTGTGAAATTAAAAATATTATAAATATAACTTGTTTTGTTTTTAAAAATCCACTATTAAAAAAGTCACTGTTATAAGTAAAAACTCTTTCTAGTGTTTTTTTTATTTCAGATATTTCTTCACTAGTTTTTCTTTGATAATAAGAACCTTTGTCTCTTGCAAAAGTTATACGACATTTATATCTACCGTAAAAAGAAAAGTCTACGATATTACCATTTTTTTTAGCATCAATACTATCACCTATATAAGTTACTTTACTGAATATATATTTATCAGTAACAGTATTGTAACTATTAATAGTTAAGTTTTTATTTTTCCAGTTACTATACATATCTATTAATTCTTTTATTATTTTCTTATTTACAAACACACTGTACCCTCCTAAATGTTAATAGTTAACATTAAATTATCATTCATTTCTTCTAATTCTTCATTAGAAATTCTTTCAAATTTATAAAAACATCTTGATGCCAAGTCTCTGCTTAAACCATATATAGTACCATCTCTATATATCAGTATCTCATTTTCTGTATAAGCTACAGGAAAGTTATTTTTCTTTTTGATTATATTTTTTACTAATTCTAAAGACATTATTTCAAATACTTTATTTGTTATAAATTTATTTTTAATAAAGTAAAACTTATCATCTCTTTCTATTACATATTCATCTCTATTCATTCTTGTTTTTTCCATATTATAGCTATTAATAAGAACTACTTCTGATTTTAGAATTTCTTTATCGTTTAAAACTGTAGCTGTACTATAAAAACGTTCTTTGCGATTGTTTTCTTTAACTAAAAATAATTTCCCATCGTATTCATAACCTAATCGAGCTATAGTATTTGGATTATAATATTTATTTATTGTACTTTTTTTAAAGTCTAAATGATATAAATCTCCATTACAGATAAAAGTAATTGATTTTGAACTTATTTTACAAAGAATATCTATACCGTGTTCTAAGAAATAACTTAAATCCATCTTTTTAGTTCTTCTAAGTTCAAAATTATAAATATAAAAATAATCTTTACAAAGAAGTACTACATCATTATTTGGCATTATATAAATTTTAACTTCTTTATCTTTGTTTTTCTTTATAAAACTTGAACCCACACCACTAAGTTCTTTTACATTTACTCCAGGTTTTATATCCCCTATAGTCTTTATTTCTTGAAAAGGTTTAATATTTTTTAGTTTTAAATCAGAAGAAAAGAAAAAAACATAACCTTTATATCCAAGTGTATAAATTCCTTTTCTTTCATATAAATCAATATCTTCATTATCTATAAGTGATTTTCTATAAACATCAAGAGCTAATTCATTCATTCTTCTTTTAGTATTTAAAACTACATAAATATCTAATAGATATTCTATATCTTCTATTAATTCTGTTTTATAACTATCTAATTCAAATCTAAAGTTATCAATGTAAAAAATAGTTTTATTTCTTTTTTCATCTTCTACTTTTTCAATAGGTCTACAGTTTACTTTTCTTATATTTAAACTTTTTTTAAATTCTTTAAAGTCTCTTGCAAACTTTAACCATACTGACCACTTTTCTCCAGAAAACACACTATACCTCCTTGAAAAAATTATAAATTAACAAAAAACAAATTGTTATTGTTTTCTTCTAGTAAAATCTCTTTATCTATTTTATGAAGTTCTTTTGGATTATTTTTAGTTAAAAAATCAGAACTTAATAAAAATATTTCATCATAGATTTTATAAAAATATAAATTGCCAATGCAATCATTTTTGTAAAGTGCAAATATTGCTACTTTTTTATTTATACAATCTTTTTCAAATTCACTAACTACTTCTAATTTATCATTTATTTTAGCGTTATTTTTAAATAAATATAGAACGTTTTTATTTATTAAAGCAATATCTTTAGACATATCTGTTTTCCCTACGAAAACGTTTTTGTTAGAAAAATCAAAAAATTCTTTTTCTTTTTTAAAATCATAAAAACAATTATTTCCAGAATAAAAATCAAAATTTATTCCGTTATTAAATGTTCTTACGTTAGACAAATCTTTAATTTCTTTTTCATAGATTTTATTTTTAATAAAATAATAAAGTTTTTCATCTGTTCTAAGGTATACTAAATTTTTGTTATATATTCCTATATCTTCAACATTTTTTTTATTTTCTTTTATTTTTCTAAGAATATCTTTTATATTCTGTGCTTTAATGTCTTTACAAATAAAAATATCTTTTTCTGAATATGGTACATTCATTATAACTATATCTTTATTTTTTAATGTAACCATTGCATCTACACGTCCAATAAAAATATTTTCCAATTCTTCATTTGCAAATTCTTTAAACTTGTTTTTAAAATGATTTTTCATTAACTCACCATATGTTTTAGCATCTTTTGGATTTAATACATAAAAAAACTTACCAGTTTTTAAATCTAAAGCATATTTAAAAGCTTTTGGAAATACATTTTTATTTTTAGTTATAGCAAAACTAAATGTTCTTAGTTTATTATCTATATTATTACTTTTAAAACCTTTTAATCTAATAAATACTTTAAACATTAAAGGTTTTATTTTATTAACAGATGTTTCATATTCCATAGTTTTAATAAAGGTGTTACGCTTGTTTGCACTATCAGCATGAAAAATAATTTTTTTCTTACCGAAATAATAAATTACTTTATTTTCGAATTCTTTATTTATTCCATATTCAAAGCTATCATTGTCTTCTATTTTACAGTTTTCTGCTAGCCATTTTCTAAATTCTTTTAATAGAATTCTCAATTTTTCAGCGTCCTTAAAACTTAATTTATCAAAATAATTCATTTTTTCACCCTTTTTCCTCTCGCAATCTCTGTGCTTGTGTGAATGCGTATAATTTTTAAAAAAACAAATATTCCTATCCCACGTGCACCAATCGCTTTTCTAAATAGAAAAGGGGTGCCTTTAAAAAAAAATCTAGCTCGACTACTATTCCAAAGGAGGTAGAAATAGTAGTCAAAGCTAGGGCTGATGTTATCTCAAATCTTCCTGATAGATTTTAAGAATAAATCTACCGTCGGAGATTTTTGCAATTCTAAAGAAGAAAATGTCTTCTTTATCATTTATAAGAAATCTATCCTGTAATTCAAGACATTCCTCAATACTGTTTTTTTCAATTTCATCAATAAATAACATTTTCTTCATAGAACCACTTTCCTTTCATTTTTTAATTGTTATTTTTTTGTTTCCATAATTATATATTTAAGGAGGTATCGGGTATACCATAATAGGAGGTGATTATAGTATACCCAGTTTAAGCCAGAGGAGGTGGCTAATTTAAACATATAATAACAGAAACAAATTAATTTTTATTCTAATCGTACCTTTAAGAGGAGGTTGAACCGACGTGAGATGAGGAGGTAAACTCACATCGGTTCTAATTATGTGGAAGAATAAATCCACGTACCCTTAACTTGAGAGTGAGGGAATTAAGGGTACAATTAGAATAAAAATTGGGTACAGATGTAAAAACACCTGTACCCTTATTTATTAACACCAATCTTCTGCTACTGCGTCTAATTCAGCATTAGCGTCTTCAACTTGCTCTTTTGTAGGAGCTGGTATCACATCGAATGTAATTAACCATTCGTGAGTGATAAACTTTTTGTCAACTGCGTCATAGCATAATGAGAAAAATCTTACTCTAACCATTTTTTCTAATGTTATTTCATTTTCTTCAGTAGTAACAGCAACAGCAACAGTACTGTTAGAAGACATTATAGATTTTCTTTCACCAGATAAATAGTCTTCTATATCTTTATCTGTATAGCTTACTACAGGATACTCAAAAAATCTTATTCCAGACATTAATTGAGAACCGTTCCAAGGTTGTGCTATTTTAGAACCATTATAATTAGTTCTAAACTTTTCTCTTCTGTTAAGTTTAAGTGTCTTTCCGTCTCCAATTATATCTTTAATATAATCTTTAACTTGAGAACCTAAGTTTTTATAAAATGTTACATAAGCCTCTTTTTCAAGAGCAACTAATTCTGCAAATTCTTCGGTATCATTTTGTTTTGTACTTCTAAGATAGTTAAGTCTAGCTGATAATTTTGGGTCCATAACACCAAAATCTTTTACTAAATCATTTAACTTATCTTCATATTGTTTAGCACTAGTTGTGTTGCCACTTGCTGTTATTCTATTAATCATACCAATTAAATTATTATATTCTTTATAACTAACACCAAATATTTTTTTGTTTTCCATATTAATTTTCACCTTATCCTTTTTTTAATTTTAATTTTAATATAATATAATTTCCAAACATTACGGTACAGTTCTACCAGAGTAATATATACTCTTTAAATTAAACAACACTAATAATTATTCTTCTTCAGTTTCATCTTCAATATAGTCTTCTATACCTAATTCTTCGATTAACTGTTCATCGGTATAATCTTTTTCCAATTCCTTGGATAAATTTTTACCGAACTTATACAATGCTGAAGCTCCAGCACCATACATCATTAGTTCACCAGCTTTTCCTACCCAGGCGTCGATGCCTACAGCACCTAAACCTACAGCTCCAGCTGGATTGTCCAAATCAAGCATATTACTTGCAATACTTAAACCTACACCAGTTATTGCTAACTTGGTCTCGGTCTTTAAATCCTTAAGAGTTTTAGTAGTGGCAACTACCACTTTAGCTCCAATTTTACTAGCGTCATCTAAACTTTTAGAACCTAATGCTCCAAGTAAATTACCAGCACTTAACTTTTTACCCATTAAATACGCCTCTCTTTCAATATATAACATAAAATAAAATATTACCAAAATTCAGGACTGTCTGTATATGGGGACAGACAGTAAGAACCCACTTCGCACAACGGTGACTGCTTTTATTATACGACATCACCTTATCGTAAAATCGCACCCAATTACGTGTGCTTTAATGTTACTAAGGTTACACCTGTTCACATCAAAACATCTTATTATACGCACGCACGTATAATTTTATTTATTCTTTACACAAGAACTGGGAAAACTTGTGCTTTAATTATTTTCTTATTTTTTTTAAAAACTAGAAAAAACAAAAAAATAAAAAAGAAAAAAGAATAAATATTCATAGAGCGTTCCAATGCTGAGTGCCTGAAGCGGATGTCAAAGACGGAGCGAAGATAAGCACGAAGCTGTCGAACGTTTCCGACTGGATGCCAAAGGCGAAGGGAGAAAAGAAACGTGAGACGAAATAAAGCTTTCTTCGACGTATGCCAAGGGCGAAGGAGAAGAAAGACTACCTATTGTTTTAAAAAAAATAGAATAACTAAGAATGAACTAAGTGTAAGCTAAGTGAACAGGTGAAGAAGTGAATGAGTGAGTGAGTGAGTAAAAAAAAGAGAGAAGGGATAAACCCTCCTCTTAAACTAAATAAACTAATACAGAATAAGAACAAAATAAGCAAATAATGCAAAAACCAAGGATATCAAGTTTTTTCATAATATCACACTCCTAGAATAAAATGAGATAAAATACAGCTAAGCCAAAGAATAACTAAGTAAATTCCAATCTTATCTAAAAAATCTAACATAGAACCTCCTTAACAAACTAAACATAAAAGAAATATACCAATTAATACAGTTCCTAATCCAAATTGTTGAATTAGGAAACATACAATAGCTAATACTATTAGAAAAGATAGACAACCAGTATCTCTCATTCTTTGTCACCTCCTAATAGTTTAAATATAATATATATAACAATTCCTACTACAACTGCTGGTAGGAAAGTGACTTGTGGTGCTGTTAAAACACCCCAAGCAAGAATTCCAAATAGAACATACATAATTCCTCTAAGAGACATATTTATCAACTCCGTCCAGTGCATAGTTTATGTCTATTATTTGCTTGTTACTAAGTGTAACTCCGCTTAGGTCTAAATCTAACAAATAGTTATCTAAATTATACAAAAGTGTATCTTTGTTTTGTATAAGTTGATAACTGTTCATATCTTTATAATCCAAAGCACTAGGAACTCCTAAACTAACCATTACATCTCTCAAATCTTTCATTGCATTTCTTAATTTTTTCTTACTCATATTAACACTCTCCTTTTAAATTTAAAATAATATAGAATATAAATTAGTCCTTATGGAAACCTAAATCAGCAATATTAGCTGAACCAGGTATCCACTTTAATTCTAAAGTACTACTAGCTCTTAAATCAGTTAAGAATTTTAACATCTTTACAGTGCTTTCATTCTTAACTTTAATCACACCATTGCTCCAATACTTAATGACAAGCTCACTATCACCAAGTATTGTTTTAACTTCTGGTAGCATATTAGCAATCTTATATGCAAGAATGCAACCTAAAGCCTCACCATAGTTATTAGTGAAGTTTTTAGGTAATTGCACGTTACCAAAGTCATTTACTATGAACCCATATCTATTACACAAATCAATAAAACTACTATTACTAGCAATCTTATTAATTAAGCTATTACCAAGACTATCAGTAACTCTTACTTCAACACCGATACCTCTGCCAGTACCAGCGTCAAAGTAAATTACAGAAGGGTCATTAACTTTTTCTGCAACTTCTTCGAAAGAAGTTTTAACAGAAAGATTTTCCATAATCCAAGCATTTGCCTCTTGTTCAGAAGCAAACTTTTTATACTTAACTCCACTTTTACCTTTAACAAAATTGGAACAATCGTCCCAATTATCAAATACCTTACTTTCAAATCCATTAACTACAGCATATAATTTAATATTATTCATATATAACACTCTCCTTTATATTTTAAACAAATTATAATTAATTCCAATCATCAGAACTTTCAGGATTTAAGAATGTCTCGATTTCTTCTTTGCTAAATCTATCAGCTTGATAGTCCTTAAAGAAATCAACTCCAAGACATAACATATCCTCTTTTACTGAATTATAGTCAACACTGTTTTGGATAGCCTCGTAAACTGAAGGCATATAGATTTGGAAACCGTCAACTGCTTGGTGATACAAACAGTTAATTGTCTTTGGCTTTATATACCCGTTATTATCGTGCATAGGTTGCCAGAAGAAGTACTCGAAAATAACTAAGTGCTCACCAAAACTGTGAACCTTTTCTCCAGTTTCATTATCTATGATGAAAAGTTCCCAATCTCTTTTTCTGTTTTCAGCTAAATCTTCAATTTTTAATTTAGCTATTTCTTCAACAGTTAAAGAGATTTCTTTATCTTCGATTATACAATCTAACTCCATAAGTCCGTCTATTAGTAGTGCATTAACATTATCTCTACTAGTAGATGTTCCAGCTATAACATCTGGTTCAAAGGCTACTTGCCATTTGTCACCAGTTTTGTTAGTGTAAACCTTATGTTTTGTTCTGATACTTCTAAGAAACTTTGTGAAGTTATCTTTCTCATTTTCTTTATCAAAAACCATAGCACACATAATAGTGTACTTATCTTCCACTATTCCTGTGATACTACCTTTGTCTCTATAAGAACCAATCATCTTTGAACCAAGAGATGCAACTCTTAGTTCATTATTCTCATTATCAACAAGAGTTTCACTCTTATTAATAAATCCACTAGAAACTACAAAGCTATCTACGGCATTTGGATATATTCCATATTGCTCAAGTTCCACTCCCCATAAATCACACTTAACAACTAAGCTAGGAATTACCACTTGATTAAGTTTATCATTTAAAGTACTCATATATAACACTCTCCTCTTTTTATTTAAATAAATAACAATAATAATAATATAAACAAACACACAACCACTAAAAGAAATTAATCTTCTAGTGGTTCAATATAACAATAACCAAGATGATGCCATTTTTCTGCATATGCATAGCATTCATCATATGTTCCGATAAAATATAAATCATTATCATCCCAAATATTGCATTCAGTTACATATAAACCATATCTCATATAAAATCACTCCTTTTTTAATCAGTATGTTCTGATAACATACTATAATAAATATAATACATAATAAAATAAGGCTAAAACCATTTTTAACAATAAAACAAGAGTTTAGCCTTAAAAACCATAAAATTAACAAAAAACTTTTTCTTTTAATGCCAATGCAAAACAGAATTTATTCCGCCGGCGAATTTTTTTATCACCAAAGCGAAATAAAAACTGTTCTAAAACAATACAAACTAAAACTCAAATAAAGGTTCAACTTCACTACCTGTTTGTTCCACTAGCCATTTTTCAATTATAGATAAATCTACTTTTGGCTCAAATAAGAAATGACGATTAACCAATGCGAAATTGTTATTTGTGTAAAAATCGTCTTTGAAAATCAAATCAGCTAATGCTTCACAATCTTTTGAATTTTCAGCCTCAATCAAAACAGCTCCGTCATACATTCTTACCATTCTCATATTATCAACTCTCCTTTTAATTTAAACAAAAATATAAAATAAGCAAAAAAGACAGTTTATAGACTTGTCTAGGTCTAAACCAAACTAAAATTCATTTTCTAAGAAATATAAGTATTGGTCTTTAGTACCGTAGAAATATGAACCAGTTAAATTTTTTGCACCATTTTTAACTATATTTGTATTTACAGGTAAATCATCATTGTTGATGTCAAAGTAAATAGTAGATTGAGTTCCATTATCTTCAAAAGTTAAAATACCCAAAACCATTAAACTCTCAAATTGGTCTTCATCTACCCAGTCTTTTAATCTCCAGAATTTCATAGCTTGCTTTCTCATTTTATCAACTCCTTTATTAACTTTAACTAAATAATAACCAGTACATAAATTTTTCTTAATATATCTGTCACAATCAGCTAAATTACCAATACAAAGACAAATATCTTCCACATATAATCTATACATAACAATCTCCTTTCAGAAAAACAAGAGTTTAAAGCTCCTGTCTTTCTGTTTTAATGTTTATATGTTTTCATTTAGCATTTCTGTAAATCCAAAGCTATCGCCTGGGATTAATTTCATACATTCTTCATAGAACTCTTCATAAGTTCTAGTGAAGTACTTAGAATTCTTAGAATAGATATCTTCAATCTTGATGATTTGAATTTTGTCACCGTCACAATCACCAGCTAAATATCTATCTAACATATCAGGACTTACTCTTATTTGATTAGGAGTAAATCCTACAACTTTTAACACTACAACAATATTTTGTATAGGGTCTCTTGTAACCATTACATAATCACCTATTTTCAAACCACTCCATTCTGGTACAAGTATCTCGTCGATACCTCTACTATGAGTAAGAGCTACTCCAGAAATTCCGTGAAATTCAAATAAGAATTTCTTTGAAAATCTTTTACTGAATAATCTCTTTGCGATGTCCAGTCTTAAGATGTATAACTTAGTATAGAAGTTTTCAAAAGCTTTTTCTTTAGCTTTTTCATCTTCTAGTTTTACTAAATCATAGTAAAGTCCAGCTAGTTCTCCTAGCTTTCTACTAAAAGATATTTCACCGTGTGGGACAGCTATTATACTAATCTCTCCCTCACTGTTTACTATCTTTAAACATCTTTTGCTAAGCAAGAATTTTTCTTGAAGTTTAGTTAGTTCTCCTTGTGGAAAACTTTTTAAAACACTAACATCAAACTCATTCCAGTTTTCTGAAGCCTTTAGTTTTAACTTATGACACTCAGACGCAAGTAACCCTCCTTTTCCAAATCTTAAGTCCTGAAAAAGAAAATTTGAATTCATATGCAATACCTCCTCAAATATTAAACACATTAGTTTACACAAAACCAAACAAACAACCAAAGAGACTTATTCTTTAACAGTAAATCTCTTTTTATATTGAAATGGGCTAACTAAATCACAAGTATCTTTGATAGTAGCACTATTATCCCTTTTTGCTGATGTTTTGATAAAACAAGGATAAATTGTAGTCTTTATGATATTAGCTACGTCAAAGACTTCTTCAGTACTTTTCTCATTTCTAACCATTTCAAATACTCCAGCATTTTTACGGATGTAATAGTTCTTAGCAACCTTACATCTCTTTCCAGGTGCTGAAGTACTACCTGTAATTATATCAATACCCTTAATTCCGTGTACTGATACTAACTCAGCATAGCTTAAATCAAGCTGAATGTTATTCTCAAGTAGGAATTTACCTACTTCACTTTTATTACTATCAACCCACATAATTGGAGTTTTATTCACTTCACTCCAAGAATATTCTTTAGCATTACGTAGTGTTCTAGTAATATTAGCTTGAACAGCTTTAATCAAACCGCCTTGACTTCTTTTCATCATACCAATAAAGAAGTCTTTAGAGTAACTCTTTTTAGCACTAGTCATCAACCCTTGTTTAATCAAGAATTGGTATGGATGAACTAGCTTTAACACTTCATCAGTACCATTAGCATACTCAATAAGGTTTAATGGCATATAAGCCATACTATAGAGATTTCCGTTTACTCTACAAGATAAAACCTTATCAATAAATGGTAATTCCATACTAAAAGAGCATAGTTCTTCGTTCGAAGAGAATTTAACTAATAGCTTTGTTCCACTAACTCTTTGAAGTAAAGTCATTTCCTCTACTTCAAGATTATACTCTGATACAGCCATTTCAAATTCGCTCTTGAACATATCAACTTGAGCCTTGCTAACTGCCTTTCTAGATAGTAATTTATCTTTTTCATCTTCAGATATACTATCTTCAGCTAATTCACCTTTCAAAGCCTCTAATTCATCTTCTGACATAATAACTGGCTCATAAGAAAATTCTGTTTCTTTAGCCATATCAAAGTCACGATTAACCCCAGTGATGCAAACAGGGTGAGCTAAAATACGAAGCTCCTTACTGAATTTCTTGTATAACTCTCCCTCACCAAGGAAACGGTATCCTTTGTGAGCCTTTCTTAATCTAGCCGCTTTTACACAAGATTTAAGTAATTCAACTTGTACATCATTTAAAACATTAGCCATATTATCAACCTCCTCAAAAAATTAAACATATCACAATAAAAAAAGAACTTAAGCTAATATATAATCAATATTAAGTTCTTTACATACTTCAACAACACAATCCATATACATATCAACATCTATATCAACAATATAAGGATTGTTAACAGTATTATCAACAATTTTAAGAGTTTTACCTCTTCTTTTAATTTTAAGAATATTTAGAGATTTACGAAGTATTTCTTTTATTTTATCTTTACTTCTTTTTTTATAAAGATGTCCTCCGTGTTCTCTGTCGTTGTAAAAAGTCTCTATATAATCAAAGAGACAAAAACAAGTATTTAAGTGTAAACGCCAAGCTTTTTCAAAACACTCAAATAATCCTACCACAAAGTATTCTCCGTATAAGAAATCCATTATTAAATCTCTTATTTCAAAAGCAATACTTTTATAATACAAATTATAAGCATTATTACTTAAGTCGTGTTCAATAGAATTTTGTTTAAATAATATTTTAATTATTCTAGAACTATTATAATATCCTATTTCACACTCATAGCCACTATTACATAATAGTTTACAAATATCATCTATCATATAATAGCTTTTATCTCTTATATTTCTAAAATAAAGAAAAAAATTAACCTCATTAGGATTTTTCTTAACATAACTCATTATAAAATTATCAAAACTTAAACTCATACTAACACGCTCTCTCACGACAATAAAGAGCTGTAACAAAAAACTCTTTAACATCACTAACAGAACTATCACTAGCATACACACAAGCAATTAATGCTCTAACATTTCTAATAAAAGCTTTTCTTTCATACAAAGCCATTACTCTTCCAAGTAGTTCTCTGTCTTCTCTTAATATTCTCTTAATAAACCCAGTAGCCATTTTTTCTTCAATCTTAAATATATTTTTCATTCTATACCTCCAATATCATATATCACATATTAAATTACACTCAACAAGCCTATAATCGTCCACTTATGCTCCATAATAGTACATAAATGGACAACCTTTAGGCCATATTAAAAAAGCCTTTATTCCCAGTCATTTTCAACGATAGGAACATCAGCTACGTCATTCAAGATGTCGCAAATAGCCATTTCTAGCTGGATTGGACTACCCTTAAACTTTTTCAACTGACAAATCTTATACCACACGGCGTCACTCATCACACCAGCTCCGTCGTGTTTACTATCAAGTGCTAACTGTTGTAGCTTATTTCCCAGAATACGTGCTTGTATCATATCAACTCCCGCAATTCTGGCCATTTCAAGCAACCAGTTAGCGAAAGACCCGCCTATTCCAGTACCCTCTTTTACGGCCTTTAAGTTCAAAGCACCGTAAAACCAGGCGTTGTAATAGTCTTCTGTCTTAACATCATCAAACTTCTCGTTTTTCTTACGTGAAGCTGATATCATCTCATTCAATTTCATATCTCCTCAAACCTCCAATTTATCAATGGTAGCAAAGCACTACCCTAAGTATTCAATTAACCAAGTAACTACCTCATCTTTACTTGGCTTGTGTTCTAAACTTAAAGCATAATTAAGAAAACCAATTACGCAATCAGCCTCTAAATCAAGAGTTGTGTCTTGTTCATCAAACTCAGCCTCAGCTTTATCCCATAGCTCAACGAATTCGCTATTAGCCTTAAGTTCAGAAATTAAACCAATCACGTTACCATTAAATTCAGACTTGCCATTTTTAACAACTATTTCCATAACTACCTCCTTAAACATTAAACACATCAAAATCCCATAATTCCATACTTAGGTAGATGCCTACAAAACCAATAGCCTCAGCTATATTGCTTTGAACAGCACCAGCTCTTATGTTAAACTCAAGCTCAGCACTAAGTAAATCAAACAAATCAAAGTCACATTCTTTCTGCTTTTCAACAAAGAATTCATAAAGCTCAATATCTTCACAAAAACAACATTCAATAACATCACAAGATTTAAATTTCATAAAGCCTCCTTTATAATTAATCTAATAAAACAAGAGTTTAATGTTTTTATTGTTTTGTGTTTTAACTAGGCTAAAACATAACATAAAATCAAGCAAAAACGCAAGCAAGTCTAGAGCTTGTATGCATTTGAGCTTGTTTTCTATGATAAAACATTAACTCATATTAAACATATTTGTATCTGAACTGGGGTAAAACACAACATTGAAACATACCAGTTTTAACAAAAACAACAGCAAAGCAAGAGTTTTAGGCTTTTTGTTTGCTGTTTTCTGTTTTTAAGTCAAAGCATAATACAAATACTTTTATACTTTACTGGGTGTCAAAGTGACAATGAAACACACTAAAAAATACAAAAACTAATTCAAAGCTAGAATTTATCAGACTTTGGTTTAATTTATCGCTATTCAAGACTAGTTTAAGATAAAACTCACTTCTATCTGAACTGGGTGTCAAAGGGACACTTTTTTTCGCCGGCGGAGAAAATAAAAACCAAGAAAACTTAGTTTTTACATAAACCATTGGAATTAAACAGAAAACTTATTTTTACTTTGAGTATCAAACTAATGACTTTTTAGTCTCTGATAAGAGATGAGTGTCACTTTTTACCCCCGTTGGAGTACAAAGTTTCAAAAATACAAATCCTTGGTATTAAAAGAAAAATTAATTTTCACTTAAAATCAAGAGTTAAATTTGAGACTGAACTCAACCTCTAAAATCATTACTTTGATAATCAAACCAATTAGCTATATTAAGCCTTGTTGTCAAACACAATATGCTCAACACCAGAGTTTATCTTGAGTTAAGAGTATTTTAGCTAAAATAAATAGACTAATATGGTGTATATGCTAAAAAATAAAATAACACCTAGAGCAAAAACACGCAAAAAATTAACACGCGATTTTATGCTAGTTAGTACTAGTTTAACCCCCAGTGTAGTATCAAAATAAAATAACACCCTATACTATCCTAACCAGAAAAAATACAGTTTATAAAAACTAGTTTTCTTGGACTATACTATAGAGAATTTTATTTACACATATCTATACTACTAAGCTCAAGATTAAACTAAACACATAAGAGTAAACAAAACATTCTAAGTCAAAATCATATAGCTCAACAACGCATATTATCGCCACTCAAAACAGTGAAGCTCTGAGAGCTCGTTTAACGCGTTTTAAAGAGCATAGTCATATAATTATATCACTCATATTAATCTAGCAAAACAAGAGTTTGATGTTTTTTATGTTTTTTGTTTGCTGGTTGTGCTTTAATGAAGACAGGTCTTTTTTTTACTAGCAACTCCGTGAGAATACTTTAATGTTAGCTCAGGGTTTTTTAGTAGAAGCTAGTAAAGGCATAGAAGAACATAAGAGTAAACTAAGCGTGGAAGTGTGAAACCTATGCAATGGTTTCACAAAGGAGAAGGAGGGGTTAGGA